TGCTAACAACATACCATATAATAATAACATGATTCCTTGTATGATGCCATTGCGTACTTCTACTTTTTGATATGCGTTCATAATGTGTTTTCCTTATCATCTATTTTAGATTTAAATTCTTTATATTGCTTGCGTGTTTTTAGAAACATCTTACTTTTTTCATGTTCTGATGTCATCCAAAGGTATATTCCAGTGAAGTAATATACAAAGAATAACACAATACCCATACCAAAAATAAACATCGACTCCAGAATAACTGCAAGTGAGCCAAGTATGGTCATATATAATATTAGACTACTCACGAATACTGCAATCCTGGCAGACTCAACTGTATTCAATAATAGTTTAAATTTCTCATATAAGTTCATATCTTAATTCATCTCATCTGTTGAGAAAGATGGATAGTGGGCTCTTATGTCACGCACTGAATAAACCTTCGTAGGATCATCATTCTCGTCGATCAGATCATCTAATAATAAATTAGATGCACGAACAATGCTACGTGGTGTAATATGTCCATCACTACTCGTAACTCGTTCTAAACTCTCTTCAACCTTCACAGCTTCTTTATACATAGCTTCCAGTTCATCTCGTGACTTGACATCAAGAAGTTCATCTACCATTATTTCTGGTACATCTACATCAGGTGGGCTTCCCATACCTTCATTGATGCGTTGAAATACTCTGTTCATTGCACCAGCAATTGTGGTAGCTAGTTCTAGTGTTGTTAGGTCTTTAACATTCATTTATTAGTACTCCATATCTTTTGGATAGTTCCACAGAGTGATCTTAACTCTGACTCTGATTGTGTTTTTATCAATACTGCAATCTTTTCTTCATCAGTTTGAGCATTACGCATTTCCACCTTTGGGCTTGATTCTACTATAAATGTAGCCATTTCCAATTTGGTAGATTCGTCATTTATTGCCCCACACCAATCTTTGATTGCTTGTTCAATTTCATCTGTATGAAATGAAACTTTATATAAGAAATTTGATATCAACAATTCACCATTATCACCTCTACGCACTTCAGGCACTGTGTCTGTATCACACGCTGTGCCTGTCATAACTTGAGTCATAGCATTTGTCATAGCTTCGACTAGTTGAGAATGAGTGTTAACAGCTATAAGAGTGCCCTCACACATTCGATCAAATTCTCTTTTGTTGTTTGACATGTGGTGATCCTTAATTTATATTAAATTGTGTTTAATTGAATGTGGTGCAAACTTAAACGTTTTACCCGAATTAACATCTTTGCCCAAGATAGGATACTTTGGACTACGTGGTCTGCAACCAGTTATTTCATATAAACCACTATACGTTCTAAATTTTCTACCAAGATCACTTGGTTTGAGTCCATATCTACTGGCGTATATATTAAAGTCAGTAACTTCTGGTCTAAGTGCTACTCCACCAGAATCAATGATTGATACATTTAATTTAAAAGTTGCACTATCTGGAGTATATCTAGCATTTCCAGTTGCAAACGATACATTTAACTCTTCACCCAACGATTCAAGTGCTTGATTGATTCGTTCTCTAATAAGTCTAAGTGCTGATCCGTTCATTTTAGTGATTGACATGTGTGCTCCTATTTTCTTTATTTATGATGATGTTGAATTTAATAAAAGTGTAGAAATGAATGAAAGTCCCAATAAAAGACTAACTCCACCAACTCCAATCATAATAACTAATAGAACTAATAGTGTATTTACGATTGAATCAGTCTTGGTGTCAATTAGATCGTTAATTCTTGTGATATTCATGTGCTTAGTTCCTTTGTTTGTGTGTCTCATAACTGCTTAAAGTTAGAACTATTCCAATGTACAATGCAAGAACTTTCCTACTTTTCTTCAAAATCATTCATTTTCACTACTGGTGGGCGCGGTGTTTCTTCATAATATTGTTGATATTCCGTACCCAGGCGTTCAAATCTGGGAGCCCCCCATAAATTAAGACTATTTTGCTACATAAAACAAGTGTTTTCTTATTTATTTTATGGGAAAACTGGCTTCTACCAGTAATTTAAGACTATTTTGCTACATAAAACAAGTGTTTTCTTCCAAATCATTCATTTTCATGGGTAGAGAGATGGAATAAATTGGCTCAGATCACACCATAAGTTACGAAGAATAGTCAATATGATGCAAGAACTATTCAAAAGTATCTTCAAAACAGAATATTATGTTGTTTTGGTTGATTTCACCAAATATTCTTTGGTTTTTGGGCTGTTTCACCAAATATTCTTTGGTTGTCGATGTATTTGGTTAGTGGATTACACCAGCTCCCCCAAAAACAACATATCATTATCTCTATACACCAGTATGTATATATAGTATAATCAGTTGTACGGTTCAGTTGTACAACTGCATATACTTTAGTGCATATTCATGATATTTCATATGATATATGTTATCGAATAAGAAAATGTCACATATTATGACACCCATCATATAAAGTCTCTGATTTGGTGTCATTCTGTTCGTTCTAGGGTGCTTTGGTTAAGGACCACGTATGAAGATAATGATCATCATAATCATAACAATCATACGAATTGCATGAATCGTACTTAAAATTATACTTAAAATTGAAATCTTTTCATATGTGCTTCTTCTTCTCATAACATTATTATTATTAATTCTGATTCTGATATTACGCTTAATCTTTTTATTTCACTTCGACGTAATATTCTACTAAATGAGATATCTAATACATATGGAGCATCTTGAATATATTGTCTTGCTTCTTCGTATGAATCATATGGTAATATTTCACTTAAATGTTGATAGTCTTTATCATACCAACCAGTTTTACCTCTAAATGGAAAACTTATATCTCCTCTATCATATATATAATATTTCATATGTTTCATAATATATAGGCTATGTATTCATTTTCATCTACTACTTTTACCTGTCCTCTTTTATAATATTGTTTTAATATTACTGTCTCATCATTGATATATTTTATGGCTTTCTTTTTTGTTTTAAATATCATTGGAGTTCTAGTATATGTGAGATCACCTTCTAATATCTCAATCCAAGGAATATATGTACTCATATCACGTAAGTAAGAATATATTATATAATATTTCATAATAAACGTGCTATTAGTTCTGTTTCTGATACTACTCTATAATATTTACTTGTAAATAATACTGTATGATAATATTCAGTTGCATCTACTTTATTATTAAATGTTATAGCATTGATTATATTTGTTGTCCACCTGTTTCCTGGAGTTCCTAGTGTACCACGATTTTTATGTACATATTCATCATCTCTTTTATCTAATATATAATATTTCATAATATATAGGCTATTAGTTCATTCTCTGTTATTATTTTAAAATTAAATGAGTTTAGATTATGTTTTTGTGATTTTAATTCTTTTTTGAGATCACTCAATGATATCTCATTTTCAGTTATGATTTTACTTTCATTAATAGTTTTTATATTTATCCAATTGGTACTGCTGTAAGTACGAGTATTGTTAATGTAATATACGTATACCACTTCAGACTGTTTATCGGTTGCTATTAAATAATATTTGTGATTTTCTTTCATAATATATAAGCTATGTATTCATTTTCATTTAATATTATTACATCATCTACTGATATAATTGTTCTCCAGTCAGCCATATAATTTGTAACACCTACCATAGCTTCTTCTCTTGATAGATATATATTATTTTCAAGGACATGATATAATTCATTTGTTTTAATATGCCATACGTAATATCTCATAATAGATATGCTACTAGTTCATTCTCTGTTACTATTTTTATATGTTTATACTTATCAGTATTCCAATATCTATTATAAGTATATAATGCTTCACCATAAGTATCATATGGGGTTACATTTGATACCTCACTACTCCAATGATTATTTATTCCACCATATATATAATTGGGAGCTGTTGAATCATATAGATAATATTTCATATGTTTCATAATAGATATGTCATTAGTTCTGCTTCTGATATTCTACTAACTCTTTCAATAGTTTCATCACCATATTCTTTTATATCTTGTTTAGCTAATTTACGAGAATCAAATATTAACATATGATTATAATTTGTAGTATATGTATCATCAGACTCGTTAGTGGCCGCATATTTATTACAATTAGTATCGTCTCTATTAGTACATTGAATTATATAATAATATTTCATAAGAGATATGGTATTAGTTCGTTTTCTGATAATACTTTAATTGTATATGTTGTTAACATTCTTTTCCGTTGAAATTTAATGATATCTTCTCCAATTTGTCTTGTTTTATATGTTTCAGCATGATCTAAATTTCTAGTCCAATATCCATAAGTTGGTTTACCTTTAAAATGTATATATTTTTTATAATCTGTATATGCTATTATATAATATTTCATAACATATATGCTACTACTACATTTTCATCTACTATCTTCATTTTACCACTAGCATAATGTTGCTTTAAATAATCAAACATATTAATGTACATAAGTGCGTCCTCTTTAGAGTTGAATACTTCTGGATTATGATGTGCATTTTGCCACACATACCAGTCCATATTATCACCGTTTATTAGGTGTTTATATAATGCACAAAATACTATATAATATTTCATAAGAGATATGCTATTAATTCATTTTCATTTATAATTTTATCTGTTCCGCTTGCTTTATATATATCTTCACTATTATCATAATATTCTTTAGCTTCTTCATATGAGTTAAATGCATGTATTGGATATTCATCTTCATGTTCTAAATCCATCCATATATTACCTTTATTATTGCCATTATAGTGTATATAATATTCTAATCTATTGTTAATTATTTCTACTACGTAATATTTCATAATAGATAAGCCACAAGATGTTTCATGTTAACGATTTCCAATAAACCTTCTCGATATGTATATGGTAAATGTTCTTCAATTACTTGTTGAGCTTCATACTCTGATGTATATATACAATCATTAGTGATATTAATTTTAGTTTGACCCATCTTATTTACATACGTATATTCAACTATACTTGATTTATTTTGTGTAGTACCAAGTATATAATTAAGCGTAGGATTATTCATTAGTATAACATACCTGATAATATTTCCATCATCATTCATATCATTCATATTAGTATTCTTCATATTAACATTGCTACCAATTCTGCGTCTGATACTACTTTAGTATTAGGATATCCATGAATGTGATGTATATCATAATGCTCAGCTTCTTCTCTAGTATTAAATATCTTTGCACATTCTATACGAGTTGTCCATGTCCAACTATATTGATTTATATCTAAATATCTTTGGTGTTTATCTAATATATAATATTTCATATGTATCTCATAACATTAATGCTATTAGTTCTTCTTCTGTTACTATTTTCCATGTAGAATCACGTGGCTCTATAGCAAATAAAACGTTTTTAGCTTGATCATATGATTCATATGGAATTAATTCTTCTAAAGTTGTAGTACTATTAACCCATTTATTATATCCTCTATATGGTTGTATTTTATCAATTGGATCGTATATATAGTATTTCATTTCATTTCATTTCATTTCATAACATTTTTATTATTAGTTCTTGTTCTGATACTACCATGCAACGTTTATGCCACCTACGATCTTTTAACATAGCAAGTTCTAAACTGGCTGATTCTCTTGATTTGAATGGTATTATATCTTTATGTTCAACAATATGTAGATGTTTTCTATCATCAGGACTAAGTTGTTGAGCATCAGTCATCCATTGATCACTAACTCCTCTATATGGTTTATAAGTATCTAGTTGATCATATATATAATATTTCATCATAGTAAATATACCACTAATTCATTTTCATTTACAACAATAAGGTCTTCTATTATAAAACTATATGATGATGATGTAAATTCATCTAATTTATCTTTAGCTTCTTTATATGAAGTAAATGGATTTGCATCCGATACACGTGTAGACCACCCTTCTCTAGTAAAAATAAATTCAGTTGGATCATTTGGATCATATATATAATAACGTTTCATAATGCTTTAGCAACCAATAATACATTAAGTTCATTTTCATCATATATAACCCGATACCAATCATCATGTATTGGTTCTTTTTTATTAAGTAAATTTAAATAAATAATAGCTTCTCTTTTTGAAGTAAACCATCGTCTAACGGGTTTATTATCATACCAATATAGTATATCATGGTATTTTTTAGATATTGATAATACATAGTACTTCATAATAGTAGTGCCACTAGTTCAGTTTCTGATACTATTTTCATACCATTCCAAAAGTCTGGATTATCACAAGGTGTGGTCATAGCATTAAGTGCATCATCATATGAATTGAATGAAGTACATTTTTTAACATCATATGATTCATTATACCCCCTATATTCACCAAACTTTGATTCTCCAGTTACCATACCACCATCCACTGCATATCGTGTATGTTCAACCACATCAGCAATTCCCACTATATAGTACTTCATAATAGTAGTGCCACTAATTCAACCTCTGTCATTATTTCAAAATTATACTGAGTTCTATTTAATTTATGTATGCCTCGTTTATTATATCTTTTTTTAAGAGTTTGTAATGGCACATCAGTATTTACCTTATCAATATGTTCTAACATTGCCCAATTTCTCCATTTTACATAACCATCGATATCTGATGTATATACATATATCATATCTATATCTGTTTTATCTATTGCTATTAAATAATATTTAGTCATAACATTCTCGCCACTAATTCGTGTTCTGATATTATTATTATATCTTCAAACTCCATCCACGTTTCATCATCATAACATTTTTTTGCATCTTCATATGAATCAAATGGAATTACTTCTGAAAACATACCAGACCAGCTATTGTTTTTTCCACAATATTGATGATACGTTTCATCCGTATCAAATAGATAATATTTCATAACATATAAACCACTAATTCATTTTCTGATACTACAATGCAATCTTCAGTAAATTGTCGTCCATATCTATTACTTTTTATTAATTGATCCAACCTCTTTTGTGCATCCCCTTTTGAATTGAATGGTATGATATGTGTATTTTCCTCAATGATCATTTCCCTAGTTAATGAGTCGTATCCATCTACAGGTATTTCGCACCACCAGTCTGATATTCCTTGATATCGATGTCTCATATTTGTCGTATTATATATATAATATTTCATAATATCATTGCCACCACTTCTGCTTCAGTTTGTATATAATTGTGGTCCTGATCATCAAAAGTTAAATTCCACCATGTACTAAGAATGCGCATAGCATCTTCTGCACTCTTCTTAGTTTTAAATACTTTGGCTAGTGATATATCTGTTGACCAAGCATAACCTCGCTTATCACTTCCATTTGTTATTAAAAATTTACGTGTATTTACAATATAATATTTCATATATATTTCATAATATAAGTGCTATATATTCTGCTTCTGTCATTGACTCTATTGTCATATTTGGACATTCTGACCAACTCACCTGTTCTTCTTCAGCATCTTCATAAGAATCAAATGGTGTTATCAATGATAATTTATCATCCCACTCTTCATCAATACCACCATATGTATATCGAGTATCATCTGGATCATATAGATAATAATAGAGTTTTTTCTTTTTCGTCATATCAAATATGCCACAAATTCATTTTCTGTTAGTATTTCAATATCAAGTTCATAAGGAGTAATTTCATAATATTTTGCTAGTCTTATTTTCTCTTTAACTACATTCCTCAAAGCATCTTCATGTGAATTAAATGGTACAACCAGTTCAATGTTATCATTTCCAAACCAATCAAATTGATCTTTACCATCCGTACACATTTCAAAACTATTGCTCATGAATGGTAAATCTTCACGGTCACTTTTATCAACTACATAATATTTCATAATAACCTTGCAATCAATTCTTTTTCTGATATAATAATATCACATGTTGATGTGGCAAATAACCCAGCTTGCATATAATCTATAGCTGATTTCTCATTATTAAATACCACAGCTTTTGATACATCGTTAGTTAAAAATGAAGACGAATACCTACTATGTGTTGTATCTTCAATATACGTAACAACATCACTATTAGCATCGTCTGTGCATATAATATAATATTTCATAACAATATAACCATCAATTCTGCATCTGATACAACTTTATCGTATTTATCCTCTTTAGTATTAACATCACAATATTTATACCACTTGACAGCATCCTCTCTAGTCTTAAATGGATGAATTGAGGTGTCTTTTAAATTTGAGCCACCTATCCAAATTAATTTATTATTATCAATCTTTTTAGTAACATAAAATCGTAAATGATTACCACTCATTGATACTACATAATGCTTCATCACAATTCAATCATAACTTTGAACGTTTCAAGTTCTTGCTCACGCACAACTTGTATCCCATAGTCTTTAGTTAATGTATTCTGTGATTTAACATATTCAGCTTGAGTTGATGTATTATATACCAGTGCTTGAGATTTATTAAATGTCCAATAGTTATATTCTGGTGTTGTTTTATACCACATATTAGTTAAAGTTAATGAATATGCTATCACATAATATCCCATATCTCTACAATAAATCTGCAATTATTTTTGATTCCAGTACAACATACATCCATGAGACTTCACCATATCGTTCTTGAATAGCATCTTCTGCATCTTTTGCTGTTTTAAATGGTCTGCACTTTGGATTACCAGAACACATCATTCCTTGTTTCACATCATCCACATTATACCACAATCCATATTCCAATCCAGAATATGGATATGCTTTAAATTTTTCATTAAATATATAACATTTCATAACTCTTTCTCCAATTTATTTTTTTAGTAATTAGATTGCATACGCCACCAATTCTTCTTCTGTCAATATATGAATATCATCCATATAATCATAACCACTTCTGAACTGAGATTTATGATATAATTTATTTGCACATTTCAATGCTTCATCATACGAATTGAATGATTTAGCACAATCAAAATAATTAGACCACAATGGATCAATTGTCATAATCGTTAAATCATCATCTCGTATCTTAGCGGCGTCTGATCTCACATACACAAAATCATGTGGTCTATTGTGATATATCACATAATATTTTTCAGATTTCATAATTTCATTATTGTCAATTCTGCATCAGCTACGATTTTTCTTTTAAAATATGGATCAATTTTAATTAAATTATCACTGTAATAATCTCGTGCTTTCTTACGGGTGGGAAATGATAAAGACTTACTAAAATCTAGCGACCATGTAATTCGTGCAGTCGCATATCGTATTCCAAACTTCTCACTAACATGTATAATATAAAATTTCATTTAATCAATAATGATGCTTGAACACATTGGGCAGTCTACCATATCATAAATTGGTTCGTCATGTCCAGTATGTCCACAATTTGTAATATATTCAACAACACGCTCACCATGACAAGATTCACATTCCATTTCAACAACAACATATTCATCATGAACAGACTTCCCTTGAAAATCAAGTGTTTCCAACAATGACTCTACTTCATTTTCTGAAAGACCTGATTCAATAACTTCATTATCGTTTATTGTTTCGATCTGATATAATTTTGGCATGTGTGTTTCCTTTGTTTTTGTCATTTCTTAACTACTTAAATTTAAGAATAAAACATAATACAATGAAACATTTTTATTATCATTCATAATAAATAAAACATTAATTCTTTTTCTGATATGATTTTATCGTTCATTAATTTATTTTCATTTTTACTTCTATCATTATACCATAATTTAGCTTCAGCTTTGGTTTTAAATAAATATGGCCTTGGATTAATACTATGTTTAGCTCCTGACCCTATATATGCTTCCCATTGTAAGACATTCTTATATTCGCTATTATTATTATAAGAAACAATATCTAACGTAGTAGGTGAGTAATATATGATATAACATTTCATAATAAAAATGCAACCAATCCATATTCATTAACGACAAGATCACTTGATTGTTTATATGTATTGGTTGCTTTAGCATTAGTTGCTTCAGCTTTTGTTTTAAAAGCACACTCATCAAAATCAACTATATCTTCAATCTCTTGCCAACCAATTTCAGTTCCATTCCTAATATTGAAAGTGTGTACAAGTATTTCAATCTTTGGCTTCCCCTTGTAAGTAAAATAACGCCCAGAATTAACTACATACCACTTCATAACATCATAGCAATCAATTTAGTTTCAGATACTACTTCATATCCAATTGTATTTTTATCATCGCACATTATCTCTAAATTATCAAGAGCATCATTCTCAGTATCAAATACTAGAGCGTCTTCAATTTCCATAGTTATTGAATATAGATTATTTCTTTTATTGAAGTCTTCAACTTTGCGAACGAAAACTGTTATATCACTCGCATCATGTTTCCATAAAATATACCATTTCATAATACATATACCATTAACTCTGACCCATTAATAACTATATCACTTGGTAGTTTGTCTGTGGCATTTTCCATTGCCTCAATTGCGTCTTCTTTTGTTTTAAATTCACAGTGATAAATGCCATCCACATCAATTACAGATTGTAGACATCTCCATCCACTACTAAGATTAACATTGCCAGTATGTAGAAATATTTCACGATAAGTATCTTCTTCACCATATTCTCCCGTATTGAATACATACCATTTCATAATTCTACAGCTATTTTAAGGGCTTCAATTTCATCTGTATTTAATATATGATCAATATATCCATCTGGCATTGTTATAACATCATCATAATATTTTTGAGCCTCATCTTTCGAATTGAAATGTTTAGCGTCCTTTAGCTTACCAGTCCAAGTTGCTGTTGTATTAACGTAACAAGCTATACGATCAAATTCGCCATTAAATCCCATAGCAGACGCATCACCAATAAATTGAGATACAATATAATATTTTTCAGATTTCATAATTCGTCTATCACCAATCTAAGTTCAATGTCCTCTCTTGACATTGCAACAATATTCTTACCAAAATTCTCTTGTAATTTTTTCAATTCGTTTATTAAAAACTCAGCTTTCTTTTTTGAATCCAATTCCATCGATCTATTAAATATGTCTGATTTATTTATACGATAACCATATTGCCAACTACTCCATGTACTACTGTATAATATTGGAGTGTTCTTATTTGTAGGGAATGGTAATTTCTTATAATAATATACTTCATACAACATACTCATATCAGTCATATTTGCTTCATTATCAACGTCTACGATATAATATTTTTTAGATTTCATAATATTAATGCTACCATCTCTGAGTCTGAAATAACTTTAAAACTATAAGCATCTATATTCAACTTTTTTTGTTTTAATAACATATTTAATTTTTGTTGTGCTGTATGTTCATTTTTAAATATATGATATGATCCAGCACTAAATGATACATCACCTACAGTAGATGGGCATGTTGATAATTTACTCCATCTTATTCCATTACCATATGTATCTCTTGAAAAGTTATCACCAAGATATATACCAGCAGGAGCATTACCATTAATATGGGTTCCTAAAATATAATAACGTATCATTCAGCTGATAGAATCCTATATGATTTAACATCATATGATACTACTCGATCATAATATAAAGTATCAGTTTTACCATTTTCATCAGTATTGTATTTAATGTTAATTTCTGATTCTGGATATGATGTCATTAAATATGTACGATCACCTTTTCCATCAATCCATAATTTATTAGTACTATGTGAATATGATAATGTATCAACATCACCATTATGTCTTGTCACTTCAATTGACATATCATATGTGACCACATTTACATCTGTTGGTGTTGTTGGTTGTAAAATGGTTTCAGGACTATTAGCATATACAGAATCATCTGGATCACCAGCAAACATTGATATCACAAATGCACCAATTAATGTTATTAATAATGCAGTTAATATAAAATCTACAGCGTGATTTGTTACTAAGCGAGCTTTCATAATATCATTTACCTTTATTTGTTTTTGTGACATATTTTTCAATTGCAGTATTTCGAACTTCAGTATGCACCCATCCAATGATTAACCATAGAACAGCATAAAAATACCAACCAGCAAATAGAAGTATAAATACTTTACTCCAAGTCATAACCCAAAATGTATTATTAGATATGCCTGTAGTATAACAGTCTCTAACTCTATCATCAAATATATTTTTAGAATGTGATGGAGTTGTTTTATTTTGAGATATTGCATTAATGATTATTACCAATGCATCGAACGCCATATACACACTTATTGCACCAAATATAACAGTAAAAATACCAGATATTTTAAATATAACAAGCATCAATAATCCGATAATACCAAGTTGAGTATATAGCACCAGTTTAATCTCTGATGGTGTTCCTCTTGTGGCATTTCTTATATCGTTTTTCATAATCTACCTCTGCCTAAACATACCATCATCAATCCATATCTGTAAGCTATCACCAGATGGTCTTAACATGATTGATTTTCCAGCATTTTGAACTGCATTAATAATTTGATTTCGTTTGCGAACTGTATACGGAAACACTGCTCCATGATTAAAATTGATATCTTCATATTTTGTACCATGCCAATAATGTACTGTGATTTCATTCATTTTATTTTTATCCTTTGTTTAATTCTTATCTGTCATAACTACTTAAAATTACGATTAAATCATAACATCTATCAAGTAATTTTATATTATAATTTATCAGTCACTGCACCTGCTGTTAATTTTTGTTGAATTTGTTTGTTGAATTTGTTTGCATCAACACCTTTAAAACTAATATTGACTACATTATTTGATGTATCATATGTTATTTGTAATGTCTCTTTTATCATGACTAAAATTTCATCAAGTGTAAATTGTTCTACATTAATATCCGACACAGTAAAGAATTCATCATCATCTTTCATTTTTCCAGTGCCCAGTAATTGCAGGATAATATCATCCAATTCTGTAGTTTTAGAATTTAATATATGTTGAAGAAGATCATCAGGTGGTGTTCCTGATGATCTTGTTTTATTATCATTTTTGTTTTTATCTGACTTGCTCATTTTAACTTGGTTATGACTCCAAGACCTTTAAGCTGTTCATCTGAGCTATCTTTTGATAGCACAAACAGATGTTGTACACCCATTGGTAATTTAGGATTACATTCAACATATCCGTCTGTTAGGGTGACAATCAATTTTGGTAATTGTTTACCTTCATAGTATTTACCAAGACATGACATTGTAGTTCCACCACCACCTTTTGGTGTCATTTTTAACAAATGCTCTTTGTTTCCCATTGTAACTTTTTCAATTGGTTCTCTAACTTGAGTATCCCAAAAGATAATGTTCATTTTGATACTTTCAAATGCATTTGCAATACCAATCACTTCACTCATGAATGACTTATATTCTTCTGCACCAATTGAACCAGATGTATCAATTGTAATATCAATATCAAGATTTTCTCTCAATACGGTTGGTAGATATACTCCTGCCGCAAAGCTTCTTCTACCTGGGCGTTTCATTGTGAAATCATATATTATATCTTTTGTGATATAATTATATAATAATGTTTTCCAATCAAGTTGAGGGTTTAACAAATCATCTAAGATTCGTTTCATTGATCCTGGCATGTTGCCTCTACTTTTTGCATGGGTAGCGGCTTCAACCATTTGTCTTCTGAACTCCTCTTTGGCTTCATCGATTTCATCTTGTGACATTCCTGATTCTCTCATGTGTTCATCAAATTGATCAACATCACCAAATTCATTACCACAAGTACATTCACCACCACCTTTACACTGACCATCACCATCACCAGGTTGACAATTACCATCACATTTATAATGTGCATCTCGTTCATCCATATCTTCAGAAATCTTTTGAAGTTCATCATATACTTCTTCTGATGATTTTTCTGAGCACTTGTCAATGTAATGTTTTTTGCCTTTTGCGTCTTTGTATTCCCATCTGTTATCAACAATTTGAATTACGTCTGGTGGTGTAGAAAATCCATCTTCAACCAACATAGCATTTATAACTATATCAGCCGCAATATTAAATAAACGATGTTTTCTAGTTCCACCACGAATCAAATGACACAACACAACATGTAAGATTTCATGACATAGGACAAACTTTAAATGTTCATCAGATAAGTTTTGAACCCACTTCTCATTGTAATACATGTGTCTTCCCATATCAACACCAGCAGTTGGAATTTTATTGTTTTTAACACATTCCAACCCCAGTAATAGATATGCATAAAATGGCTGTTCACGTTGTAGTTTAATTTTACCACGAAGCAATCTGTCTTCAGCATTTAACGTGTGACTTGTATTATTACTACTCACTCACTTCTCCTTTTTGCTTTTTGATATTAAAATTTATAGTAAGTATTTTTTAATATCGTCAGTGATTTCAGAGATGAAAGTTTTATTCTTCAATGCAACTTTCATAAATTTAGCTTCATCAGTATCTTTAATCATTCGTAGTGTCATGATTGAGAATTCTGATCCCAAGTACTTAATGACATTGATGATTTGATCAGTGCTGTATTTAGTTCCCATGTAATGTTCAATCAATCCACCAGTAACAGCAAAGATTTCATTTCGTTCAAGTTTAGCAAGTGCTTCTTTTGGGTTTTTGTAAATAGTATCCCATTTGAGTTTTTTGTAATATTTGATGTAAGCCATGAACTCTTGTGAGAATCCTTCACCAACAGAAATATCAAGATACAATCTTGCTTTCTTTGTATTCGATACACTTCCCAAGAAATTCAAATCACCAAGCAAATGTGATGCCCGAACAATACCACGAGGAGTTACACTTTTATTTGATGCGTTTTGATCAACTTTGTATAGATAACTTTCTTTCCAGTTAATGAATGCAATCAAGTGAGGATTCACACCATTTTTAGATGCCCAACTAACCCAAGATTTCTTATCAGGTCGTATTTCAATTTCATTAAATCGGTCACGTAGTGGCAATGGCATTTGATGTGTGAACGCTTGATCTTCTGATCTATTTCCAGCAGCCATCACATAAACATTATCGGATAATTTCATGTCAGACATTGATCTATCAAGAATGATCTGATATGCTGATCCAGTAACAACAGGTGGTGCTAAGTTAATTTCATCAAAGAAAATAACACCATTTGATTTTTGATCACAAAAATAAACAATCCACGCTTGTGGAATTTTCAACAGTCGATCTTTTGCTTCACTTGGCATTGGTAGCCCACCTAAATCAGTCGTATCCATTTGTGATAATCTCTGATCACAAAATACAAAATATTTATCTGGATTAACAAATAAATTAGCCTTCTTCTCATTTGAGCATTTGTCCCATTCGACAAATTCAAGTTTATCTCGTTTAGCGATTTCAGAAAATACTTGTCGTGGAATTTCACTCTTACCAACTCCAGGTCCACCTTGTATAAATAGTGGCTGTTTTGCAGTGTAGCACAATTCCAGTATGGTAGCATATTCAGTCGTTTTGATTATTCTCATTTACGGTTCCTTTTTTGTTTAAAACTCTATTTTATCTTTATTCAATTTTTCATGCAATGAAAGTTATAACATATTTACTCAATAAAAAAACAACTTTTTTATTTTTTTTAAATTATCTTTTGCAAACTTGTTGGCAATCTTCTCATATTTATTATTTTTATATGCTTTTTCATGAGAGTATCCTTTTTGCATTAACACTTCCATTTCCAATTCATAATCAATTTTATATTTTTCTTTACCAAGTTCTTTAGCAGTGATTGCATGTTGAATTTCATGCAATAGTGATTTCACTAATCTGGCTATTGAGTTATTATCATCTCTCGATATCGTAATAGTGTTTGTGTCCACATTGTACATAGCATAGAAATCTGCATTGGATGTGATGATCACAGAACATTCCACATCATAATGTTGAATTATATTTCTAATAGTCTCTAATTGTAACTTTATCATTTTTCTTTCTCATTCTTCTTCTACTTGGTAATCATCAATATAATATATTCTATCGTCACTGGTACCCACACATAAATCTTTATCTGGATATCCCATACCTAATATTACAACTAAATCACCATACTTTAAAACTCTTTTCTTATTTATATATACATCAATTTTAATTCGCACCATATCATTGATTTTAAACATTTACCAACCACAAAATATCTTTAATGGTGATGCTGGTAAATATCCATTATTTGACACGTAGCAATTAAGACATAATAATCTTACATTATCATATGCTAAATCAGTACGATCACCATTCACAGTATCAACATGAAGACACACTCTACCTGAATTTAAATTGATCTCATTGAATCCACATATACCACATTCTTCTTTGAAATATCCTTCTTCAACCAATCTACGTTTAAAATATCTCCAATTAAATCTATGTGGTCGTTCACCATCGAATATTCTACTCATTTCAAATTTTGGTGCGGCTCTACCTTTTCTAATTCCAAATCCACTTTGATTTTTATGTGATTCATATATTCCATATATTCTTGCATATTTTGTATATGTGACAATATGAACACCAAGAAATCTAGCGGCTGCTCCACCAGATTTTGTATGCCTTTGAGCTTCTAATATTAACTCTTTGGTTAATGGTAGATGCTTATTTGGTAATTTTATTGGTAATAACGTTGGTTTTAATTTTTCTCCATTATCACACATTGTTTAATATTCTTTCAGATATATTGTAGAATCATACTGTAATAGTATCGTAGCTCTACTCCTTAAATTCATTGCATGATTATCATCTAATTTTCTAAATGATGGTTCTAAGTGCCCAACTCTTGGTTTTAACCAAAATATTGTTGATTCATCCACCATTCCAAATCTCTCTTTTTCCCAGTCTACTTGACCGACATCTACTGCATCATTTTCCATATAATTATATATCCTTTTTTTGTTTTATTTAAGAAAGTTCTATTCTAAGTTTTACTATACCACATTTTGGGCATTCTTTTTTTTGTTCTATATATCTGCCAATTGGTGCTTTTGATATATTATTAATACGATCACCTTCGTCCACAATTTCCCACTTTGAAAATTTATGAATTCCAATTACGCATAATTTTGGTAATTTTATCTTCTTTACACCATTTTCAACAAATGCTATCATTCTTGAAAAATCCAACATGTAACTTACCTCTTTGGTTTGTTTTTTCTGTGATCTGATGATTTCTTATCATAGCCACTTTTTCGTTTTTTTATTCGTTTGATGCGCTTCTTGCTTTTTTTAAAGCCGTCATTCTTATCATCATCAAAGGCATTGTAATCCACCTTTGTCATTTTAATTTTCCTTATTCATATGTTATTCTCTTACACTATAATAAATATGCAACTAATTCAGTTTCTGATACAATTTTAAGATCACTCATAGATGGTACACCAACTGTATATTTATAGCTATGAGTTTTTGTAAACTTAGTTGCTTCATCCCTAGATATAAATTCTATTGCTTTTTTAAATTTTATTGACCAGTATGAATATATATCTTCATGTCTCCTTAAGAAATATGATCTGTAATATGTTGTATCACCCTTTATTGCTATAATATAATATTTCATAATAAATATGCAACCAATTCACTTTCTGTCACTATTGTTACATAACTCCAGAAGTGATAATTATACCCACGCTTAATACAATAATTAATTCTCTCTGTAATCATAAATTGTGCTTTTCTTTTGGAATCAAATCCAATAATATTATTAATATTTTTAGTTAATTCATAAGAATTTGCCGTAATATCATATTGAACATATCCACTATCTCTTTCATCTTTATATATTATATAATGTTTCATAATAAATATACCATTTCACATGCTTCATCTGATATTTTAATTATATCATATAAACTATCTTCATTGGTCCATTTCACACTAATATTGCACATAGCATATGCTTCAATAAAGGTTTTAAATTTATGAGCTTCCAACATATCCACTGAATGTATTATCTTAGGTCGCTTGACTGTTTGTTTAAATGATCCAAATTGTCGTCTAAATATGTGAGATGTTTTACGATGATGTACTTGAGATGCATATCCTTTTTTACCATCTTTTAATCTTAATACATAATATGGATATATTCTTGGTTTGAGCGTTTTGTTCATAATAATTTAGCAAGCAATTCAATTTCATCCATTATTGATGTGTTATCCGCTATATCCCAATGCAACCCAACATAATCCACCATAGCATGTTCATATGATTCATATGGTATAATTTTTCTATCATTTGTTGTACTCAACCACCCATTCGATCCTCTATATACGTACTCATTTGAGCTACTAACACGATATACAATATAATATTTGTTCATAATAATTTCAATACTAATTCTTGTTCTGATAATATACACATATGAGCTGTTCGTTTTCGACTCCACATGTACCATTTAGCATAAAGTTTATAATTAAAAACCCGTGCTTCATTTATATTAAATGTCCAATAAAAAACATCATGTTCATCATCAATTACATACTTACGCATGTAAGCATAATGCCAGAGCCAATTTCCAACTGAACTCTTATCAATATCAACATATTTCCATACAATATAATAACGTTTCATAAAATATGTGCAACCAATTCATTCTCATTTACTACCACCATATCATGCCAAAAATTCATATCACGTTTACAGCCTGCAGTTATTATGTTTTGTGCTTGTGTTTTGGACTTGAATGCTGTTATCCTTGTATAGTCTGGTGATGCCCCATAATGTAACCCTGATCCACTTGTCATAACATATTTGTAATGGTTTTCATTATCACTTATTCGTATAATATAATATTTCATAACAGATGGGGTATCAGTTCATTTTCATCTATCACATAAGCATCACACCAGAACTCAGGATACCTCATACTTTCATGTGCTATCACTCTTTGAGCTTCAGACTTGGTTTTAAATGATACAATGTCTTCAACATTACGGGTAGCATAATAATCATTCTTAGACATTTGGGCAATATATGGATTTTTTATATCTGTCTTGGGTCTTATAATATAATATTTCATATGTTTTACAATATATATGGTATAATTTCATTTTCAGAAAATACTTTAACATTTCCCCAACGTTTACCACTATTACTATTTAATTTATCTCTAGAATCTGATACTACAATATCACTATTGCTAAAGTCAGTTGTATATTTATAAACAGTCAATGCTCTATTATAAAAAACAAATTTTAATTCGGTGGCACTCATACCTGGATCATATATCATATAATATTTCATAACATCATTGCTACCCATTCAGCTTCTGAATTTATTTTCATTGGTTCGCCATATTTAGCCACTAATATTGATAAATTAATTGGAATTTCATGTTTATGTAAGTTTTTTATATCTACGTTTCTTTCAAATCTAATAGCATCATTAATATTAGAATCTATCCATATTTTACCAGTCACAACACCTGTTGATGCTTTGGTTAAATATGCTGGACTACAACTAAACGCCATATTGTTGGTTGACTTCATCTTGACTATATAACATGGATATTTCATTAAAACGCTCTTTTATTGATTATATTGTTATCATAATATAATAAATCTTTTTGATATGATGAAACACTTTTTATTTTTATTTTAAATATCTCATATTCGAACTCACCAATTTCACCAGAATCTGCAATCACATCTGATAATTTTATCAAGAATTCATTGAGCAATTCATTTGTTAATTTTGATGCATCGAATTCTACAACAATATCATTATGTGGTGTAACATCAATATTCTGTACTCTATCCATCATTGAATATAATGTGTTTGGTTGTTCATTGTCAACATATATTTTAAAATCACAATCTACATATAATGTTGCAAAGAATGGTTCAAGTATTTCAATTAATTCATAGTTAGCATTTGATATTACTAATCCAATATTATATTTATTCTTTACTATTGGTTTCAAATATGCATCATGTAATACCGTTGAGCTCCATTTACGAATGAAGTTTCTATGTGATTTTTTATTCTGAGTCAACCATTCATCAGTCTCACGATTTTTCATAAATACTTCACCATTTGGATTTCTCTTTGCACCATCAGCAAATCTACTTCCACGACATGTCATATGATATACAAAACCATTCCAAGTCTGAATAAAATCATATCCAGCAAGATGCATCTTATTAAAGATGTCCGAATCTTCTTTTGATTGTGGGGCATATAATGGATCGTGTCCATGAATTGATTGAAAGTCATCTTTATACATAGCCCAGGGTGCAAATATACCATTTGTTAATTTGGTTCTATGTTGATTTTTTAAATTTTCAACAAAATCGTTTAATTCACTTTCTTTAAATTCTTCTGGTTCTATTCCAAAATCTTTTATTATCTTTTCAGGACCGTCTGGATGTAATGGTGGTTCAATTCGAGTACCTGACACAACTACACTTGGCTTTAGATATTTAATAAACTCATCATCTAATCCTTTACATGCATACATATCAGCATGAAATATACAGATAATATCCTTTGTTGATATTTCATTCACCAATGTATCATATAATATTGTGTGACCTAATCTATCTGGACCTTCATTTTTATATAATTTTAAATTAACATCTGTTTTGACTTTTTCAGTCAACCACTTCCAAGTATCATCTGTTGAAGCATCATCGGCAATACAAATTTCATGCATTGGATGTAGATTTTGTCTTATTGAATTATATGCTTGTTTTAAATATTTTAGATTTGTTCTGCTTGGTATTATAAAACTAATTGGCTTCATATATTTATCACTCCATTTTTGTTGTATATATTTTTTTAATGTATTTGGTTTGATTTCTGCATTATGTGAATTCATCAAACTGTAATCTGAAATATCATATACACCATCCAAATCAATTAAGCTTAACTCACCATTTGGTAATTGTATTACATTTTCTGGAACTAAATCATAATAAAATAATCCACTTGCATCACATACATCAATTATTTTATTTTCATATTCTTTTAATAGATTTAAATCATTTAACACTTTACCAGCATTCGTTATATAACCAATTATATTGCCATTATCAAATATGACCGATGATAGTGCTGGAGCTAATGTATCATAATATCCACATTTAATAGCGTTCTTAAAATATGATAGTCTACAGTAGTCCTCATCAAATATCTTTATATATCGATCCCTTATACGATCATAGTAAGTAATTCTACCATGATTCACTCCATCAATTACTCTATTTGATTTATCCTTTATGATTTCTAATAAATCAAAGTCTAATGTATTCACTGTTGTTATTTTCATAATAATTGAGCTACATGTGTAGATTCTATTGTCTCTACAGTATGCTCTATAATTGTAAACAAGTCTCTCGCATCATCTATGTCGAACATTTCTTCATATACAATATTAAGTATTTCTTTGGCTGCTAATTCTTTTGTTGCAAATTTTCGTGCTTCTCTAATATCTGAATCATCCACTTGAGTTAAATCAATAACAACATATACTGGATTTACAGAAAATCCCATTGGTTTATATTGAATAATATAAAATGGATTAGATATAGGTATATTTTTCACGTTCATCGTTGTACTCCACTAATATATTCTGTTTCGGTATGTAACATTTCACTCCACTAAATCTTGCTGTTCCATTATAAAAGTCATAATAACCTTCATAAAAATTTGGTAAGTTTATCTGTCTAAATGGTATATCATGTGTACACTTATCATGATTCAATATGAACTCTTCCAATCGTTCTTTGAAAAAATCAGTTCTATATATTGCATCTAATGATAATCTCTTATGTGGTGCATTTTCACATAAATACGAATATCCATATTTATGTTCAGTGTAATTTTTAGTATATATATCTTCTGTATATTTACCTATTCTTGTTAACAACATATAATCCATATCCAGCTCATCTGAAAATTCATTTATAATATTATCAAAATCTAATTTGGTCATATTCGGAACTTGATCTTCACATAGATATAATACATATGGAGTATTAACATATTCCATCATTGATAATGTAGTCAATGCCCAATCTCGTATTAGATTATTGAATAGAAATACATCACCATTTATATCAAGTTCAGTTGAATATAAATGATTTATTATGTCAAAATTAACTGTATCATTAAAATTAACAACAAAATTACAATCAGTGAATACTTCAGAATATTTAGATATATTGTCTTGTAGTATTTTCAACCGAGTGTCCAATGTGCATATGAAATTCTGTACTATACTAATCTTCATATTTAATCATCCAATGATCGACCATCTCATCTAACAACGTTTCGAATGTATAGTCTGGTTTCCAACCCAATGTTTCTCTAACTTTAGTTGAATCCCCTCTTAGATATTTCAACTCATCAGGTCTTAAAAACTTTTGATTTTGAACTACATAATCTCTATAATCCATCCCAAGTCTACTAAACACATGATCACATAATTCTCTAACTGAATGTGTAATTCCAGTAGCAACAACAAAATCATCTGGTTCCGTATGATTTAATATCATATGCATTGCTCGTACATAATCTTTTGAATGTCCCCAATCTCTATATGCATCCATGTTACCAAGTTCCAATTGATCTTGCAATCCAACCTTTATTTTAACAGCCGCTTGAACAACTTTATTTGTTACAAAATTAGAACCACGTCTTGGTGATTCATGATTGAATAATATACCATTACATGCAAATAGATTATATGCTTTTCGATATGTTCTTACAATATTATATCCAAATATTTTACTACATCCATATGGACTTACTGGTAACATCTTTGTAGTTTCTCTTTGATAATGATCACCATCAAATGAATTACCAAACATCTCACTACTACTTGCTTGATAAAATTTAGCTGTTGGGCAATGTGATCTGTATGATTCCAACATATTCAACACACCTAATGCATTTGTCTGTGCTGTAAATTGTGGTATATCAAAACTAATTCTAACATGTGACTGTGCCGCTATATTATATATCTCATCGGGTTGTACTGCTTTTATCATTCTGTCGATTGAACCAACATCTAATAAGTCACCATATTCAGTGTGAACACCATTACCTATTAAATGGTCAATTCTACTTTCTTGATGTTCTGCTACTGAATTTCTACGTACAATCCCATACACATCATAATCTTTACTTAACAGGTGCTCTGCTAAAAAACTTCCATCCTGCCCATTAATTCCTGTAATCATAGCTTTTCGTTTTTTCATTATATTTATATTTCCTTTTTTTCCATTATTAATTTAAAAAACACTTGCCAAGATTCTCTATTGAATCCCGTTTTTCCATGATCTGAACTGCATAGTGTTATTAAATTATTTTTATTGTTATTATGTTTATTATAATCTATATGGTGTACTATATATCCATTTTTTTCACAAACTCCACATGTAAACTTATCACGTTTTCTAATTTCAGTCTTCAATTCATTATTAAACTCTTCACCATATAATAATGATATTCCACCTTTCCAAGCTCCATTTTTATCACCCTTTAATAAATAACCTTTACCATACATTGGATTATTTTCACCATTCATATCTCTACCTAATTTTGCTCTACTTTCACTCGTATGTGTTTTACCATAAAAATGATTCTTTTCACCAATCTGTGATTCACTTATTTTTGCTCGTATTAAATTCGCTTTCTCTTCTCCATATTTTTCCTCATATGTACCACTATTCTTTTTTCCAATCTGAGCTTTTGTTTTATCTGAATGTGTTCTACCATAGAAATGATTCTTTTCCCCTAATTGCCCTTCACTAATCATTTTTTTCCATTCTTCAGTGTGCCTTTTACCAGTATTATTTAATCTGCTAGCACATGATTGTGAACAACACATTTTACTTCTACCTCGTTTTGTATCTGGTACTTCAAATTCTTTATCACATTTTATACCCTTGCATGTTAATTTAATTGTACGTTTCACTTTCATTATATTCTCCCATTATATTTGCATATATATATAAATATATATGAAAGAACATTTATTAGTGAAATAACTCACATTATATTAGTCCACTACTAACTGACCTGCTATCCCTGATATTACCGCTTTTCGTTTTTTATTCATTTAAATACATCCATTTTTGTTAAATCAGGCCAATCGTTTATTGTCCATTGTCTTGGTTTCTCCATAATAGCTAATGGTAACTTTTTCAATCCCATTTGTGCTGTCTCAGGTGTAAGATAATAATGATATCCCATTGTACTAATGTTTTGATCTCTCCACGGTACATTTGGTAATCTACCATCATATGACATTTTTCTAAGATTATCACTTACAAATTTATTATCAGTTAGAATCATACCACCTCTACCTAAACTCAAATGCTTTTGAAATTGAAAACTCAAACACATATGAGTATTTGGTATATATCCACCTCGCTTCCAATATACAGCCGCATCAATTATATTAGCACCAAATGCAAGATGATAATAATCAGTCCAATTTTCATCTTTCCACATTAATTCAATTCCTAATTTATTTGCTAACATTGGAATTGATGCATATGTTCTTTTTGGTACATGAATAATCCTTAGATCATAATATCTTAAACACAATTCAATTCCATGTGTACAACAATCTACTGCAACAGCATATGGTGCATTGAAATATTTTGCTATTTCATTTTCAAATTTAGTTACTATTTCAAAGCTCATTCAATCACCCTATCTTTTATACTCTCAAATACTGTATTGATATATTCTGAATCAATTTCAACGTTTGTATATTTATTCACAATATCTATAAACTCAGCTCCATTTTTAAAATTATCTCTCACCGTTAATATGTGTCTTGTTTTATGTGGTTGCCATACCCATTCAAGAAAACTAATAACTAAATCATCCATTTCATGTGGAAAATATATATCAAATTCTTCTTCATCAAATGCAACTGGTGTTTTTACTACACGCTTAACTTTTCGATCAAATATTAATGATAAATATTCTTCTTCCACTTTAACTATATTATGTTCATGATCCAATGCTAATTCATATGGAAATTTACTTAATAAGTCATATCTAAAATTCAACTTGGTGAAATTAGGTGGTATCAAATCTAAATGAACTCGTATACCTTTATTAGTATATGTACATTTGAATTCTGGATAGTTTATTTTGAATGCATCTTGTAACTGTATTGCAGATTTAGTTACATCTTTACACATAATATCCAAATCATCATAATCATAATAATCTGGAAAAAAACTATTCGATTTTATAACAACATAATCTTCAAGCTCATGAACATCTCTTGCAATATTAATTAAATTCGAATAGCTGGTATGTTTACAATCACCACCAATGATATTCACTTGAACATATTTATATTTTTGTTTTTTTAATATACACAATCGATGATCACCATCCACCGATTCAAATCGATTACCAATTAATTTTACTTGAATATAATCAGATTCATATGGTGCATCCAAATATCTAAAATATTGACAAAATTCTAAATACTCAGCATCATTCATATAATTACGCTTTGCTTTTTTGAAGGTATGCATTCTATCATAATAATTATTATATGGTTCATGCTCTCCACATAACAATTTATAATGTGGTGTATTTTCAATTTTATGTGGTATAATTATTTGATCTTCATTAAATAATCTAATTTTTATATTATCTATATTCACTGTTAAAATCATTTTATAGCTTCTATATTTAATGATATCAATGTGCCACGTTCTTTATCCATATGTGGTAAATAGGCTTGAGAATGATCATCAAAGTGACCATGAGATACATCTTGCCAATTCCATAAATCACATGATTTAAATTGTAGATCAGTTAACAATAAATATCTCAACGACTCTTCATCATATACCATTTTGTGATATATTGTTTTACTATACATTTGCATCTTCCCATATAACGGTCCAATAAATCTATCAAGCATATGCCCTTGTATATAATATAGTTTAGCAATTGCTCTAAAATCTGGTACGGCTAATCTTAAAATTCCACCTGGTTTTAATACTCTTTTCCATTCTTGTAATACATCCAATACTTCAGTTGCATCAAAGTAAGATATGACATGTGAGGCGTAAATCAAATCGACTGTATCACTACCAAATTTCAATTTAGTAATATCATGATGATCTATATGATCAAAGTTCTCAGCGTCTCCATCAATATGAATCCAATCATCACCAAAATCTCGTTTACCACATCCAATATGTAATTTAATTTTATTCATCTTTATTTACTCCAAAGTGTTTGTTGTTATCATCTACGAATTGAACTTTATCATTCTCTATTCCAGTGTAAGGTCCTGTTTTATATTCATATACTACTGTATCATCTGCTAATATTTCATATGTATGACCTCCACTATATGTCAATGAACAATCTCCCTGATATAAAATATCAGATTCAATAAATGAATTATCAGTATCATAAAAATATACTCTTACCTTACCACTAATTATAACCCAAGATTCTTGAGCAATGATTTGTGGTTCACCCTGTTTATATATATGTTTATGTGGTTTAAATGTTTTACCCTTCTCTAATCGCAACGTAGCTAATTGTAAATGTTCTTTTGCATCTGATATATCTGTTCTTCCAGTTATATCAACAAATCTATTTATTTTATGTAATAATTCACCACTTTTTGAATATATGTTTTTCATTCTTTATTCCTTATAAGTTATATTTATCCCATTTGTCAATAAATGCTTGTTCTGTATAGTATTTATTGAATCTTTTCTTTGTAGTTTCTACACATAGATTATAAAATCTATCTTCTTTTAAATTGTTTGCTAATTGTATTGCCTTTTCCATATCACCAACTTCAACTGTTGTTAAAGGATGTAGTGTTGATTGTGTATCTAATCCATTATATCCAATGCAAGGTATTCCAAGATATGAACAATTCATAGCAAATGTACCAGCCGCAAATGTTCTCATAAGATGCACAGCATATTTAAACTCTGATAGTTTTTTTATCCACGTTGTCCATGACATATAGTTTAAAAAAAATATACCTGCAATATCTGATTCATTTTCAGCACGTCTTCCCATTGATGGTGCATATATTTCCGTATCAAATTCACGAGCAACTATATATGAATCAAATCCACCATACCATGATTTCATATTACCACCAATAATAACATCTTCTTTTGTGTCACTCAATCCATCTTTAACTGTATCTAATATCATCAATGACTGCATCGTGTGAACATTATGTGTACCTAATAATCCAGAATAATATTTTCTATCATATTCATTATGGCAAAATACATAATCAACATTATTCAATTGATTATAAAACCATATCTGTTCACCCATAGGTAAATCTTGAAAATACCAATGTGGTCCTTCTTGCATGATTGCTATTTTATTTGCATGTAATCTCATATAAACTAACCAATCAAGATTTTGCATTTTTGATATATTTGATTTTGGTATTATCCATATTAACAAATCTAATTTTTCAGTTGGAATTTGTGATTTACCATACATCGGCATGTGTACAGCATCTAATGCTATCTGCCATGCATATTCTGTTCGGCAATTGTTCATCATTCTATCTACTTTACCAGAATATCCATTTTCACTTAAAAAACCTATTTTCATTTTTTGCACGACTTATCCTTTATTTGTCTTTTCAAACGTTTAACTTCTCGCAACAATGCTTCATTATTATTTTCTAAATCTTCAATTTTAACATATAATGATTTACCTTCAAATTGTATTGATTTCCAAAATACTTTTGCTGATGTTTTATAATCACCATACTGACTGACGATGACAGTTCCATTTGATTCAATTCTAGCTATTTCATCGTAATTATTATCATTTACTTTTATAATATATGATGGGCTAACAGCTAGTCCATTTGCTGGTGATTGTACTCCAACTCCTGTGCAACCAGTATTTGATGGTATTGTATATGCGTTACTCCCACCACTTGTTGTAAAATAAACTGGTGAATTGGAATTAGTTCCATATGACCCTGAAGTTATTGTAAATTGTGGCACAGTTGCGCTGTTATTGCTTATTAGCATATAATTCTCCGTATACTCGTTTTATCCAGTAGTTAGCATCTCTATTCATAGGATTCTTTGGTATAGCATTGAAATGATATACCCATCCTGATGCATAAAGATTTTCTAATGTATCACCCCACCACTGATTTGGGTGATAATATAATAAGTTCTTTCTACTCAAATCTTGTAGATTAAAGCACTCTGGTAATATTTTAACATCAATGTTATTTAATTGTAATTGATAGTTTAATATTGTTTGATCTGTACCAGCTTTAACTTGATCAATTGCTGATATTATTTCAGATGTATTATCAATATAATATTGTTTCATTATATCAAAAAATCGTCGATGTGTAGGATTTACTATTTGAAATCCACCGTTGATATATTTCCATGTATCAATCTTTTTACCTTTAAATAATAACTTACCAAAATCCCTAATTGATCGTGATAACCACTCATAATCACCATTATTAAATACTCCGCAATATCGTGTATCCATACCCAACATATCAAAAAAGTTTGGTGTATCTGGATGTACTATTGTATCAGCATCGACCATTAATATTCGATTATAATCAATATTTGATTCTTCTAATAAATCAAACAAATAATATCGTTGCCAAGTAATTTTCATCTGTTCAACTGGCACTAATAAATCTTCAAATAATACTAATTCACAATTATGTATATTGCACCAATATTTCCAACTTTTGATTGAATATTTATATGAATCATTTCTGTTATTACCTAAATCTATATTTGGTATAAATACTACATTTGGCATATGAACTCATGTCCCCACTGTTTCAATGTTATCTCATTAAATGGATATCCAATATGTGATTCATCATCAAAGAATTTACGTATTCCTGACCAATCAGACATATCCTTTGCAGTCTTATTATTCTTTCTACTAAAATAGAATCTTGGTTCTAAGAAATTAAACCCATCCACTTGTATACTGTAATTATTTATTAAATCATCTTCATCTGTAGCACCATATTTCATAAATTTACTTTTACCTAATTCAAATATTTCAAACTTACCAAATCTCATAAACTTCTTATTACCATTAAATATGCTATCTCGTGCATGTTGTGATATTATAATATCTATATCATCATTCTCTCGAATTCCCATCAATGCCAATATGCCACTTTGACAAACCGTAAACTCACTACGTGGTATTCCCAATTTATGTTCTATTTCTAATAAATATTTTACATCATATATTGGTGATTTTATTCTATGCATATTATCTTTCTCTCTAGGATTATCAAATATGTCTTCAGTTTTCATGTAAAATGGAATATATGATTTTCCACGTATCAGTCTACCAATCATCGCACATGCTCTATGATAACTATGTTTAATATATCCATTATCAAATTCAGCAGGATTCGATTTAAGCATCTCAGCTATTTCATCATCTGTCATTAATTCTTTAGATTCAAAATAATCACTAGTTAATTTATCCCATCCAATTTTATGATGGTCTTCAACTCCATGCCTGAACTCACCTACCATTGCATTAAAATATTGATAATTAGAGGGTATTAATGTTTTTTGATACTTGAGTGTCACGTTCATATTTTCCCACTGTTTTACTACATCCTCGACTGTTCTTAGGGTATAATTATCCAATATTTCTCTCTTACCACCACCACCTGGTTGTAGTTCCATGTTTAAAAAATATTGCATAGATATCGGTTGATGAGTCTTGATCACATCTGGTATTGATTCACCACGTATATGCTTACCCATATTTAAGAAATATTCATTGTCCCTAGAATCACCATCTATATAATTAAATTTCAATCCATTCTTCCACGCTATATAATTAAAGCTCAACTGTTCACGTTTACTATTATGTTTCAATTCAACCCAATGATCTTCCATTGCATTCTTCACATCAGATTCATTATGTCTACGTAATACTTCCATCTGAACTACCAAACCATGATGTGTTGGATATCCAACATTTTGATAATTAATCATCTGCTGTCGTATTAGATTTGGATTATCTTTATAACACAACATGCCACGTTTTGGATTTCGTTTAATATTCTTATCACCCAATTGTAATATTGTAGATGCTTCCTCATATATACAATCTCGTGGATCAAGTTTATTTTGATTGTGACTATATGTTGCATAATTACAATCATCCAAATAAGTCAACAATTCGTTAATATCACCTCGTGGTTTAATATTACCATCCAACCATAAACTATATGTATATTTTGGAAACCATCTATGTGGTAATAATTTATATTTACGTGCTGTTCTAGTGTTATCAGAATATAATGGTATTACATTACGAATTTCCCAAGTGTCAGATTTTAAATCTCTATCACTGAAACATACAAAATCCCAATCACTTGGTTTATTGTCAATTTCTACCAATTCATCATATCCACCTATGATTGCAGTATATACTACTTTTTTATCCACGATAACCTCTCCTAATTTCACGCCACCCACCGTGTTTCATATGATAAACATAACATGTTCCAACTACAATTGAATGCTTCACTCTCTTTTGTACTTCTACATCTTGAGCACCCCAGCTGTAACTAGGTCCAGTATTGAAAAAATTACCATCTTTATCAAAATAATTATTTGCAATAGTGATCGCTGACATACCCATACAGAATCCATTTAACTCATGTCCTGGAGCTCCTGATATTTCAAATATATCACCAGTTGGTTTATCACCCAATTGATGTTTATTATTTGGATTATTACTAAGTGGTCCAAATATTGCATCATCATTAAGTTCATGTGTTAATATCGTATCGATGAAATTATTTATAGTATGATCAACCAATTGATCATCAGACATTATTATCACTGCATCATACGACTCATTCATTGCTAATTTTATACCCTCATTCCAAGTATATGTACAACCACCAGCATATTGATCTTCAACCCTAATAACTCTAATCTTATCAGATTCACCATCTATTGTATATGGTACTGGTTTTGATGCATTATCATATGCAAACAATTTGAATGGATATTTACATGATTCTCTCAATGATTTAAAATAATTATTAAACATAGTAAATCCTGTAGGTCTATGCTCAACACTTTCATGCACTGCACATACGAATGCTATCTTTTTATTATTTATCATAGTATTTATCCAATTTAGTTAAATCCATACTAATATCAGATGGCATTGCGTCATTGAATTTCTTGGTTGTTGGTTCAACTACACTTTTAGTTTTACGTGCCAATTCGACCATCGTTTTCAATTCAGTACCAACGTTGTATATTCCAATGATATTATCTTTTATTAAATCATGTATTATTTTAGCAATCACATTAACATAATCAAAATTACCAACTTGATTTATATATGCTTTTTCATATATAAATGGTGTTTCTTTATGCGTTCCTCTAATTAATAAATAATCATTTAATCTTAACTGTACATACGCATCAGATAATAATTTAGTATAACCATACCACGTATTACAATGAACTGGTACATCCTCTTCAGATGCATTTGAATCTGAATTTGAATATATATAATCAGTTGATATATGAACTAACTTCTTATCATATTTATTAACGAAGTCAACTAATGATACTACTCCAGCATAATTTACATCCCAATGTACATCTCTGTCAGTATCATATGTATTACAATAACCAATACAATTAATGATAACATCATATTTATGTAGATATTCAGAATACGAATCTATATCAGTGAAATCTACACCAACAGTTGTTCTACTTATGTAGTCCCAACCACTTTGGCTTATCAATTCATTACCAAGCAATCCATCACCTAATATTAAATATCTCACGAATTATACACCTCAGTTATGTATTTATTCACCCAGTATACAACATAACTTATATCATCGTCTGTCATGCCATTGTGACATGGTAGTGATACTAGTTTTAACCACTCTACATCTGCAACTGGATATGATCTATCAGTTTTTAAATAATCATATTGATGTAATGGTTTAAAATGTACTGATGTATGAATATTTTTATCTACCAAATATGCCATTAAACTATTTCTACCAACAGTTGAATATCCACTATTATCTGGTGCAATATCATGTATTCTATCTGATAATCTAGCACAATAATATTGTACAGTCTCTGAATGTTCTGGTCTTATTATTACACTATGTAATTCTTCATTATATCGTTTTTGAATGTGTCTTCTATTGTCCAAGAATTTAGGTAATTTCTTTAATTGTGATAATCCTAATGCCGCTACAATATCTGTCATGTAATATTTATAACCCAACTCTTCAACTTGATAATCCCATACATATTTACGATTAATATCAGATCGATTTGATGCTCTACTCCAAGTAGATGATACACCAAACCAAAGTAAATTTCTTATTTTATCTGCTAATGCATCATCATTAAGTGTTATCATACCACCATCACCAGTTGGTAATGTTTTGACTGCTTGAAATGACCAAACAGCAACGTCACCTTTAGTTCCAGCACCCTTTGCATAACAACTATGAGCACAATCTTCAATTATGAATCCACCAAATATCTTTCGTATCTCATCGATTGGTGCAGGTATTCCAGCCATATTAACTGCTACACAAACTTCACTCGATGGTTTTTTATATTTCATCACTTCATCTGCTGTTATGTTTAATGTTCTACTATCGACATCTACTATGTTGGATGTACAATTATTCCAATGTGGTATCACTGCTGTTGCAACAAATGACATTGTTGGATTTATAACATCAATACCATTAAATCCCATAGCTTTCATTACCAAATCTTGACCATGTGAATTGCTTGTAACAGCAATCGCATGTTTAGCACCAACCATTTTAGCAAACTTATCTTCGAACTCATCAACTTTTGAACCTTTACCCCACCATCCACTTTCAATAACTTCTCGTATTGCTTGAACGTCATCCTCATCACCACATGGTCCTAATACTTTCAATGGTGTTTTTCTAATTTTCATATTATATCCTATAAAGTTTTAAATTTTTTGTAATCTTCATTTTGTCGATTATTACGAATTAACCAATTGGTAGCTCGTACTGTATCAGAATCTACCCATGCTTGTATTTTATCATTACCAGAATTATTATATTTCAAATATATTTGACAATCACCAACATCCATATCAACATATGTATCTGCATATCTCCATTTTGGTGTGCCTGTTTTCGATCCTGGTGTATGATGGTGTGTATATGTTAATTCTGTTCTCCAGTTTTCATATTTTAATGCCAATAACTGTAGATTTATATCAGCATTAGGTACAGTCATCATGTGTGGATCATATATTAAATTATGCTGTCTAATTATATCAGCATCTATCAATGTTATACCATCAGACCAATATACTTCATACGTGTCTTTATCTTTGATCTTGAAGTCTTTAATCACTCTATTACGTTGACTACCATGTAATCTAACTCCCAATGCACCACAGTTATTAATCGATTCATATGTATTAATTATCTGATTCAACCAATCTTCAGTTGATATTACAAAATCATCTTCTTGATATAAAAACCAATGCTCATCTGTTAAATATCCAAGTCCTACGTTCATCGCCATTGCAATATGACCTCCAACATCTGATGTTGTTTTTATCACATTAGGTATTTCAAAATCAAAATCATTATATTCTGAATCTGAGAATGTACCATTTTTAACAACTATCGTTTTAATATCATAATCTGTATTAGAATACACTGATGTTAATACCTTTTTAAGTAATGGCAATCTACCTGCTGTTGTTGGTATTACAACCAATATCTTATTGTTTTTCATTTCTTAGTCACCACCCATAATTTTAATATGTCATTACTACCAGGATTCTTACTATTACCACGCCAATATCCATTATGCTTAATATGAGATTTAATATTAGATGCAATATATTTTCTTTCATCCTCAGTAAAATGACTTCCAACAATTTTACCTGATTGTTCATAAGTTGTTATCAAATTTCTTGTGTCTGTTGCTCTTGTTGTAAATAAGTCCTCTATGATATAACATCCATCACTATTTAAATGTTTAAATAACATACCCATACTAATTTGATGGTGAAACGTATCATGTTCACCATCGTCTATTATTATATCAAAGTCACCACCATATGTGTCAATAAATGAACTCCAATCTGTTCTACTTGTTTGATCACCAATCACTGATATTATTCTCTCATCAGTATCATCATATTTTACATCTGGAAATCGCTTATACTCCAGACCATATATTGTAGCATTTGGAAAGTAATCTTGCCACATCTTCAAACCAGCACCTAAATATGTCCCAATCTCTAATACTCGTTTAACATCATGTCTATATGTCCCGAATATCTCATCATATATTTCAGTGTAATTATGTTTACATCCAACCACACTAGCTCTGTCAGTACCATACTTATTTCCAAGCTCTGTCAAATATCTCATCTTCATCTCCAATTATTATACGAATTTATTAGAATATACTGATTCATAATCAATATCATTGATTTCCAATGCCGCATATAATTTATTATTGTTTAGTCCACCCAATTTACCAATGTGATAACAAAAACTTTGTCCATTTAAATAACCAACTTCTTTTTTATTTTCCCATTCTCTCCACCAATGTGTTTCAAATGTTCCTGGTGTTTTAAAGTTTAAATTCTGACTAAAATATGGTAACACTGTACTCAATTTAAATATTGATGGATTTGTTGAAAATGTTTCATGTTCAGTTCCCTTACCAGTCCACCCAACATTATTATCATCAATAACATGCCTATTCAAAATAGTATTATCTGGTGTTATTAATTTATCATCTCGCATATATAGTTTCTTAAATGCACTACGACCTTTATTATTATGTATACCATGTCTGAGATATACTTGATGTAATTCTGGTCTAATCTCATACAATTTCAAGATTGGTGTAATATAATCATAATTCAAATAAAAATGATAATCTGGTTCTAAATACAAATAATATTCTGTATCAACTGATGATAATAATATTTTAATAACATCAGAAAAATACTCTCTATTTGAAGGCATAGTATGTATAATGTTTATATTATAATCTTCACATATTTCTTGAATGTCTTCAGTATATTTATCGTCTGATCTATCATTTACTAAATTATGTATTATATCTTGATCATATTCTAAATGTTCATAAAATGACTCAATCGTTTCTCTAAAATATCTAAGTCTATCATCCGTGTTGATATATATTGGAGTCACTACTGTTATCATATCTTACTCACATTAGATAAAAACCACTCAACGGTCATTCTTATCCCATCTTCTATATCAGTGAATTTTAAATCTGGATACATACTCATCAACTTTGAATTGTTAGATACTTTAATTGATTGACCAACATTGGCATTTGGTTGCCATATAATCTTACCTTTAAAGTCCATAGCATCTGATATGATATTAACTAATTGTTTAATCGATACTGGATGGCTATTTGATATTATTACACTTCCACCTGTATCATCATCAAAATTATCTATCACTCGATCTACCACATCATTAATATCATTCACATACATAAAATCACGCTCTGGTGTACCATCACCATATACAGTTAGATTTTCATTCTTAATTTTAGCTGTGTGACATTTACGTATTAAATTTGATACAACTGTAGACGTTTCTACATTAAAATCATTATGAGGACCATATACATTTGACATAAACATACACACATAATTCAATCCATACTGTTCTCTATATGCCCGAACCAACACTTCAATCATACGTTTAGCATACCCATGACCATACGATTCAGCATGTGGTTCACCTAAATGTAACAATGACTCTTCACACGCCCAAACTGAATGTGGAAAAGCTGTAACTGATGAAAACATTATAACTTTATCAATATCCAATTCCATAGCTGATCTTAATACATTCATATTTATAGCCATATTTTCAGTGAAATGATCTACAGGATTATTCTTCATATTAAGATAATTTCCATGTTTAGCGGCACAGTGTATTATAACATCTGGTGAATGAAATCTAAAACAATTAATCGTATTATCATAATTAGTTAAATCTATATTTGCACTTGATAGCTTAATATCACCAATTAAATTCTTACCAATGAATCCACTACCACCAGTTATTAAACGTTTCATAATGGGCATCCAATCATATTAAATATATATTCAACTCTATATTTAGCTGTATGATATTTCATCATGTGATCATAACCAGCTTCTGCTATTGCTAATGTTTTTTCTCTATTGTATAAATAATATCTCAATTTATCCTCAAAGTTATTGATGGTATCAAATTCTACAAAACTCACACCATCAATGAATTTGTCTGGAAATTCTATATTATATCTCTGTGAAAATGCACATGACTTATTGGCAAATATTTCCCACAATCTAGCACAACAATCACCACCACCCCATGAATCAATTGATATGTATGATTTTGATAATTTCATCTTATATTCATCATATTCCATACCACTATCTACTATGACATTATATCCATCTGATTTTATTTTACGACACACTTCCGTTATTTCAGATCGCAAACCATCATTCAATTGCCCAAATGCACAGAATACATCATATTCTTTATCAGTAGTTTCATTATAGAAATTCCTATCAAGTGTCCCAAATAACAATGGTATAATTCCAAGCTCCACATCAGCTGGATAACATTCTCTCTTGAAATACCAATTGCATGATGTTAGCATCTTCTCATTAATCCACGGCATTCCTCTACGAAGAGTCTGATCAGCTTTTGCTAGTTTAACTTGGTTATGTTTTGGATGTCCTGTTTGTGTCCACTCACTACCATCAATATATATTGTCTTATGTGGTAAATTTATCATATCATGTAAATAATATTTAGGTCCAGTATATCCACCAATAACTTTTCCCCAAATCACAAAAATGAAATCACACGTTTTCGAATGTTTCAATATATCAAAATCACTATATACATCATTTGGTTTTATACCATTGCCTGCGTCTGATGCATATATTTCAACATCATTTGCATACAACCCTTCAATTATAGTTTCAGCTAAATAATCCATCTTGTCTTTGGGTGATATAACAACTATTTTCATATATATATTTCACCTTTAACATAATTACTTCCAATTGGAAACTGTCTCTGTATTGTTAATAAATTTGAATAACGTGCAACTGTTTGAGTCATTCCTGTTTGACTTCCTAAATTTAACGTAGCTTTAGATTTAATGTATAGTTGAACTCTAATATCAATATGTCTCATATCCAATACAAATTCTGGTTTATATATATCAATTTCAGATAATGGTTTTGATGTCCAATATAACCATTTAATATCTCTATGTAATCTTAAATATTTTGATATCATATCATTTCGTTTATAGTCATATCTATCTGATAATAATAAACATCCAAACTTACCACCACCCACATATTCATCTATTATATCATTACCTAATTTCTTTTCATCACTAGTCCAATATATTTCTGGTTGATTATCTACATACTCATTAGCATCGAATTGCCAGAATTTAAGTATTTGATTGATGAGTGGTGTATTAGCATTATTATCATCATAAATTCTATAATGGTCATGATATACATCACCATCTACTGAATCAATAAAGTCATCAACATATGGATTGTTTTTAAATATCACATTGGACATTTTATGTTTAGTATTATTATCACCAAATATAGTATTCATCATCATTTCACTTGGAACTTGCACTGTACATTTTGGATACTTCTCTTTTAACAATCTAGGCATTGCCGATATGATTCCCCAATCTCCAATACCATGACAAGTTCTCATAATGCAAAACTTTTGATCATCTAAATATTCATCTGGTATGTATGACGGATCATTAATTGTGAATCCCAAATTGTCAGTATCATTGACTTTATATAGAACATTATCTACTATTCTCCAAAAATGCATATTATCTCTTATATTGTATCGTAGAATTCGTTCTGTGTAACTTGTTTTGCTATTTCCTTGACGTGTATAATTGAATATTGCATATCATCTGGAAATCTTGAGTATTTTGTGTATCCAACTATTCGTTCATGCACATACCCTTCCCATCTTATATTTGGTATGTTTTTCCATATCCTACCTTGTCTATCAGGCCAATTAACTATTGGTGCTTTATATACTACAACTTGTTTAGTTCCATCTACTTCAGCCATGAACTCACCTAAATTTTTGTTATTATATTTACTCTTATATAATCCAGTTAATAATTTAGTATCACCAGCTAATTTGGTACTCAATTCAGATGGTAAATATTCATTTATAATTAAGTCTGATTTCTTTAATAATTCATATTGATCTGTGTCAGTATCAAAAACTTCATATTTAATATGACGTGGATGTGCTGATATATTCCAACCCCATTTATTCACATGAGACATACCAATGCCATGTACCACATTAAGTCTAGGCAATAAATATAAATCTACATTATCATTTAATGACAACACTTCTTTTATATTAGCTAATAACCATTTATGTGGAACTTCATCGGCATCTAAATTAAAAATATAATCACCTGAACACATCTTTCTTAAATGATTCTTTTGTCCAGCGAAGTCACTATATAAATGACGTTGTTCATATACGATATTATGTATTGGAACATAAGTATCTATTAATAATTTTGTCTCTTTGTTTGTTGAATAATCATCCAATAATACTATCTCATCTTCGTCTGTAATATGTTCTACAATAGTATCTATTAATGTTCTCAACTCATCACCCTCATTATGGCACATAATGGCGTATGATATTTTCATGTCTACCTCTTATAATTTTTGTTTAGTGATCTTGCCTCTACCTAATTTATATGTAACCAATTTAATTCTTCTAATTTTAGCTGGTTTATACGTTCGATATATATCATATTCAATCAGAGTTGGTTTAATTATATTCTCATATAACTTCTTGGTTGTTTGCTCTGATCTACTTCTTGGAATAAGTATTCTTGTATATTCTTTCTCTGATAATATTGATTCATTTTCCATTTTAACTTTTGTTATTTTAGCCGCATTATCAAATATTTGTTGCACTTCATAATCATATATATAATTTAAATTAATACCATGTACTAGTTTTTTCGTTCTATCATGATATAAAAATAATATCAATGGTCGCTTATCAACCCGTTCCTCACCATAATATGAAAATTGAATTATCATACCAGGTAATAGTTTATTTATATGATAAACTGATTGCCTAAGTGTTATCTTACGTCTATGATCTATTATCTGCAATTCTATTGTTCAAATCTATTAATGAATTTAATGCACCTTTGAACGTGTCAAAAATAACATAATGTTCTACATCATACCTCTGTTGATAAAAACCACCCGTACTATCTGGATAAGCAAACTGTTCTTCTTCTGGAATATCTACCAATAGAGATACATTCCATTTTAATGAATCATCTTTACTAGCAGATGGTGTAATAGCTCCACTTGGTAACATCATAACAATTGGAATCCAAAAGGTATCATTTTTAATCTTGATATGTTGTTTTAATTTCTCTTCAATATTAATATATGCAGTATGAAATTCCATATTTGTTGCATCATAATCTGTTGAAGTTGTATACCCACATGATATACATTGCATATTCTGTATTGTACTTGGTAATGTCACTACATCTAATGTTCCCAATGAATCACACAGTGGGCAATTTGTTGTTATTCTATTTTGTTCCATGTTTTCCTTATTTTTTCACAATTCGCTTTAATTTAGGTAATTCAATTTTTTGTGGTTTTTCAACTTTTTTCAATTTTGGTAATTTTATCTTTTCTGGTAATTTTATTTGTTGTTCACCAAAGGAATTAAAAATACTATCAAGATATTTATCAAACTGAACTGCCATCTTCTTCAATGTGAACTTGTCTCTATTCATTCGCATTAATGTTTCAGCCTTACGTTTCATAATCATATAGTTCGAAAACATGTATGATAGTGATTGTCGTGCTTGATCTATATTGATATTAAACCATGCACTTTCAGGAATTAGAATATCTTTCCACACAATATTTTGTGGTATTTGTTGCAATTCTCCACCCAACAATATTGAATGTTCACCAGTTAAGAAATCCTTTTGTCCACTCCAATCAGATGCAATGACAGGTAATCCAACCATAGTCGCTTCCAATAATGGTCTTCCATATCCTTCACCATGTGTAAATGATACCATCGCTTTAACTTTTGGATGATTATATAAACTATTCATTTCATCATCTGTTAGATCACCATGCAATAAATATATATTTGGCATTTTCACAGTATCTGGAAACATTGCTTTAATTAAATTTATATTATTGATTATATTTGATTCTTCACCACATGAATATCCAGCACCATTTGTTTTCAAAATCAAGGCAGGTTGTTTGCTTCTATTAGCAAATGTTTCAATGAATGTTTTAATTAATGTGCCAATATCTTTTCGATCTTCACCCATATTACCTTTACCCCATTGACCAACAAATAAGAAACAAAACTGTTCTGATATTGTATCATTCAACAATTTCAATATATTAGTATCCATCTCATTCACTTTAAGTGGTTTATATATATTTGCATCAGCACCCTCGAAAATAACATGCATTGGCTTTTCAACTTTAAGTGATCCAATCTTTTTATTATTATCTTTGGTATCTAACATATCATATGATGTATTAAGAAATGAATTAGCAGAATGCACTGATGGAACTATAATTGATGTCATTTTATTACAACCTTCAATCCATTTAGTTGATACTGATGTTGTTTCAATCCCAGCTGTTATTCCAATATTTATATCACATATCTGTTCAAATTCATTTGGTATTCTAATATCAATATATGCATCTGGTTTTCTTGTTAATTGATCAGAAAAACAATCAATGATATTCTTATCTTTAATTTCATCTAATGCATTTCTTTGACAACTACCCCATCTAACATCAAGTATCTTTAACTCATATTTATTTAGACTTAATATTGCTCTTACTATATCTCTTGAGTGTGCCCCATATCCAGATTTTGATGTGACTGGAGCACATATTGCAATTTGTTTTTTCATATTATCCTTATAATTTTTTAGCTACCCATTCAGCATCTGTAAATTCACACCATCTTCTTAAAAAGTTATCTGATGCCTCATTTACTAATCTATGCATATCTTTTACTTCTATATGAGATTTTCTTTCTTGATAAGCATCATCAAGAACAGTATCATAGAACATCATAGCTATATTTGATTGATAGCTTATATATAATCCAGGGTCTTTTTTTATTTCATCAGTTACAATTTTTAATGCATCTGCAAATTTCTTATTTTTATTCATTCATTATACCTTATACAATTCAAATCTAGTTCTTGGTTTCCAATTAGCAAATAAATCTTCATATGCATTAATGAATCTTGCACACATATCATCCACTCCCATACACGCATCGGGTCCATATAAGAACTCTCTACCATGTTTACCAGCTTCAGCACGTTCTTCTTCAGTCTTATTATACCACTTAAATAATCCATCACCAAAGTCTTTGTAATCAGCTTTATCATCGTAGATATACGGTGTTGGTGGAGAACCTTGAAGTGTTAACACTTTTGGGAACACAGCCTCACACCAATCACCATAATCTAAATATCGTTTTTCATGATTTGATCCAAGTTCAATATAATCATCTGCTGTCAATAATTTACCATTATCATCTCTAAATCCACACTGATCTTGTAATCCACCTGTGACATTCACTATGATTGGAGTTTCAACTGCCAACGCTTCTGCACTACCCAATCCAAATCCTTCATTTGATGCCATGTTGATATACATATCAGCTGAATTAAAAATGTAGTTCATCTCTTCATCGGTGAATGGTCTACCAAACACATCATGTGTAAATAATACATTATATTCTTTAGGTAATAAATCTTTACATACAGCACGTAAATCTGTTCCATTATTATCAACTGGTGCAGTATGAAATATTAACAATGCTTCTTTAACCTTATCTTTTGGTAGTTTATCTACAAAATGTTTATATGCTAATATTACATCACCTGGATTTTTACGTCTGATATTTCTATTTGAATATAATATTTTAAATTTATAATCATCTAACTTAAATATATTTTTAAATTCAACATATTTTTCATCTGCATCATCTACTTTAAAGAATCGTTTTGGATTTATACCATGTGGTATATATTGAATAGCCCAGTCTGGTAGATTCTCATCTTTTAAAATTCTATGCAATAATCCATGTGTTTGCTTACTAATTGGTAGTAGTAGATCACATGATTTATAATATTGTTTATTGTATAGTGGATCAGGTAAGTCATCCCATATTGTATAATATGAAATTGGAACAGTCTGTCTCACTTCATGTTCCATAGTAAACAACCATTCAAAATATCTTGGATCAGTATAAATTAATATAGCATCTGGTTTTTCCATTGATATTATTTCTCTCAATAAATCAGGATTACCATATCCTTTGTTTGCATATATTTTTAAATATGCATCATTGAGATTTAAATCTTTTTTCACAGCATCACTTAAATCTGAAATCTCACCACTATTTGGATGATTCAAAGCACTTCCAATTTGACATATTTTATATTGATGTAACATTCCCATAACAATCTCTTTTGTCATAACTCCTACACCAGAATGTGTTCGTAAATCATCTGCTAATATTAATATCTTTTTTCTATCTTTGAATGGAATTTCAGAATTTGTGTTAACTTTCTTTGTCATAATTTCCCTTTATCTGCAACATTGTTTTTTTATTTGTTTATATATATAAATATAGGCTAAAAGTCGCAAGTCAACAACTTTTCTTGATTTATTTTCATTTTAATAATAATGTGGTTTTTCTACCTTTTGGATCACACAGTTTTGGTTTATTTTTGAATTCACAATATGTACAATTCTTATTACCAACACCCTTGCAACTACCATACTTTGCAGACATATTATATTCACTTGTTAATAGAAATGCTTCTGTGACAAACTTCTGTAATGATCTAACAACACCTCCCACTGTAACATGACCACTCGCTGGTGTAAACTTTTGCATTCTATTTATTTTAAATTTAGCATTTTCATATAGTTTTCTCTTTAATATTAAATACTCAATATCGATGGTTGTTATATCAATATTATATTGAGTTGCATATAGATATTTATATAGAACAAGTTGATTCACTTTTGCTTTATCTGTTTTCGCATATTTATTCCATCCATATGTTGCAGTTTTTAGATCAATTATTTTAATCATACCATTCTTTTTATTACACAACACCACATCTAAATATGCAATACACTTAACTCCATTTGATATTTCAACATCTAATGGAATTTCACATCCTATTAAGTCATATTCATCAGTATTAAATAACGATGTTCGCTGTGCCTTAAATTCTTTTATTATCTCAACACCATCATTATAAAATTCAACCAAATCTTCTTTAGTACAAATATGAACATTATGAGTATCTTTTATCTTAGTAAATTCCTCTACCATATTATCCAATAACATTTTATACAAATCTAATGACTCTGCTTCTTTTATTGATTTATTAAATAAAATGGTCAAATAATCTTGAAGGGTATTGTGCATTGCTGTACCAAATAAAGTATGAATGCTCCCATGATTAATAGATAATCTATCTATATATCTCAATTTCCAATGTAATGGACATTGACTATATAATGTTAATTGTGAATTTGATACATGCATTTAGGTAGTACTTCCTTTAAAAAGTGTATTAACGTGACCGCACTTTTCACACATGAACGTTTGTATCGGTATTAACTTATTCTTACCATCTGGTGACATTATTTTAGATTGTGATTTAAATCTTATAGTTTCTTTAAATGTATCATTTTTACACTCATCACATAATACATCATCCATACTGCTTAAATTTATATTTTTACTCATCTTTAATCCTTGTTGTTTAACACACCCAGTATTTAACTGGGTGTGCTTATTATTATTTATCTATCCAGTTCAGTTAAAACATATTTAGAAAAATATTGACTGGTACAATCATATTGCAACTTATCAGTTTCTTTCATCCAACGTAATGTTCTCATCACACTTGCTGGATTTTCATTAATCAATGTTTTTGAATTCATTAATTCCTTACCAGAAAATTGTTTATCTTTACGTCTATTGATTGAGATTTTCATAAAATTATGAATTCTGTTACTGATACTCTTTTGTGTTCTTTTCATAGAACCTCCTGTTTTGTTTTTATATTACTACTTTTACTATTGTTGTTTGTTTGAACAATTTTTTATGTGCCTGTGGATTATATTCCTCAAGTGACTCATCTATATTATAACCCTTTATATGATCTACATTTTGTAAGTCTATTTTTAAACTATTAATGTGTCCCACATCATCGATTGTGTGAATGCATTGTGTTGCTCGACTTATGAATTGTAAATCTTTATCTGAATATTCATTTGCACCAACCATACTACCACCTCGTGCAAAGAATGGTCCTATTTCAACTTCATGTTTATGCCCTAATAGAACAAATGATATCTGTGTACCTTTAGATGCATATTTACCAATTACATTTTGAACATTACGTGTTGTATTAGCACCTTTTAAACTTTTTGAATCACCGTGTATTAATAGTACATTCTGACCTTGGACTTCAACCACAACTTCTTTAGCATGACCAGTTACAAATTTAACACCCTTCGAACCCTTAAATAATAATGATAACGTATTACATATAACCCAATCATAATTATCAGATGCCATTATTTCACTAAATGAATTATCATCATGTGTTCTACCTTCATTACCAGTTACATATGCAACTGTTACATTAAATTCTTTATTTAAATCCAATATCACTTGTTGTAATATGTCCACTGATAGAAATATGGCTTTACTTCTATTTGTTGCCAAATGTAATATCTCATCCATTCTTCTATCTGATGTTAATAGATCACCAGTAAACGCCAATAACACAGCCTTAACGCCTATAAACTTTAAATATCGAACTGATTCATCAATATACAATTTAAACCTCTTAGCGGCTACTTTAAAGTCGTAGGAATTACTTCCATCACCACAAGCATGTACTAATTCATTGAAATGTACATCGGTTACTTGTATTATACCAGTCACCTTTGCACGTTTAGCACTGCGAACTTTTGTTACTTTTGACAATGAATTATCAGATATCACCTTAACCAACTCATTATTTAACTCAACTAATGCATTCTCTTGTCTAACATAATCCCTTACAGCTTTTCTCTCAATACGTTGGGTATCCGTCAGTTTTTGTATCTTCTTATGTAGTTTCACATTGACATCTGTTATTTCATCCATATCAATATCCATCTCATTATCATCATATTTTTCTACACTACAATGTGTACATTTATATCGCTGATCACCATTTACTTTATAACCATTTCTAGCTTTAGGTTTTCCACAATTATTACATTCCATTATTTATTCTCCAGTTTTAATGTTTTAATCTTTTTAGAGTCTGTACCATATCTAATAAGTATATCCTTAAGGACACATTTACCATCAATAGTCTTATATAATATATCTAAATAATCAATAACATCATTACTACCCAATTCATAATGCTTTGTCAACAATTCAACTAACCATTTTGGGTATTTATTTTCATTTTTTCTTTTTATATATTTATTGTACCTTTTACCTGTTGGTAATACAGCACAATACCATTTATACACTTCTCTACGTTCAAGTGTACCAATTGCATATTTTTGAAATAAATTCACTATATCTAAGAATTCCATATCCATAGATAATATTCTATTCACCATATATGATGAGAATGATTTCTGTTCTGCTTCAGAGAACGATTCCCACGGTTTTCTATACACCAATATCTGATTGATCCAATCAAATGGGCTCACATTAAATCCTAATAACTTCTAACAACTTCACCATCGTTGCCATAAAATTAATTTCATGATCAGCTACAAAACTATCATGATATTGACCATCTGCTAATGCTAATATGCAACCAACATCCTGACCATTTGAAAACTCATCTAACTTGTCATATAAGAATCTATATAAATCTGTATAATCTGATAGATTGGTATCAACAATCAATTGTCGTATTTCTGATAGTTTTGCATTTGATTTAATCAAATCTAATAGCTTATTTTTATAATCATTTTGAATGATTGATGTTTTATCTATAATTAACCCACCATCTATTACTTGTCGTTGTGTTGAGTTTATCACTCTACGAATATCAGGATAACTCACATGTATTATTTCTGCAATATCACCCATCTCATATTTAACACCTTCAGCATCTAACATTTTAACCATATGCATTCCAACATCTCGTTTTGATGGTGGTATGATTTTATAAGATTGACATCTGGATTGTATTGGATCAATTATGCGTTCAACATAATTGCATGTTAATATAAATCTACAATGTTTAGAAAATGTTTCCATTAGATTTCTTAATGCCGCTTGTGCATTTGGTGTAAGAAAATCACTTTCATCTAATATAACAATTTTCAAATCTTGAAATCCAATAGTCGATGCAAAGTTCTTTATTTTAGTTCGAACATTATCAACATTATTTTCATCACTTGCATTTATATATAACTTATCACATGCAATACAATTTGCAATGATTTTAGCTAATGTTGTTTTACCAGTACCAGCCACACCATATAGTAATAAATGTGGAACATCTCCACTCTTAATATATCTAGTTACTTTATCTTTCAAATGTTGATTACCAATGTAAGTATCCAAGTTAACAGGTCTATATTTTTCAGCCCATAATGTATGATCGTTATTGTTATTATTATTATTCATTTTTACATAAACCTTTCTAATGTATTTTGTTTTTTTATTTCTTCATTTTTATATGATATTTCTGCTAATTTTATTCTAGCTTCAGCAATTTCACAATAATTTTCATCTAAATCAATACCAATGAAGTTGAATCCTTCCAATTTACATGCCTTACCAGTTGATCCACTTCCCATAAATGGGTCCAATACAATACCATTTGGCTGAGTTACTAATCTTACAAGATATTGCATAAGTTTAGTTGGTTTAACCGTAGGATGATTATTTAATTGATCATCCAATCCTTCATTTCTATCTGTTTTACTAGTTTTTGCACAATAGAAAAATCTTGATGCTGAACCTTCACTCTTTTTAAATTCTTCACTTTTATATCCTTTATAAGCACCATATAAATTATTATTTGTGCCAGCTAACGTTCCTTTTTTTATCGCACCACTTTTCGTATTAGGGAACAATTCTTCAACTTCATCACTACCATCATGAATAAAATTAGCTGGAAATCTACCTTTTGTATCTTGTTGATTTGCTTGTTCTGAATTATAATTATCAGATAACCCAGTTTGTGACGGTCTCCCGTTAGCTTTACATTTATAATCACCATTTAATTCAATCCTACACCCATCAATATTAATCCCACCTGTACCATGTTTTAATACATTCTTTGCAATAGTCTTTTCTGATACTGGTTTTCTTGCTACTGTAATTGGTTCAAATGCTGGTTTTAATGCAGTACCCCAACCTTCCCATTGGATTGCGTTTGGAGTAGCTGGTTTAGTAATATCAGCAGATAATGTTACAAATCCATTATTCCTTTCTGGTGCTCCTTTATTCATGACAGATTTCACATTACGAATACCACACTCAAACTCTTTCTTTTGTTTATTTAAAATAACTTGATTTTGACCAATAACTTCTCTTTTTACTCCAGCCATTTTATCAATTGCTTTACTTATATTATGACTCTTAGGAAATCCACTACCATACACCCATGAAATCATATCTCTAATTTCAAATCCAGCATCTTCAATATTTACTGCCATTCTATGTTGTGTTCTAGTTCCAGCGAATGATAATAAATGACCTCCAGGTTTTAACACTCTCAAACATTCTTTCCATATTTCAACTGAAGGTATTTGTCCATCCCATTCAAACCCCATAAATCCTCGTTTCTTGCTTGGCCCACTTCTACCATATGGAGTTTCTAAATCTCCAGGTTGGCTACTACCATTTCGTGAAACTCCAACCAATCCATATGGTGGATCAGTTACAATGGAATCCACTGAATTATCCTCCATAGTTTTCATAACATCCAAACAATTACCATTGTGGATAATAAATGATTGTTTATCATCATTATTCATTACATTATCCTATATTTTGAGTAGCAACTACCATATAATTAGATGTATAATCATCAGTTTTAAATTGAATTTTTAATAATCCCTTATTTGATATTTCCAAAATGGCTGATTTACATTCCTTATTTGCTATTAATATTTCTTTAAATAAATTAGCATTAAACGATATATTATCATCAATTCCATTAATTAATGTTTCAGTAGCAATATTAATTCGATTAGTATTAATAGATGAGAATCCAATAACAACATCAACACTTTTAGTATCAGTATTATCAATAAGTGTACATGTATTTACATCAGATAATGCATTTTTGCCTTTAATGAATGTAGAAATAAAATCACTATTTAATTTAATTTTTGTTTCAAAGTTTGGAATCTGTTTCATATTAGGTGGATCATCTATTATATCAGTATCAGTTAACATATAATCTATTGAAGTTGATTTATGCTTTATTTTAAGTGCTACTGGTTTATCGTCAACTTTAACTAATGTTAAATTTATATCATCCCCCAATACTCCCAATAATGATTTCAATTGATCAGTTTGATATATCCCTATCTCCACGGGATCAAATTTAAAATTATCTAAACATACTTTCCCCATCAATGACTTGTCTTCACTCATAAATTTGGTTATCAATCTGGACCCATCTGACATCCATTTTACACTATTTATAGTTCCACCCAAATTATATTTTTGAATGAACGTATCTAATTTATTTTTCTGCATTTAACTTTCCTCTTTCTTTAAAAAAAATCGTGATTTTTAACATCAGTTTTAATTGACATATTACTTAATTTCATATATAATGGTTTATATTTTTCAAATATCTTTGTTGGATTACTTGATTTCACCATCTCATCAATTGACTGTAAAATTTTATATGTATTAGAATTTATACTTTGTTTCAATATGTAATCATGCCCATACACTAACCAAGTAATTGCTTGAATTGCATCTTTTAATAAATAAAAATTATGCAATCTCATACCAATCTTACAATCTAAATTCCAATCAGCAACATCTTTCCATGAAAATTCTTCCCCTATTATATTATCAAATTCTGTAAATTTGGGTATAGTTTGATTCGTTGTCTTAAACCAATCAATAATATCTGGATTATTGCTTCCATTTGGAAACGTAATAGCATCTAAATTTTCATGCTTAATGCTATAATTAATGAAATATAATCCATACACTACGTGCCTATCTGGTGTTGAACTATCTGTAGTAACCGTTATATTTGATCCAATATCCTCAAGTGATTTTTGCAATTGAATTAACATTAAAAAGTCTCTAACCCTAGATGCCCCCAATATATGAAAATAATCATTATTAAGATTCAAATGTTCTTTATTGTTAATTAAAGTATATATGCCTGATAACATTCTATATAAATTACCCCGAACTCCTCCAATACTCCATCCATTAAACTGGAAATCTTTCACACCATTATACCAATTTAAATAAGATAGTTCATTTTCACCTTGCAATACATTTAAAAATTTAGTATTTCCAGTTTGATTTTCATAAAAATATTTAAAATTATCTTTACTAATATCCAAACATTCATTAAATTTACCAGCATATTTCATTCGTGGTGGAATGTCCAAATTAATAGCAACATCTGAGTTAGTTTCTAACCAGTTAAAAATTCTATCTCTATGTTTAATATCCCACTTCATTGCACCAGACGCTATTTGATAACCACCAGAATCACCCAACACAAATGAATTGTCTAATCCCAAGTCGTGTCTATATGTTTTTGATGAATTTGCACCTGCACTAATCAAAGCATATTTATGTTGATATTTTTCTGGAAAATCATCAGCATAATATCTACATGTCATATTAGATTTAGAAAATCTAAAATTCTTTTTCATAGTCCCACCATATTCACCAGAAAAGAATGATGGTATATAAATAAAGTTACTCATTATATCTTCCTCCAGTGTGAGTTTTGATTGATAGTTCACCAAAATAAATTAATATCATTTTCATCCTTTTCTTTTTTTATCGTTGTATTTTTTGTATATTTAATCACTGATTCTTTTAATTTTGTCAATATTATTGGATGTAAATCTGGATACATTGACAATCCAAGTTTTGTAAATCCATCATTCTGTGCCTCATTATACAAATCAATATTTGGTATAATGCAATAACTTTTTATATGTCCTTTTTCAAAAAGATAATCCCCAGCAATTTTTGCAGATTTACTATTTCTTAAATTAGGTCTGAAATTAAATACTATATTCTCATATTTTTTAAGTATAAAAAATCTTATTAAATTTCTTGTCGTATATAATTTATATACCTCATCATATTCTATCGTACCATGTGCATCATAAGTCAAATATGGATATGAATTTTCATATTCAATGGGAATTACACCACCATTTGATGATATTATAAAATCAACATCATTAAATTCTTTTATGAATTTGTTCCATTTTCTTCCTGATGAATATGGTCTAGTTGAAGTACATAATGAAACAAATGCAGTATTACTTTTTGGTTTAAATAATTCAATAATCTTTTCTTGTGCCTTGATCATTATTGGTGAATTTAAAACAATTTCATCACTTCCTTGAATATCAGCTGGTACTCCCCATTCTAACATTGGTATTAACTTTTCATCACCAGAATTATGTTTCATATCTCATCGGATCCTTAATGTCATTTTGATCAAATGCTTCAAGTCTTTCCTGACATGATCCACACTTTCCACATGCAAATTCATTACCCTTATAACAGGTCCATGCATCAGAATAATCAATTCCCAATCGTTTACCAATATCTACTATACCTATTTTAGACATTTCAATAAATGGAGCTTTTACTTCAACAGATTCATAATTTGAAATTTTAGTAACTTCATTTATTTTATCAATAAATTCACCCCGACAATCAGGGTATATCGCATGATCTCCAGCATGTACACCAGTCCACACTTCATTCGCCCCTATTGACACAGCATAGGCTGTTGCAAGCGATATGAAGATCATGTTTCTATTTGGTACAACTGTCGATTTCATGTTTTCATCTTCATAATGTCCTTCTGGTATATCAATATCAGATGTTAATGATGATCCTTGCATTAGTTTATTTATTGAATTTATGTCAACAACTATATGCTCAATATCATGTTTACTACACACTCGTTTAGCAAACTCAAGTTCTTTATCATGTCGCTGTCCATAATCAAATGATATGGCTGATATAGATTTGTTTTTATACAATAAATCCATCAACATCGTATATGAATCTAATCCACCAGAATATATAATTACTTTCTTAATTTTACTCATTTATTATTGTCCATTTATAAATTGATAAAGTTCATTTAATACTTTATCTTCTGTTAAGAATCTTTTTGATAATTTAGTAGTCTTCATTATAGAATCATGTTCCACCCCACGCACTTGCACACACATATGATTTGCTTCTATCATAACAGCTACTCCTATATTTCCCTCACACATTTGATCAACATGTGAATGTATTTGCATAGTTAAGTTTTCTTGAACTTGTGGTCTTCTTGCATAATATTCAACAATCCTATTTAATTTACTCAAACCTATTATTTTACCATCAGCTGATGGGATATATGCTATATGGGCAACTCCAACAAACGGAACTGCATGATGACTACAAGTAGATTGCATCTTAATATTTCCTTGAAACACCATACCATCATATCCATCTACATTATCAAATGCTGTTATATTTGGTGGTGCATTAAAACTTCCAGCATACAATTCATCAATGAACATTTTAGCTACACGATTTGGAGTATCCATCATATTAGGGTCATGTTTCCAATCGAATCCCAAACTATCAAGAAACTTACCATAATATTTAGTAGCATCCAACAACATCTCATCTCGATCTGATGTTGATCTAATTATATTTTCATTACTTTTTATTTTTTTTATCATCTGTATGTTATAGACCGCTTATTGTGAAGTGGGAACCTAGAATCCTTTACTGACATTGAAATTAATCTTGCATAATTAGAATTATATCCTCCAACAAACGATAGGGCACGTATCCAATTTGTTGCCTTTGGTTTATTCCATTCACGGTGTATAAAATTTCTCATCGTTGGTAAATCATAATATACCCAATTTCCAGTGCCCACAAATCCTGATTTTGTATTTTTCGTATTTATCACTTCCAGATGATAAATTCGATGTGCCTTTGAATCCTGAATATATCCCTCTTCCTCATCATTTCCATGATGTTGTTGTTCACTTATATCCCACTTATTAAATTCTAAACAAGCTGAAAAATCTTTAAGTATTGGATTATATGTCAAATTACTTTTAATCTCTATAAAATATTTGTTATCCCACTTATTATCCTTTATATACCCATCTATGCCATCAATCTGATATCGCCTGTCAACAGGATTATTAAAATCATTATACATGTATAATTCATCAAAATAATCTTTAGCTATTACATGTTCAAAATATTCTTCACCTACTTTACCCTTTGAAAATTGTTTATTAAATAATTTATTACTTGATGGTTTCTTTGTTCCCATATTAAACTCCTCGTTTATCACCATAAGCTATTATATGTAGCCTATCAGTGAAATTATAACCACGATCAATACACAATTGTATTAACCACTTTCTTCTACTCTCCAATTGATCTTTAGTCAATCCTTCTGGCATTAGATATACTTTACATTTTGCTACATCTAATTCTTTCAATAATTCTTCAACCTCATTCAAATCTGATTGTTGTGAAATTACTGGTTTAATTTGATAATCATGATGGTGTTTTATTAAATCCTTCATAGCTTCTATATTTCTATACCATTTAACGTGTTGCCGTCTATCATTATCTGTCACAGTTTGTTGTCCCATTTTTGATCCAGGTATTGGAATTGAATTTGATAGTTTTGGTGATAATGATATCAAATCAGCTTTAGTATATACATATTCACTACCCTCTGTTTCAATTGTAATATAGTGCCCAAATTCTTTTCCAATTGTACATAATTCTTGTAATAACTTTGAATGTAAAGTTGGAGCTCCACCAGTTATCATAGTATGACGTATATTAGGAAATTCCTTATATATATCAACTATATTATTTAATGAGAATTTACCCTTTTCAGGATTCCAACTACTATATGGTGTATCACAAAATGATCCTCCAGAGAATTGACATTTCAATCTACATCCAGTAGTTCTGATTAAAAGATGAGGAACACCAATTAATCTACCCTCACCTTGTATACATGGATACACTTCATTTACGGGAATAATATCATTATAATTCATTTACATAGTTCCTTGATAACATACACTTTGTGATTTTGGTGTTTCAAAAAATTCTATATGAGATACCAATACAGATAATGGTTTCATTTTATGGCTAACAATATCTAATAACCACTTTGCCATATTTTCTGAAGTTGGTATAAAATCAACTATAACTAATCCTTCATATATTTCCCACAATAATACTGGTACATCATTTAAGTTAGCTACTGCATATTCTTTCATTTCCTCCAATACCAATAGTGGAAATAAATCAAGTAACAACGGATCATTTCTATCCAATATAAATTTATGATCAATTGCATCATCTAGGAACTTCTTAAACCAATTTAAATGATGAAAATCAGTCACCATTCCTTGGTTATCCAACTCCTCTGATTCTAAGTGAACAATTACAGTACCTCTATGTCCATGTAAATGTCTACACGCCAATTCACAATCTAAGCTAAATTCAGAATTTAGTTTTTGAGGCCATACCCTATGCCCATAATCAAAGTTAAATTCTTTTGCTATGTTATATTTTATCATGTTAACTCCTTTTTTAAAAAAAACGTTCTAATGTATTTTGAGTATCAACAAATACCCAACTCATGCTATCATAAAACATGTCTATCTTTTTCTGCAATAATTTGTTAAATATTTTATTACGATCAACATACATATTAATATAACTCATGATTTCTTCAGGGTCATCATATCCCTTAAATGCAATCTGTTCTATGTTTAGAGGATTTTCTATTAAATATACCCATCTTATCTTATCTGAACTAGTAATTGGTACTATATTCGTAAGTTTAAAATATTCCAATAAATCATTATAAACTATAGCAGCTTTGACATGAGCTGGTGCTCCTTTTTTAGTCTTCGTGAATATCATATTTGAATTATATATTGTCCTAGGTTTATGTTTAAATTTTTTCATATTATTTACTCCAGTTGGAGATGCAATATCACTTAATGGTAATGTTTTCATTTTCATTTTAAAATTTGATAACATATCATCTATCTGAGATTTAGGATCATGATTTAATATCCCATTTAACAATTTAGTCATAATACCTCTGAATGATACTGGGAAATTACTTTTAACAATATCAAGTCCTTTAACATCTAATTTATTACATGGAGTCCCACCATCATTTATAATCCATTGACCATATCTTTTTTTAGTAACCCAAAATGCTGATTTTGAAATCACTTCTTGCTTTATGTTAAATTTATGCGATTTACAGTTTAAAAGTTTATCAGCAAACATATCATAACTTTTATTAATAAATGTTTGCACATTTGATGTTACATCCAATATTTTTTCTGTCATAATTTTATCATCTGACACATCTATATTAGGAAATCTATTCTTTATTATTGGTACAGCAGAACAATATATTGAATCAGTATCTGTATATATTACATGATCCTTATCATCGTTCAATTCATTATTATAATAATAATTAGCCATCTTTTGAGTATATTTAATAAGAGCTTGACCAGTCAATGTAGTTGCCTCAGCATTATCAATATCATAAAATCTAAATACTGATAATCCTAATACACCATACAAACTATTCAATATAATCTTTTGAACATGTTGACGTTTATCATAAAAATCTCTCTGTTTAATATCACCAGACTCATCATATTGTGCCATTAACTTTCTATAATGCACTCGTTGATCAAACCAAGTGTTCAATATTGTAGGAATCACTCCTACTCGATCATTATCATACATCACTCCATTTGATGAAATGGTCATCTCGTTATTATCAAGTATTTCCCTCATCTTACTATGTGTCAATTCATATTTAGTACCATCGGTTTTTATAAATATATGATCATCTTTATTTTCATCAATGAGAGATGTATCATCCCAATTTTCAAATTTACCTATTTTAGTTTCTGGTGATATATTTAATGACATAATTATGCTTGGATACATTGATGTCAAATCCAAATCATATACCCAATCATATCTACCAGGAATTGGTTCTTTTACATATGCACCACTGAAATGTGAATCTTTAGCTTCTTTTGTTATTTGTTTTCTATTCGGTGCTATTATATTATTTTTCTTCAAATATGTAAGAATTGCACCATCAAGATATCTACTACTATGATATATGGTATCATATGGCACATGTCCAATGTGAGCAATACCCATAGCAATTTCAATATATTTTAATTTATCATCTAATTTTTTAATAATTACAACATCATTTAAGTTATATTTAATAAACTTTTTAATATCATTTTTATATAGATCATTCAATGATCCTCTATATTCAATCTTACCTGTGTCAACCTCAAGTTGACCAATGGCACCCAATTGATATGAAGATTGTTGTTTAATTGCAAACTTTTTATATAATGCTAAATAATCCAAACAAGATACTCCTGCAATTTTATATGTATCACTATACTCATTATATTGAACAATTCCGATGGGAGATAGTGAATTTGCATATTCTTCACCAAACAATCTATTCGTTCTATTATATAAATATGGAACATCAAATCCATCAATATTCCAACCACTCAATATGGTAGGTGATATTGTCACATATTCTTCATAAAATCGATGTAACATTAATTCTTCAGTATCAAACGATTCCACCGTTACATTATCTTCTATATAATTTAAATTATCTTCTGATGTGATAAATACACAATATGCATCTTTTGATTTATCATATAATGCTATTGATGTTATTTTATTATCCACTCTATTTTTATCAGGAAATCCTTGTGTTACTTCAGTTTCTATATCAAAATATAATTCTCTATGATTAATTGATACTTCATCAGATTCACCATATTTATCAATTAAGACTCGTGTTTCTGGTGGGATATCACTTTCAAATATCTTACCTGCTTGTAAGTCTTCTTTACTCCAATGGTCAACCTTTTTAACTTTATCACCATATAATGATAGATATTTACCCTTAGTATTTTTTACGTATGCATATGTTTTGTGTATATATTCTGAATATCCATCAGCATCATCCCATAGATGAACTTTATATGCGTTTTTTAATCTTGTAATGTGTATATTTTGATACATTTATTTTTTATTCTCCATATTTTTCATATATTAATTGTCGTAGATATACTGACAAATCAAGAGCTTCTTGATATGCATCTACTAGTACCTCTCTGCCATTGAATGGCTTTAATTTTTCTCCATATCTATTTTCTCCTAATATTGCACGTTCCTCAATATCAACTTTCAATAGATCATGAATATTTGGACCTTTACCGTGTGGTATTGGTTCTATTTTTGTTGCAACTGTATCATCTTTATTATCCGATTTATTCACAATTACACATACATGATGCCCATTCATAATATCATATGTATGTGCATAATAAAATCCACACTTTGGGCATGTTGGATCACCTACTGCCATATTCATTTACCTGTACTTCCAAAGCCTTTAGCTCCTCTTTTTGTGTTATGTAGATCATATTGATCAGTAATTGTAAAATTGATAATCTTATGTGGAATCAACTGTGCAACTTTATCACCAGTATCGATTTGATATGCCTTCTTTGATGCATTATGAAATAGTATTTTTACCTCACCTCTATATCCAGCATCAATAATACCAGCATGTACAAACATCCCTTTCATAGCAAGTGAGCTTCTATCTTTGATAATACACCCATATGAATTATTATTTGGTGATATACATATTCCAGTCTTTATTGTTCTAATATCACCAGGTTCAAATTGATAAGGTTCTGATGAAAATATATCATACCCCAAATCATCAGCATGTGCTTTTTCTGGTAATCTAGCATGTCGAGTTAATCTTTTCACTTTTAATTCCATATCTATTTTTTTCCTACATTTTGTGTTGATTTTATTTCACTAATTTCTGATCCTAATTCACAATAATCTGTTGTACAAAATCTATCAATCTCAGCTTCATTTCCTTTAACGCTTTTGAAATTCAATTTCTTGATCTTCTTAGTAATTGTATTATAATCATCTTCAGTTATATGTTCATATGGCATTTGTTTATATGTAGTATTGTCTAATTTTGGTAAGAATGAAACACTCTTTAATTGATATTGAAAATAATTCAATGCTTGTTCAATTAGTGGTCCTTCAGTCTCCCTATCAAATGTAATTGTACAACTTACTGAATTATCAGACCAATACTTCTGCATAAATGCCGCCAATGATAATTGCTCATACATCCCCACGTCATCTAACGTTCTTACTCCTTCACCAACATCAATTGGAATCTCAACTACAACTGTAGAATCTTCACTACCAAATGCAGGTTCAATAACATATCCAGCTCTCTTCAATGGTGTTAATAATTTGCTTGTATTTGATAATCTAATTCGACGTATATAAAATCTACTCTCTGGATAATGAATTCCTGGTGTTGCACCAGCTAATAATGAGATTGTACCACTTGGTTTCACACTTGAAACTCTAATGCTTTTTGGTATTGCAAACCAATCAGAATATTTCTCATCCCACTCTTTAATTGCATTATATCCAACATCTAACCATTTCTTTAATGTAGTTAATCCCTGATGTGATATAAATTGTGCCACTCCACTCACACTGCATCCAATTCTTCTATTTCTCAACATCACTCTATTTGTGTCAGACCATTGAGTTTTACCAAGAGTCACCGTCTTTGCATATAAATATGCATATTTAAGAGTAGTTAAAAAATCATCTAATGATTCATGTCTATCTGGAAATGTTTCAACCAAACAACATAATTCATACGATTCTAATACTTGCTCTGCACATGGATTTGTACCATCAGCTCGAAAGTCTTTGTTGTCTGGACCATTTGACATTCTACCATATTTTCTTGCATTATCTAACCAAAATATCCCAGGCTCACCATTGTCACATATTCTATCAACAAACTGTGAATAATCAGTATCTACATTAGCAAATACTGAATTGTTTGATGTCCAACCATATTCTTCTCGTTCTGGATTCATTTCATAATTTTTTAAATTGATATATTCATCATTAGTAGCTTCACCAAATACAATCTCAGCACTTCTTCTCACGTTACCAGCTACAACACATGTTCCAATTAAATTCATAATATCAACAATCGTGGTAATCGTTATTGGATCATCAATATTACCGTTCAATACTCTTCGAATGTCTTTGTGTACTTTTTTTAATGGTCCTGCACCACTACTCACTCCACCAAATCCTTTAATTAAAGCACCTTCAGCTCTAATTAATGAATAATCAAATTCAATTTCACCAGTACCCATGAAATAACTATCAAGTAATAATTTCAAACTTTCAACCCAACCTTCACGATCATCTGGAACAACATATTTCTCTTTTAATGATGATACTCTAGGTGGTTTAATGATTATTTGTTCAGCACCTCTCACATCAAAACCAACACCAACTCCTAACATTGATGCATCCATCAAAAAACAAAATGGTTTTGACAAATCTTCTTTTAATGTTTTGGTTGAAACAAATGCACAATTATTTAATGCGGCATATAATCCACGTTCCTCTGTTATTGGTGTTCCCATTGCCCACAATCCACGACCTGGTGGTAAAAACTTCATAGTGAATATTCGTCTGTACATCTCTTGTGCTGATTTCTGTGCTCTCCATGCATTCCAACCCAAATTAGAATTTTCAATATGATTCTTTTGCATGGTGTAGGTTCCTTCAACCACACGTTGTACAGTTTCCCACCACACTTCATTTGTACCATCGTCTTTAATTCTTGAATAGGTTCTCATGTACACTAATTCACCAAGACCATCAAATCCAAATTCTGGATTTATTTTCTTATATCTTTCAACAAATTGTTTTGATAATTTAAATGATTTTATATTCATATTCTTTAACTCCTAGTAGCTTTACCAAATATTTCTTTATGACGTTTTCCATGATAAGCTTTAGTTTCTGTTGGAGATAGCGTCTTTACTTCATTATATGCTTTTAATATTCGTATATAACCTTTATTGGTATCAATTTCAGCACTATATGACATCCCATCAGGCCCAAATCTATTCTTTATAACATGAAACCTTCCAGTATTTGCAATCTTATCTTCTTTATGTCGTGATAATGATAATACAAAATCTGCTGTCATTATCTTTTGATATGATTCTGCAATTCTTTCAGCTTCAATTATGTCATCTTGTAATGCACTCTTATTTGCTTGTGATGCTGTCCACATAGGTACTTCTAATTCACCAGCAATACCTCTCAAATCTTCATATATATTACCTAATGCATGTCTCATTTCAGTATTGGCTTGTGCATCTTTAATAATATCTGCATAATCGACTATTATAGCATCACATCCAATTCCCATTGCTCTTAATTTTTTAGTATGTGCCAACAATGTATGTGCTGTTGGATACTTTGTTGGAAAATATTTAATCGTTAACTTACCTGGTATTTTATTAACTATCGGGTGAATTTCATCTTCACGATATTTTAATTCTTGATAATTTATTCCACTCAATATACTATCAACTCGTTTACCAACATATATCTCATTTAATTCCATTGTGTAATACACCACATCCTTGCCTTCTTGTATCATATGAGCCGCCATTGCTTGTAATATCCAACTCTTACCAACTCCACTTGGTGCAACTATCACACCTAATTCACCAGCACTTAAACCACCATCCATAGCCTCATTAAAATGTGACCAGGGTGTTGGTATTGTATTTCTGTTTTCTTCATCATATCTTTCTGTTATCATTGTTAAATATTCATGTCCTATGTTTCTCTCTGTTCCCGCATTTAATGCGTTATTTATTATTGTTCTTATTTTATCATAATCTTGTGATGTGTTTTCCATCAATGATGCAGTCTCAACTATTGCACCTTTTAAATTTTGATTTTTAAAAAATTCAACTGATTTATCTTTTATAAAATCCAAATCTGTAGCATTGTAATTTTTATGTACATCTCGTAGCTTATCTATAATGTCACTTTTTATTATATCAGATACTTTATCTGTTTCCATTTCAATTTTAAATATATCAAATGTAATTGACTTTTGATATTTTTCAAAATATGTTTTCATTTTTTTAAATATCCATTTCAATGATTCAGCTTCTATTAATTTAACATCCAATATATCATATATCTGTTCTAAAAACGTTCTATCAAGCATCAGTGCAACAATTAATTTTATTTGGAAATTGTAACCATATTTTAAGTATTCTATATTTTTCATGTTATATTTTTATTATGATCACATGCATTAAAATGTAATATATTAAATGATCTAATAAATGATTCAAAATTCTTTATATTTGATGATAGATTATCTTGTAAGAATGTAACTTGCAATTTATATTTTATCAATTCTGGTATATCTCCATTCACTATGTTTGTTATTTTCAATTTATTTCTATTATTCACTGGTGGGTTTTTTAGTTGCATTAATATATAATTTCTTTTTAATATATCAATATTATTAATCACATTATCATGTATTTTTAATTTAGAATCTACACTACATTCTTTTGCATATTTGAAAAACTCTTTCATATCCATAACATCACTCGTAAATAACTCTGGAAAATACTTCTTCACTGTCTTTGACCCTGCACCTTTTATACCAGATATGTTGTCACTATTATCACCAATTAATGTTTTCAATACAATAAAGTTATCTGGAATAATACCAAATTCATCATTTACTTCAGTTTTAGTAACTAATATATTTTTAGTTGGGCTCCACACTATAACGTTATCATTGATTAATTGATAGAAATCTTTGTCTGTAGACATTATTGTTGTTTTATTTTTATCATGAGATAGAGTATTCACTATATATGCTATCGTGTCATCAGCTTCAATACCATCTATTGATATTATGTTTAATGGTAACACTTCCAGATATGTAATTAAATGTCTCAATTCATTTATGATTTGTTGTTCTTCTGATACGCCCGTGCTGAACTGTTTATGTCGATTGTAACTATGTTTATTACGTCTATTCATCTTATATTCTGGATATATTTTACGTCTATATTTAGACCCATCTTTTCCATCAAATACAATGATACATCTACTTGGATTGATTATATTTATCGCTTTACGTAATGAATATAAAAATCCAACAATACCACCAACATGCTCACCAATTGAATTAACTGAGCTATTGACTGCAAATACTCTCTTGAAGGTGTTGAATCCGTCTACAATTAAGATATTATCATTAGCATTCATTCATTACTCATTCATCTACTACGTTAATATTATCTAAATTACGATCTTCACGTTTTTTGTATGTTAATATTAAATCATCACATATAATATCATACACATGACTTTTCAATACAGGATCTTTAAGTTTATTTTCCCAATCTTTTGCTTGAAATTTAATGTCTTCTTTTGTAGTTGGATGTGTAATTGTGTACCAAGACCCACCTGATTTTACTAACTTTCGAATCTTCAAAAATTGCAACCATCCGTTAATATCATCAATCCCACGATCAAAATATATCAATATAGTAGTTTCTCGTAATGGGGGTCCTATTCTATTTTTATGAATTTTAGCCTTCGCTTGAATTCCAATTATATCACCTTTTGGGTTTTTGATTTTTAATGATTTTGTTAATCTAACAATAACTGATGCATGAAATCCTAATGCTTTACCACCTGATGTTATGTATTTGTCACCAAATGATACACCAAGATTAATTCGTAATTGTGATGTGAATATTAAGCATATTTTTTGTTTGGCAATCATTTGTGTTAATTTTCTCATAGCTTTTGAAATAATAATAGCTTTTGCAGTTGCCCAACCAGCTTGATCAAAATCAGCTTCCATTTCAACTTTACTTGATGCGGCTGATATAGAATCAACCACTATCACAACTTTTCTGTCTCGATCTGATGATCTTATTCTTGTTACTAATGCTTCAATTGAACTGAAAATATCTTCAACCGTATCAAAACTCAAATATAACATTTGACTGTTATCCACTCCAATAGCAGTTAAAAACTCTTGAGATGCCGCAGATTCAGTATCTATGTATATACCAATTCCATCCTGCTTCTGTACTTCAGCAATTACATGTGAACATATTAATGATTTTCCTGATGCTTCTAACCCTTGAAACTCTACTATTTTACCGTATGGTAATCCACCATTTTTTCTATTTGAAATTATTAAATCTAAAATTGATGATCCTGTTGAAACGAAATCAACTACATCAGTAGGTGATCCTTTTGCGTCATCTAAAAAGAACGCCACTTTGTCGTTATCTTTAAATTGTTTGTTTAAATCATTGGCTAAGACTCCAGCCAATGTGTCCGTATTAGTTTTTGACATATACAGCTCCTGATTATATATTTATAAATTGTTGTAAAATATGCCCCCAAAGGGGGCATATTCGTTTACATAACTACGAGGTTATAGTGTGAACCTTATTTTGATCCGAACGCTTGTTCAAACGCATCACCAACTTCTGTTGGATCGGTTGTTGCTTGTGCAGGTTGTGTAGTTTCAACATCACCAGCAGGTTCTGCATGTGATTCCGTACTCTCACCATTTGATCCATTAGAATCATCATCTTCTGGAGATATTAGATTCTTAAATAATCTATCTAACTCATCATATGAAGGTTCCTCATACACATCATTAATATCAAGCTGATCTTCTAATAATGATTTAGTTACCGTTGCATCCTCATGTAATGGTGACACTCTAGGACTAACTCTAATTAGTACTTTCCCATATTGATTGTTTGCTTGTTGTGGTGTTTGCTTTTCAATGTTAATATCACGACCTTCTTCAATTCGTGTAATATCACCATATTCAGGATCAGCAATAGTACCTAACAATTCTGTATATACTGTTTTACCAAATCCCCAAAATTTGACACCTTCATCTTCTTTTCCTCTTTCGACGATTGGTAAAAATGTTCTCATTTTAGGTTCAAGCTTTCTTCCCTCAACAAAATCTTGCTTTTCTCCAGTAGCTTTTAGTTTATCAGCATACTCTTGAATCGGATCAGGTCTACCATACGATACTGGTGAAAGATGTGTTTTGTTATCACCTAAATTATAATGAAAATATAATTCAAGAAATGGGTTATCCTTATTGAATTTATAAGGTACTATTCTAACAGTTGATTTTCCAGTAGGTTTCCAAATGTTCTTTGCTGTGCTCGTAACGTTTTGTAATTTTTGTAACTTTTTAATTGCGGCATTTACATCCATAATCATAACTCCTATTGTTATTATTTTTTATTTTATTATTTATTGTTTATTGACACTACACTTAATTCGTAGTGTATATATAAATATAGGGTAAAAGTCGCAAGTCAACAACTTTTCTTCATTTATTTTCATTTTCTTTTTCATCCCACTTTTCTTCTGGACATTCAGCTGTGATGTAATGCACTTTGATTGCCATGAAACATCCACAATGAATACATCTACCATCTTTCTTTCCAGTATCGGGATTGGTTTCATCAAATACTAAAAATGGACATGTTTTACATATCTCCCATCTTCGATTGGACTCATCAATTGATTGTGGTGCATTTTTTAATTTAACTCGTGACTTTATCTCTTTCCAACTCTGAATAGCAAATGATCGTGCCATATTGAACCGTGACGGGAACTTCTTGACATTCTCTTCATCTACTACACTTTCAATGTTTGAAACCTCTACCAATTCAGATTCAGTTAATTCACCCTCATCTACGGGTGTTATATCAAACTTCTTCATTTAAATTACAACTTTTGTTAATTTACCTGTAGTATCTCTCATATAATGAGTTTGTTGTAGTTTTTTTATATATTCACTATCTGCATATACTTTAACATTTTTACCATTTTCAACCATATAATAAAATGATGTATTTATAGTTTTAACATGTGGTATGGTAACACCTGTAGATGCTGTATTGGTAACATTCGCTCTTTGTTTTAACATCTGTATGACTTTATCAACATCTATTAAATTCTTCAAATGTGTATTTTCAGATTGCCATGTAGTATACTCTTTCTTAAATGCTTTCAATGTGACATCTGTTATATTTTTAGGTGGTACTGGTGGTTTAGTCTTAGGTCTGTTTTTCAACATATCATCAACATTTCGCATATTCTCCATATGTGAATTATCTGATACCCATTTTTTATATTCTTTCTTGAACTTATCAACTTCAGTTGATTTTGCATCCATTAGTGGTAATATTGGTGGTTTTGTAATTGGACCTATATGTGATGGTACATCAGCACCTTCTAACCAACTATGTAATGTATCGAAGTCTCTATATCCACATAGAAATCTATCAGATTCTACATCAACAAATAGTGGTGTTCCACATTTAATATCAAGTTCTTTTTTTATTTCAGCAAATGCTTTTTTATTTTTTATATCTGCAACGTCTAATTTTGTAACGTTGTAACCTTCTTTATTCAATTTTTCAATATGTGGTTCTGCTTTTTTGCAATATGCACATCCTATAGAAAAAAAGAAATAAATCTCTTTTTTATTCATATATCCCTCTTATTTAATTAATCGATTACATTGACTACTTTATACAGTTTCGTGTTTATTTTTTGAAGTTCATTATTATTGCTCACAATGACCATATCTTGAAAGTTTTCCCACGGCACTTCAAATGACGTATCAAGCACACCATTATTGAAGTTTTTAATAAGTTCATTCAGACTATTAATTGTATATATAGTTCTGGTATGTTTTTTTCTATGCACTGTTATTGTATTCGGTATTTGTGAAAAATCCATACTCTCAGCTATCTCAATATTATATGTACATATGAACTCTTGAATATTATCAGTGTTCTGTAGTATATATATTTTACCAGTTGGTATTTTATATATGTCTTGTATTTTATCTACAACTCGTAGTAAACTTATCCTATCTGTAAATGTACACAATAGTTGCGTTTTCACATACGCTGTAGTTGTGTTGTTATTATCAGTCTTTATCATTTAATTTCTCATCTCTTTCATCGTCTTTCTTTTCATCTTCATCATCCTCTTTCTTTTCTTTTTTATCATCAATTTTTTGTTGCTTTTGTAAATCCTTAGCAACATCCCCAGTTAGATCAACTTCATATATCGTTTCAACTGGACCATCTTTTATATTTTTAATATATTGTCGTATGAATGTCTCATCAACGTTCCATTCAATTAATATCTCTCGTAATACCTTGAGATGTGCTTTATCATTTAAATCTGGCATTCCATTATCAACTCTCATTGATAATTCTAGTAATACATCATCTATGAATGTACTTTTATTTATATCTCTCATTTACTTTCTCCGTAACGTTTGTTAAATTATCTAAAGATTTGCCGTAATATACCTTTGCTTTAAATATATTATTCTCTATTATATTCTTAGTATCTGGTATCACATTTATACCATCTTTATATGAAATATCAAATGTGAAACTGTCATAATTATACAGTATCAATTTACTCTCTTTGTCTTTCAAATATTCTTGTAATTTGGTTATAATGTTTGCATTAAGTTCAGTTTCATATGCTTGTACCAAATAACTTAATAGTTTATATTTGTTATTGATTGTTAAATTTCTCTTATACATTCTTCTTCTATATATTGGAGTCTCTATATATCTATCTGTTATATACTTATTCCATAATTCATTGACATATTCATTCACTCTAAAAAAGAATTCAATCTTCAAATCTTCATCTGTTATTCCACCATACATAATTCTAAATGTTCGTGACTTACCTTCATCATATGAACATCCATAATTATCAGCAAATAATGAATGAACAGACTCAACATTGTTGAAGTTATAATTTATTAAATTGGCAATTAATCTTACATGATATGCATCATAATCATATGATAGAAATACATCATTTGAAGCAACAAAGCATTTTTGCATTTCTTTTGTCATAGCAAGAAAATTAACAGAATTGAATGTGTTACTCGTTCTACCTGTTTTGGTATATATATTAAAGTTCTGATATATATGATTTTTATCTATTAATGAATTTAAACTCTGTCGTGTCGATAATGATAATTTAATTCTATCTAATGAATTGAATGCTGATAGTACTTTATTATTATAATCTGCATAACTATCAAATTGTATTGTATCCTTAGCATTCCACACTCGTTTAAGCTCTGTAGACAATCCTCGTAAATATTGCTTATGTTTCACTGATGGTATTATATCATTTACATTTTTAAGATGCCTATATTTTAACTTATACCAATTTAAACTTGTATCTGCATCACTACTAAAATTCATCTTTTTATTCTCAATGAAATAATTTAACAAATTGATATCATATACATTATCTCTGTCTATATCAATAATATTATATAATTCCTTTTTATTGAATGTTATAATATCAGCAGTGTTCAAGAATTCAAAATCTAATGTATCATATTTATCACAATTATTGATGGAATATATATCAGATTGTCCAGTATCATAATCTTCAACATATAATAAAGATAATCTATTATCCATATAATGTTCTTTTACGTCTGAAAATATTGGTAAAACTATATACATATATATCCTATACTGTTGCTAAGAATGCTTTTGAGAATCCTGTTTGTAGTTGTTTCATATTATCAGTTGGTTGTAACTTGTGACAAATGCTTATATTGTTATCACCAACAAGCAATAAACATTTATCACTTTTTTTCAAATTAGTATTTTTTACTGTAAGATAGGTTGTCGTTATAACCTCAGCATCAGCACCTACAACTCCATATGAGACTTCAGAGTCTTCAATTGTGTCAGTATTAATTTGTGAAAATGTATTAACAACACCAGCATTTATAATGTTATCAGTTAATGGTATTAAAAAATCGTTACCTTTGCCATCCTTATCTCTACCAGTATTATTTTCAAACGTACCATCTTCAGCTGATTCAAATGTGAATGCATATTTTATATTTTTAAAATATGATGGAATTGGTACTAATTTATATATAAATTTATTGTTAACTGAATTACCCTTTATAATGTTGCTTAAAACTACTTTACTTATATAAATATAGGTGATATCCGTGAAAACCATAAGTTTTTTATTATTTTTTTTAATATTACTACGTAAACGCATTATTGTAGTTAATTTAGTAGTCCAACCTGATGTCGATACATCATCTGATATACCTGTTATTTGAAAATAAACCATGTCACTATATCGCTCTGGTAAATGATCAATTCTAAACACATCACCATATGATAATGATGATATTCCATATATATCCATAGAAAATTCAATACCAACGTATGTTGATTTATCATTCAATATAAAATTTTCATTTATTTTATCTTCAAAATATGAATCTATTGTGGTAGGTAATAATAAATTTTCATTGATTATCATGTCATTTTTTGCATATAATTCACGTTCATCTTTTATTATATCTTCTTTATCTTCAGCTGAAATTGATTCATTTTGTATAGGTGTTTTATCTTTTTCTGGTATTATTAATCCAAGCTCATCAGCTGTTAATTCACCAAGATTACCAATTTCTTTTATAAAATTAACATCGTCATATGCTCGTCTATTGATATATTCATGTTGCATGTCCATATTAACCAATATTCTATCAGTTTTATGTGTAAGTATTGTATCAGTTGTTGGTACATTATATAATTGAATACCCTCATCTGGTTGATATAAAGCACCCTTCATTGTTAAAAACTTATCGATCATATTATTTGTTGGGAAGAATGTATTATTGGCACTAGCACCCTGTATTGCGTACATACTCTGCAAATCACCACCACCTAATGAATATGAAAATGAATAATCTTTAACCAATGAATTTGGTGAATTTAATTCAAACACAAACATATCATTAAAATTATCAGATTCCTCAGCTTTAGTAAACATTGAATTTTGATCAATAACTGATAATACAGAATCAGATAAATCACCAGACATCAATTTCAAAGAAAACACATCATTTGATGCCAAATTTATCATTCTAAATATTTCAGCAAGTGCTTTACGTAATGTATCTTGAGTACTAATCGCATGTTTAATCACTGATACCTTAACAAATAATTCTCTCATTGGTATAAATGATGCAGTATCATATTTATATTCAACTGATTTATTTGTAATCGTATTGAATGTTTTTGCATCATCACCAACGACTAAATGTTTAGGTGGATATAAAAATGCAGACAATTCTTTATTTTCATTATAATTTTGCTTATCTACCAATCGTCTATTATATCGAATTAATGATTGTGATGAGTCAAATCTACCTTCAAAATTCTTACCTTCCAATATAGTTTTAATATCAGTCCCAACACCAAATTCAGCATTCAATATTAAATCTTCAAATAAGCCCCATGATATAAATACACTATCCTCACCATCAATATTTGGATCACCATCATCTGTTGTTTGCCAATACACCCCAGATAATAATTCATTTTCAGTTATATTTCCTTCAGCTCCACTTAATTTTAATGATGCAAACATTTTTGCTCTGTTTATGTATGTTTCTTTATCTTCTAAATATATCCACCCATCAATCAAAAAACTATAAGGTGCTCCTGTATTTGGATCAATGAAAAATCGAGCCGCATAATCAATAACTTTAATATCTAATAATTTAATCAATGTTTGTTTTGCATCATCATATCCATCAACTAAGCTAGAATTTAATATTGTTGTATTTTTTGATAATATTGTTAAACTTATATCGAATGAATCAGTAGTAGTTGGTGTAACTGTAAAATCTGTAACAACACCATACACTACATTTAAGTCGCCTCTGGAGCCCAAAATTGCCCCATTATCGCCGTATATCAGTTTAGATATACCTAGACTATCACCTGATACTATATCCTTCGTATCGTACAATTTTGCAGTATCCCAACCATAATCAACAAATATCTGAGCACCTGGTTTTGTAAAGAACACACTATATATATTATTATAATCATAAATATTATGTACAACAAATTCAATTGTAGTTTCACGAGTTATTCCTAATGTACCTTTTGTTTCTGATGTTAAACTTTTGATAGCGGCTGGATATCGTAGAAAATCATTCTTATTTAATTCAAATTCCATTGGTAATATTTCAGACATATTAGCACCCCATCTGGTTGAATTTCCTGTGATATTTCCAAATTGTTCATCTAATCTTAAATTATTATATATATTATTTCCAACTTCATATATAATACCACCAGTACTATTTCCTTGAGTAGCCGCAATTGCAGTCCACATTCTAATAAATGGTGTACGTGATGATAATTCAGCTTCACCATCAAAGTTTAATACCATATCTGTTGAGACTTCTAATTCTTCGTTTGGTCCTTTACCTCTGGATAACTGTTTTCTAGTTTCTAATACTTCACGAACTTCATTTGGAATTTGATTTCCAAATACACGTTTATTAATATCAATCATTTTTTAAAATCCTTTAGCATTGGATAATGAAACTGGTATTCTTAATTGTAAACCCGACTCTACATTCATAGTTTGTATATTATTAGCATTTGCTATATACCACCATAATGAAGAATCTTTATAAAATCTATATGCAAGATTATCTAATCTATCACCATCTTGAGTTATAATAAATAAATCACCATCTCGATCTGGAATTGTTTGATATAATGTAGTATCATATTTCAATTTACCAGTAGCATCATCAATTGATCTTTTTGTACCTTTATATCTACGCATCACTATCTCCTACATATCCATAGAAATTTGTTTGTGTTGTTTCACCACTCTCTGATACTTCAATTCCTGGTACTTCACTATGCATTACTTGATATGTAATTGCAACATCAATAAACTTTGGTACTTTTTTGCCAAGCTCAATTTCCCACGGTGATTCATCTGGAAATGTTGGATTTATATTTGTTAAATGCCCAATCAATCCAGACCCTGGTGTACCAAACACGTCACCAATTCTAAGTTTTAATACAGGAGCCTTCATTCGTATTTTATCAGATATTGTAGTAGTTACTGTTACATCTTCTGATGCTTCAAAGCCTATCTCTGATGTATCAAATCCACTATCTCCTGTATTTATGATTTCAGTTTGTGGTGTACTCTTTGTCATACTCAACCCATCATCAATTTTATATTCTGGATAACACAATGATACCAACCTATTTAATTTTTTATATATAGATGATAATTCTTTTTGACTATGTGCCATTAATTTTAATGTGAATGAAATATCTCTACTTGTATTTTCATAAATATATGTTGGTGAACTTTTACCTGGATATGTTTCAGCATTCCAACTTGGAGCAATATTATCAGTCAATCCTTCAATATATCCTCTAAATATTATGTATGTATTATTTCGTAAATCTTTAAAATATAGTGGGAACCCTTTAATTTCTGAAATTACTTTTTGATTTTTGTACGTATCATTTAATATACTATTTTCTACAATGGATTTATTCTTTTTAAATTCATCTTCATTTAGTATTTCACTTTGTGTGGCTTTATCTATATTTGGTAATTCATTAGCATCCATAGTTGCTGTAGCTTGAACACCAAAGAAATCCTTGATTGAATTCTTCTTATCTTTAACAAATTCATCAATTTTCTTGGCTTCTTTAGTTACATCAATTGATGCTCCAAATGGTATATTTGGTGTATTTATACCCAAACTAGATAATACATCTGATATTGGTCCTAAGTTATTCACAGCACCACTTATACCAATAATATTAGAATAAGTTTTAATATTGCCCGTTGGTGTATCTATATAGAAGAAACTTGCATCTATCCCTTTTGTTGAAACTACCAATTTTGTTTTAGCACCAGGAAAACCAATACCAGCTTTGAATCTGACATCAGTACTATCTAAATCAAGATTTGTACTTAATTCTGTTAAATCAAATGCTTGTCGTTCATCTGTATTTAATCGTGAAAATGCACTTGTTAAACTTTCTAAACCCAATTCATTTCTCCATTATACGGTTGCTATATTTTCAATATTTTTACTGACTGATTTACCAATACCATTAATTGCACTTCCACCAGTACCAAAGTATTTCTTCAAGTCTGATCGCAATCCTATTAATTCCATTTTATACGCTGAAATATCACGTTTCAATGCAAGTGTATCATTTGAGCTTGTTGTACCAATTCCTGCTTTATTCAATGGTACAATCGCTTCTGGACTTCCTGCTTCACCAACTCTAACAATAGTTCCACCAGCTCGTGGCATTACAACACCACCATCAGCCAATTTGGGAACACTTGACATAGCTTTTATCACCAAACTAGTTCCAATTACCGCGGCTGCTATTCCAGCAATACCAAGTAATGCCCCTTTTGCAAATAATTGTGCAATTGCTAATCTTGCAGTATTAACTGCCCATAACCCTGTTAATGTTATAGCAAGTGGAGCCAATCCAATAAATTTATCAATTAATTTAACGAGACTACCAACAACTCCAACAATTATATTGAGTGCAGGTCCTAATGTTTGTACCAATGTTGCACCTAAACTTTTAAACTGAAATATTAATTCTGTTAAATTTGATATTGCATCTTCACCCATTATTTCACTGAATCCTTTTTTATTCGCAAGTGATTCTGTCAATGTAAGTGATTTCTTTTGATGTCTAACAAACTTAGCCAATACATCCACTCCAACACCAATTGATTCTGCAAGTGCTTTTCGTTGAATTACATTCAATGCATTAAATTCACTTTCACTACCAAGTTGACTTACTACCTCACCCATCGCTCCTGCAATGTCATTATTTAATGCTAATTCTCTTGCCTTTTGAAAATTTAATCTTCTACCAATTAATAATGATGCTTGAATCTCACTCTGAATCGATGACTCAAAATCTAATAAACCTTCTGCAATTTGAGCAGTCACATCTAAAGTAGTTCCTAATTTTTTAGCTTGAATTGCCGCTTTTGTAATATTATCTGTACCAGCACTTGTAAATTTAGCGATAGTTTCAGCTGATTCTGCAATATCTTTCATTACTGCTGTTGGTGCTACTTTATGTTGTTTTGATAATAACTCCACTTGTTGTGCCATTGATGTTGATTGCTCAATTGACAATCCCATTGTTGTAGTCAATACACCAACCAATTTTGCACCTTCTGATACTGACATTCCTAATATTCTTGAGATATTAGCTACTTCTTGAGTCATACCAATCGCTGAATCAAATGCTATACCAAATTCTGATGATAATACTTCAGCACTATCCATTGCATCAGATAGCCCAAATCCAAGTTTATTAGCTTTAGCTCCTGCAAATCCCAATTCTCTACTAAACTCTGTAACACCAATTGTACCGAACTTAGCACCAATATCATCCAATGTATCTGAAAATAATTTCAATATTGTGAATGCTGATCCTATAGCAAATGCCAATGCACCTTTTGATTTGATTTGATCAAGACTACCCATTATACCACCAGTTAAACTACCAAATTCACTTTGTAGAGCATTTAATGCTTCACCCTTCTCCAGCCTATCTCGTTCTTGAGATAATAAATCAACTGTATTTTGAACTTCATCTGCTATAAAATCATGACCTATTTTCTTTAATCTATTTATATCTTTTGTTTTAGTGGCTATTACCTTATTTAAATCTTTTATAGATTTATTATCATCTAATATCAACCCAACGACTCGCAATCTTTCAGCAAACTGTTTATTGCCTAATTTATTGGTAGCATTGTCATCTTTTGAAGAATTTAATATTGATCTATAGTTACTCAACATAATCTTTTGAGCTCGGGTACGATCAGCAAATCCCTCATCACTTTCAGATAATTGATCATTGATATCACTCAATAACGATTTATGAGTTTTTAATAATTCGTTTTGTATTTGTATTTCAGCTGAGGTAGGCATCTAAATTATTTTACTTTCTAAAAAAGTCTATTAATTTAACTTTTTGCAACTTAATTTGATCTTCTGGTTTCTTTCCAACATTTAATGATTTTTCTAATCGTTCTATTGAAGTATTTATACTTTTCACATGATCAGTTGCTCCAGCTTTTGTTGCCGCTTTAATAATCTTAACCAATTTAGATGATTTTATTATATCAAAAATGCCTTCAGAGATGATGTTTTTTGGATTTAATATAGATTTCTTTTTCTTCACAATCGTATTCTCCTATGAATAAACTTTATTTGTTTGTATATAAATAAATATAGGTTACTTCTGTTTTTTATTCAAGTTATCTATAGATTCTTGTTCTGTTTTTTTCGATGTGATCAATCGATTTAAATAAAACCTTCTTATGTTGATTGGCATATTATATGCATCTGACTGTGTAAAATGCCCATAGTATACTAGATCAAATATTTCACTATGGGCATTTATTGTCAGATTAGATGTTGGGCCAAAAAAAGTCCAACGCTATTGGCAATGTTACCGTAACGTCTTCACCTCCAACTTCTATAATATATTCTGTATTTAATATTGGTGTAACCCTTTGAATCTCTTTTCTTAACTCTAATGAATCAATAGCTAACATATTATCAATTGCTGAATATACAGTTGATCTATCAGCATTACCATCTATTGCAATTATAGCCTCTTTTAATCTAGTTGTGACTGTAGGTGATACACTCATTCCAGTTTTCTTAGTGATGGTCTTTATTCTTTTTTCAACTAATTCACTTTCACCGTATGTTAATAGTTTGAATGTGATAACTGATTTTGATTGTGGTAATGTAAATTTAAATTCATTTTTATTGTTATATTTTACATCATCTGGTAGTGGTTTAAATTCACATTCAGTTAAATTGAATACGTGTTTAATCTTACCTTCACCTGGAATACTGATCTCTGTCTCATATTTTGGACCATATGCCAATACTCTAGCTGATATTAATACTACATCAGAATCACCACCAATTAATTCAGTAGCTTTTATTTTCTTATCAACAATTAATGAATCCATAAATTTCTCAATAACAGTTCCATTTTTTATTAAACTGTTGCTTGATAATATATCTTCTTCTCTTGCTGTTGGAAATTTTAATTCAATTTTACCTGTACTTAATGGACTACTTTTTGGATATACTAATCCTTGGCTTGGTAACTCTATGAATTCTGTTGGAAACGTGTTTTCTGTCATTGTGACCTCTTATTTATTTTTTTTTTAATAATTAGTGAATAATTCAAGTTGTTTTTTAAAATTAATTCCATTATTATAGTGTTTATTCATATTATACTTTTTCAATAATTGACGTTTATATTTATTTGCTTCAGGTTTAGTTTCAAACTCCTTGTAATCAAGTTTTGGAAACGTTTTACCCCTATCAGGATCATACTCATCATAGTTAGATGATGTATATTTCTGAACATATACACTAAATTTATTAGCTTCATTCAACTTCTGAATTTCTTCTTTGATGATTTTTCTTAATTTTGATTCTGTTAATTTCATACTATACCCCCTATTAAAATTTCTGTTTGTATACTGACCATGCACCTTTTTTAATCCAATAATCTACTTCAGATTTATTATAATGTACTTGTTTTCCAGTTGGCTTTTTTGTCTTATAATCATAATATTGTACACCTATATCATCACCATCAACTGATACTATTTTTAATGTTTTATCATCTCGTTTATTATAAAAATAACGATTAGATTTTAATGGCAAATATGCTGAGTTTTCTTTCAACTTTTGAATTTCTTCTTTTATAATTTCTCTTAGTTTTGATTCTGTTAGTTTCATATTCTAATTTCTCCTTACGACATAACAACTGTTATATCATATTTATCTAATGGATCATCAAGTGTGCCTGCACCAGCGGCTGTCATTACACCTTTTATCTTATCAGGTCTACCTCGTTTATTTGTAAGCTCTATCTCAAAGAACCAACGTTTTCTTTCCATTGGCATTGTATTGTCGTGCTTATGATTACCATAATAGGAATCTGTTATACTATAATCTAATCCTAATGTTGAGAATTTATCAAATACTTTATGAATTCCTTGCCATGCATTGTCTCTAAAAAAGCCTTTAGTTATTGGGCCAATTTGTTTATATATTTGATTTACTAATGTTCTCTTTATAACACCATCAGTATTAAGAGTCTCATTGATAACATTTTCTGCTAATATTGTTTTGAGTTTCATAATATTTTACTCTGCTACCCAACCACCAATAGCATATCCAAACGGCTTACCATTTGATACTATACGTACAGCCAAAGCAGGCCCATATTTTTCAGAATTATTCGTTATATAATCGAATGCTTTTTTTCTGTCTTGTTTTGAATCTGAAAATGTTTTACCATATACAATTTCTATTCCATCAAAACTAGTCCAATTAGCACCATATGGATTTTTACCATATTGTTTAGCATCTTTTTTTTGCATAGTCTTAAACCATTTTTCTATTTTTGCTTCACTATTAGCATTTACAAACTGACCTAATTGTGTTGCACCTTCATTCAACTTCTGAATTTCTTCTTTGATGATTTCTCTTAATTTTGATTCTGTAAGTTTCATATTATTACATTTCCTTTCAAAATATCACCTCTTTTAAAATGATAATATTTTGTTATTAACTTCTTACTACCCATTGGTAATATCTTTTTGGCTACGGACACCTTATTTCGATTAATACCATTTCGTTTATAAGATATATGAATCCATCCACTCTTTGTTGTAGAATCATAAAACTCTAATATTATTTATATTTCTTTTCATATATTTTTTTCAATTCAAGCCACATGTTTTTATATTTGCTTGGTATTTTATCTACTGTAAAATGCCTTGAAAAACTTTTACCTGATGCTCCACTTACATAATTTGGTCCAGTGTAATACTCCATACCCTCATTGCCAATATCTTTACCCTTTATATTAATATAATATGTTATCTTTGCATCTGAGTTTATATAACCCTCAAGTATATCAACACTAGGGTTATGCTTTTTATGTGAATTAAAATTCAGTTTAATAAATGAATTAGCTTCATTCAATTTTTGAATTTCTTCTTTGATGATCTTTCTTAATTTTGATTCTGTTAATTTCATATTATTCATACTTTCTTTTTAAATCTAGTTACATTTCGTCTATCAACATATTCTTTATATTTTATTGGGTCTTTTAATGTATATACATAGTAATTCATTACAGTATTATCTTTCCCTTTAAAATGTCACTTCTCTTAAAGTGATAATATTTTGTTATTAACTTCTTACTACCCATTGGCAATATCTTTTTGGCTATTGATACTTTATTTCGATTAATACCATTTCGTTTATAAGATATGTGTATCCATCCTTCTCTACCATCCTCTGATACAAATTCTGATATTATTTGATCAAAATCAATGTCACTGAATATTGTCCATTTGAACACATCATTTACATCAATTCCTTTAACTTTAAAATCAGCAGCCTCACCAAACTTGTGTTGTGATTTCGTATTCGTGCTCCCTACTCGAATATTAAGAGCATTGTTCCGATAACCACTTAATACTTTAATATAATGTTTATTCCACGGTCTTTTGTAATTTGATCTGATACGCTCTAATACACATTTGCATAATGTAGTGAAGTTAACTATATATTCATCTACTGGTATATTATCGATACCAAATCTGGTAGCAGTATCACTTCGGACCATTTCATAGTATTTAAAATTTGGTGTAAGTTGCTGATTTAAATTCATTGTTCTAACTCATTTACCTAATCTAATCCAATTCAAATATCACTGGAACTTCTGGTGTACCTTTTATCATATTAGCTTTGGTTAATAATATTTCAGTACGTAGATCATATACTTTATTTTCTTTAGCACTGTAATATTTAAATTTGAATGTTCTCATGTACCACAATTCATGTGAATATGCAGTTATCATAAATAATTTATCACCAGTTGGTGGGAATAACTTCCATGTCTCAAAACCACGATTTTCATCATTAATGAATGCACCGATTAAATCACCGTCACCAACATCAACATCTTTAAGATATCCTGTTATGCTATGAGTATATTCATATTTATGCATATTAAAATTATCGAAATTATGTGTTGGTGCTTCTGGTGTTATTACCTCCTCTACATCCGTTTTTGGGTTATCAACAAATGATAAATCTTTTTTTGATCTTGAATCATCAGATATTAATTCTTCATGTGCTTTTTTCTTAGCATCAATGATATTATCTTTTAACGTTTTTGGTGCATCAGTTGCTTTAGTTTCAGCTGATGCTTTTTTGTTCTTCTTTGTTTGTCTTGCCATATTATGACCCTTTATTTTAACTTATTTTAATTTTATCTTTTCGTTTTGATTTTTTCTGCAATTCAGATAATAGTTCTTCTAGAATTTCAACTTTTGCATCTTTTGTATTCCAACCTTCATCAGTGTTTTTTGCATTTTCCATTTCTGAATAATTATCAAACGATGCCTTTTCCCATTTCATATATTCCGATACAATACTGTTCCAATTAAACGAAATATTATAGAAATATTCCTCATTCAATAATTCTTCTTTGATGATCTGTCTTAGTTTTGTTTCTGTAAGTTTCATTGTTCAACTCCTATTAAATATAATCAAATATTTTCGTTATAACATCAGTACCAGTTTTATCTGTAATCTTTTTATTATCATGAAATTTTCTTATAAAAGCCTTATTTACCTGCACAGCGTCATATCTATTTATTTTATGTTTTGAATGTATCTTTTTAGTGGCAGTATTAACAACCTTCTGTATAGATTTAAGTACTTCTGAATTAATCAATTCAAATAACTCATCAGCCGCCTCTTCAACAGTATCTTCCATGTCTCTATCTGCTAAATATTTTCCTGCATCAGTTTGTTTAGCTTCATTCAATAATTCTTCTTTGATGATATTTCTTAGTTTTGTTTTTGTAATTTTCATTGTTTGCTCCTAGAAATTTAATTTTTGATTACGATAATCGTTTAATATCCTTGTTAATCCAAGCCAATCTAAACTCAGCATCTTTTATCACCCCTTGATATTCCACTTTTTCCCATTTTTCTATATCTGATTGTTTCATTGCCTTTAAAGAATATTTAATCACCCCTTGTAGTTGACTTGCCTCTTTTTTACGCATATTCAATATATGATTAGTAATACTACCTTTCATTGTTTCAAGTTCTACAATAGATTGTTTACCACCACCTTCATTCAACTTTTGAATTTCTTCTTTGATGATTTCTCTTAGTTTTGATTCTGTTAATTTCATTGTTCAACTCCTAATCAATACGTTAAATTCGCATAATCGTACCGAAGCGACATCTCAATTTCTACTGGATCACTTGAATCTAATGATAAATCACCAAAATTACAATCTTGAATCCATGCACCTTTGAATGTCCACTCTTCAACTTTATCTCCTGGAGGACCAATCAACAATAATGAAATATCTTTCTTGTAGAAATCACTGTATCCATCTCTACCAGTTGATGATTCATGATGTAATTTTATCCAATCCATAACAGATGCGGCTGCTGATGGTTCAATTGCTTCATATAAAGTAACTGAAATAGGTTGCCATTCAATCTTACCTTTAACATATCGTTTGATATTCATGTGATTAATTACAACTTCTTCAAAATTAAATGAAGGTCTTGCAACACCCTTAACTAAATATGATGGTATTCCATCAATTTGTAAAACAAATCTATTCTGTAATTTTGGTTCAAATGGTGTGTAAAACATCTCATTTGCACTTAATATATCAGCCATTATTTTTCTCCGTTTATATTATATATTTTCATGTTATTATTCATTATGAATCAAAATTCGCCCCTGTAGGTTCAACACTGAAATCTAACAAAATGAATTCAATTGATCGTGTTGGATTTAATACCACTTGACCATATAATATGTTTCTATCTTGTAATTCTGGTGGATTGTTCGTATCATCCATAATTACTCTAAACTCATTTAATCCTTCATTAGCTTTGATTTGCTCTAAGAATGGATTAACAATATTTAAAAATCTATTTCGTGTAGCTATTGAATTTGGTTCAAACTCAATTGTTCTACTCACATTTGTAATAAACTTCTTAACAAATATCAATAATCGTCTTACATTGATTCTATCTAAAGCTGATGCTTTTTTCTGTAATGTTTTTTGACCCCAAACAGAAATCCCTTGTCCTGGGAATGATGCAATAGGATTAACATTAGCATCATATAAATCATCTCTATTTGACTGTCGTAGTTTTCTTTCAATACCAACTACATCTAATCCACCTCTATTCAGTCCACCTGGTACAAACCAAGGATGAGCAATCTTATCATTGAATGCAAATACTCCTGGAATAACTACTGATGCTGGTACATTGACATTTTTTCCCAATGCATTATCAGCAATTTTAAGCCAAGGCCAATACATAGCAGTATAACTACTATTTCTAGTAGCGGCTTCAGTTGTTACAGTTGTAATTGAACTATTATGAATAACAGGATCAACCAATAAGAAACAATCACCTCTACCTTCTACCATTTCAATCGCTTTTGTAACGACTGCATTATGATTGGCTTCACCATCAATAAGTCCAGGTATCATTAATAAATTAATATTATATTCATCTGAATTTGCTAACATATATATAGCATCTTCGTATGATGTTTTACCATTATCTCCTGTACCCATATCAAATCCTTGAGTATTTGTTGAATTAATATTTTCATAGAAATTATTAGATGATGCTGTGAATGTAAATCCACCTGGTGCAACTGTTGTTCCACAATATCCATTCGTTCCACCTGCAAACGAACCACTACCAACATTTGGCAATGATGCTGATAATGAAGCTAGTCTAACATTACCATTTTCATCTAAATAATCAATTGTAGTTTTAACACCTGATACCCATACATATTTAGAACTATTTGCATATGATCCAGTGTATGTTAAATAAACATCAGTAGTTCCAGAACCACCAATTGTAGCATCTTGATCACCAATTATTTTAGAAATATAGTTATTAGAATTTGGGTCTAATGTTAAATTACTCCATGATTCTAAAATTTGTTTTCTATTATTTCTATCATCACCTTTTCTAATCAATAATGAGAATGTACCTTTACTGTTGTTTCTGTTAGATATTTCCCATTGAATATTATGTGCAGAACCAGAATCCAATAAATTGTCAGTTTTTAATGATGAGCTACTATTCATAATAGCACCATCTGATATGGTATTCAATGTAAATGATGCACTAGTTATGTTTTGATAGGCGGCTCCCACTGTACTTCCATTTATTGGTACTCTAGCTGTTGCCCCTGTATATGAACCAGCCAATGTTCTTATTACCGTTAATTTTCCACTATGTTTTAGATAATGTTCTGCTGTATGTGATGTTAAAAATTGGTAATATCCACTACCACTTTTGAATGTATCACCGAATATTTGAACAAATTCGCCATATGAACTTACATTGATAGGAACCATTGCTGGTCCTTTTACTGTAGGTCCTATAATAGCCGCACCAACAGCAATTGGAGCTGATGGGATGTACGATTTATCGATTTCATTAATAAATACCCCTGGTGATAATACTTTTTCTGTTGACATTTTATGTTCTCCGTTAAGAATAAAAATTCATTATATTAATAAATATAGTGTTACTTCATTTAAACAATAAATTTATTTTGTTTTTTTAATAAATTCTTGAGTTTCTAATCTTATTTCACCTTCACCGTATTTATTTAAAATCTCTTGTGTTAAGGCTGATTGATTTTCCCTTATTAACATAAGTTCTGTTGTTAATTTATTCTTTTTATCGTCTAAATCTAACTTTTGAACTTCTAGTTGACCTAATGCAAGTGTTATGTTTTGAATTGCATTAAGTGATTCTGTTAATTTTGTTGTGTACACCTCGTTCATTTTAACTGTATTTGTGTTTTCTTGAACTTCTGTGTTTTCTATTTTTTCGTTTTTTGGCATGTTGACCTCTTATTTTATTTTATTTATATTACTGTTTCACTACCAAACACAACTTTTCGTGTTGTTGTATTTGACTTTATTTGCGAAATTTTCTTTGTTATATCTGAGTTTATATACTCAGGCAATAAATATGCATTTACTGTTACTGTAAATGTTGACTTTATTAATCGTTCTTCTCCAGCACTTATTGAGTTATCATTAGATATACTATCTACTACACTTAAAAATTTATGTGCAGTGTTATAACCCCAATATTTATTGCTCTGTTCAATGAATGCTTCTTGTATGATATTCATCTGTTCTATATATGCAGTCCATACCATAAAATCATATGGTATTGTAACATAATCTGGAACTGATGTCACTATCATCTTTTTAACTGGTTTTTCATCATACAGTTGTGAGAATCTTGTATATCTATTATCAAATGCTTTTGATGTTGATCTCACTACAGTTGTTCCATATTTTCGATGTATATCATGTTCATATCCATATGGTGATAGATCATTCTTCTCAATGCTGTTTCTTTTAAATGTAATAAATGGTGGTTGTATTGTACCATTTTTGTCTTTTAAAACACCATTACGTCTAGCCTCTACCCAACGCTCTCTATCACTATAAAACGTCGGTATTGGTACTGTTTTGTTCGCCTCAGGTACATGTATAGCCATGACTTCATTGATGTGTCCTAGTATAGTTTCATCAATATCTTGTAATGTTATTGCATAGTCACCTTTTACATTTACATTCTGTTGTCCACGTATTTCTTTAGTTGTATTCTTAGTGGATACTTGATCAGCTCTATTAATGTTAGATTTGTTATGTGTTTTTTTATGTGTTATATTTTTTACAGCCATTTTATTTCTTAATTAAATTTATCAGCGGCTTCCAACTGTTTTATTTGTACTTCAATATCATGTAAGTATTTTTTATTGAATTTTAACATTTCTTTCGTTTTACCACCTTTATTTCCACTTAAATCTTTGATGGATTTTTCAAGTTTTGTTTTCATCTCATTTGCCACTCGTAATGCAACTGTCACTTCATCATATAATATTTCATTAACCGCATTATTATTATCTTCTTGTTCTGTTATTATTAAGTCATTCAATTTTGTAATTCGGGTTTTCTTTATTACTAATCCTTCTGTCACCAATTCAGATTTCTTTTTCTGTTCCATTCCTTTGATGAGCTTTGCAACAAGTTTACCATTAACATCATCATACATTTCATGTGATCTACCAACCTGACCAGTAAATTTTTTACCATTAGTCCTATCGAATTGTACCGTGCCATTTGGAGTTTCTAATTCAAATTCACCAAATCCCATATGTTTTAATTCTGAATTTGGTAAAATACGTTGACAAAAATTTACAAAGCTACTATCAACATACCACTTTTTCCCATATTTAAAATGATGTCCTCCACCTTCATTTAACTTTTGAATTTCTTCTTTAATTATCTCTCTTAATTTTGTTTCTGTAAGTTTCATATTCTTATTCAGTTCTTTCTTCAATTTGTAATGACGCTATTCTAACTCGATGTGCCAATACTTTAATTTGATGTTTATAGTCATAATGACCAGCAATCAATTGTGGTTCTGTTACTGATCCTATTTCAAAATAAAAATTATTCCATTCTATAATATCACCAATTTCTGGTATGAAGTTGGCATTTGATAATGCTTCTCTGTGAAAGAGTGCTTCAATATTTGTATTCAAATCTGATCCAACTTCTGTACTATCTACTTCTGGTGCCTCGTATTTAATAAGACAATTTATTCTAAATGCTTTATTATAATATTTAACTTGTGATTCACCATATAAATTTGTATTTGTATCATTAATAAGAATCTTATAAATATCAATAAATTGCCCCACCATGTCATCGATAAGTTCCTCATTAATGGAATCAAACATGTAGATTTCTTTTGGTGATGTAAAAAATGGTTTTTCAATTGGCATATTAATACGATTTAACACCTCTAATTATACGTGATACCTCACTGACAGACTTTTGTGCGTTTTTTATTGCAGTATTGAATTTTTTACGCTCCCCATCTGATATATTAGTTGGTGGTACTATGTCCTCTAATTTTCCATAAATTTCACCCAATTCTTTCATTCCAGATTTCAATCGTAATTTTGGAATTATCTCATTCAACTTTTCAAGTTCTTCTTTGATTATCTCTTTTAATTTTGATTCTGTTAGTTTCATTTTTTGTTCTCCTAAACTCGAATTCTTTCAAGTTTCAAATTATGCAATTCTGCTATATTATTATTATCTATCATTACAATGCACCCCAATCAAGAAAATTATATAAAAATATAAATGGTATGAACCCGTCTACATACATCAAAAGTGGAATTTTATTCATGATCTGTTGTAGTGCTTCTGCGTCTTCAGCTTCTTTTCGTGCTTTTTCATTCAAAGATACTGATTCTAAAAATTCTTTTAGTTCTTCTGCTAAATCTGACTTCTCTTCTCTACCCTCAGCTTTCAATGATTCACCATCTAATTGTAATTCTTGATCTGGGATTGGAATTGCTGAATATTTACTTCTTATGATTCCCAATAATTCTTTTGATAATGCTAATGTATATTTTCTAATCCATTGTCTACCTGATGCATTTATTGAATTATATGTAATAAACTTATATGGTGCATTTGATGGATTACTTGTTTTACCAGTTGTTGCTGATGATGTTGTAGTTTGCATATCTGATTTTAGATAATATTCAAACCATATTTTACTTCCTGAATCACCAGTTGTTGGTAATGGAAATATTCTTAAATTGTTGTTTGTGATTTCAAATGAATATGCTGATTTTCTTACTTTATCATTTATTTCAATTGATTGTGCTCTTATGATGTCATATGATATAGGTCTCATTACAAAACTAACAGCTGGTGATGATCCACCAAATCCATACATATCAAGCATCTGTCTTTGATCATAGTTACCACCATATGGATCATAATATCGTGTCATAGATGCCATACCATCATTAAATACTCTATGAATCATTAATCTACCAGATGACTCTGATACATTTGCCCATAATGTTTGCAAATTATAATCTTGTTCACCATTGACCAATGTTATATATCCACGTTTCATATCAATATTACCACCAATACCAATCGCTTGTCCATATTGTTCTGATAATGTTATTGTCATACCCATATTTGGATTATGTGGTTCTTTTACTTCAGTTCCTAATGATCCTGATATTCTATCTTCTGATCCATATGAGTCCCACATCCAATTTCTAATATTATAATTATTTATATGTAGTGAATATTCTGATATAGCTTCTTCAAAACATGCGTAAATTGATGAACTTGGCATCTCAATTTCCATAACTGGAAATCCTAATCGTCTTGCAGTCCATTTACACACATCAACACTCTCTGACAAGAATGTTTGATCAGTATTATATATTAAAAATGGTGTATCATCTTGTGCTGATGTTGTTATTGTTGGGTCTGCATATCTATATGCGAATTTTGTATTTGTGTCTGACATTGTTTATTTAATTCTTAAATATAATTTGATATTGGTGTTTTACTTGAAAAATTATTCTTTGGTATGAATTTCTTCATATATCGTAATATTGAATCGGTAGAAGCTACATCAGATTTTGCTGTTATTACAATATCATGTCCTTCCCAATGTGCCATATCCATTCCACCCATTCCCATCTTTTCTAATAATTTACCATCCGTTGTTAATAATTTACCACTTAATGATTTTTTATAATAAAATGCTTCTATTACTTTTTTATCTTTAGGTGTCAATGCCTCTTTCAACAACTGAATTTCTTCCTTAATAATCTGTCTTAATTTCGATTCTGTAAGTTTCATTTAATATGCTCCAATTATATATGTAATAATTTTTTCCATTGACTATGCAGTAATGATATTGAATTGGGTCTTATATTACCATATTGCACATTATCCCAATCCCTAACACCTGACGCTGACATTGATTTTGCTACTTTAACTCTAAATTCATTTGGTATCGTTTCATCTTTCCAATTCACTAAACTAACATCAATCCACGGATTTGGTCTTGTTGATTTAATCACCTTAACTTTTAATTTCAATCCACGTAAATCATGTGAAGACAAATAAGTCTTCAATTGTTTACCATATTCAACATAACCCTGCCACTCCTCTTTTGAGATGGCTTCATCCAATTCTTGAAATTCTCCTATTACAATATCTTTTAGTTTCATTTAATATGCTCCGATTGGTTAATTATATAGAAAATACAATATATATATAAATATAGAATAAAAACATTAAAACAACAACTTTTTTCACTTTTTTTCATTTTTTTTTGTTTTTCTTCATATAAAAAAAGGGAACTACGTTAATAGCTCCCTTTTTGGTTTATTTCAGATTAACTAACCAACTATATAAGTGTTATTATTATACAGTTTCTAGTCCATGACAGAAGATTTTACCATAGAATTCTGGTCGAACCATTTTCTTAGCATATCTTGTCATCACACCTTTTCTTGGTGTGAAGTTCTTAGGATCATAAACTAGTGGTGACATTAACAATGGCACATATGGTGCATATACAGCTCCAGTTTCAAAGAAATTACTTCCTCTAAATCCAACCAATATAGCATTCTCTGTCATATAAGGATTCTTATAAACAGTCCATCTGTTTTTCAATGCACCAATTGCTGATACACCCATAGCGAATTGTTCTTTTGTACCATCTGTATCAGCATGGAATCCTGGAATAGATTCGATAACTGTTGCAACAGTTGGAGAACATACTAAGAAGTTTGCACCACCACGTAATGTTAATTTATGAATGTTGTTTGACACTCTTTGAATTCGTTGTCCAAGAGTTTGATACCATTCGGCTTTCGTGTAAGCATATGCCGCTTGTGATACTGAATCACCAGCAAATGTACTTGAACTAGATACCCAATCGTAACCAACTTTAGCTGACCAATAATCAACTGTTACAGCGTCAAGCAATAACATATCAATTATTTCCAAATCAATTTCCATTGAGATGTATTCACTCAAGATAGAAGTTAATTCAGCTTCAGCATCAACAGCGTGATATGCTGTTAAATCTTGTGCAATTTCTGGTGTCCATACAGCTTTCAACTTTCTAGTTTTAGCAATGATCGTTTGAGATTTTAACTCAAGATTGATCTCTGGAATTGCAATATCCGTTTCAGGATTGTTTGCTGTACCAGTAGATTCAAAATCACCTCTTGTAATGTCAGTAGGTTGTTTCAAGTAATCAATACTTAAACTAGCAGTTACTGCATCACCAGATGCTCCAGATACAAAGAATACAAAGTTGTTTCCTGATATCGCATGGAACTGTGATAATGATCCTTTAATGTTTCCAGTTGTTTGTACATTGTACGCTCTAATAGCTTTTTCATCAGCTCGTGGAAATGATGATTTTGGTATAGCAACCTTCCACCAGTTTCCACCAGCGGCAATCGCATTAGATTGAGATACTTCAGTATCATAATTCCAATCATCAACACCATCAGCCGCAGATGCAGTTGTTAATGTTGTTATTGTAAGTGATGATTGAGATACAGTGTATCCATATCTACCAACACCATATAAACCATTTACACCGTAAGGGGCACTTGATCCTGATGGAGTATTAGGTCCAGTTTTACCATAAAAAGATTGATCTGCTGTGATGTTACCTACAGTATTTCCATATTTGAAATCTAAGTAGAATACCAATCCAGATGGTAAGTTCATCGGTTGTACTGATACAAAATCCTGTGCCGCAATGTCACTAAAGATTCTTCGTACCAATGGTAATGCTACACCTGACCATTCTTCTGAATTAGCCGATGTTCCTGTTGAAGTTGCTTCTTGTACTAACTGTTTCGCTTGATTTTCAAGTAATACAGCCATGCTTGATTTGTCATAATCAGATTTTAGACCCTCTAATAGTCCATAACCATCCCATTTGTCAACCAATTCTCGTGCAACATCAACCATTTTTCGTGTTTCTGTTAAGCCTTTTAAAGCTTCATTTAATTGTTGTCTCATTACAATTTTCTCCGTTTGTTATATTTTTAACTAATAATACCAGCTAGCTTTTTAAATCTTTTAGCTATCTCTGATGTTTCGTTAATTATTTCTTCACTTTTTTTAGATTTTGTAGATTTTGTTTTTCTAGATGATCCACCTGGAAGTACATGTTCTTTCAAAGATTTCTTTCTATCGATAGATGTATTTTTCTTATACGATTCTAACAATACTGAATATGCTAACTTAATCTCACGAGTTGTATTTGTTCTATCGAACGTTTCAACAACTTGCATTTTTGAATCTTTATCCAAATTAAACATTTGAAATACTTTGTTAGTATATAAAAGTTTTGCATTCAACATGTTAATCTCATGCAATTTATCTTTTAAGAATACAACAGCTTCCTTATGTTCTTCTAATTCAGATTCTAATTCAGTGTATTTAGTTTTAAGCTCTTCAAGTTCTTCTTCGTCATCTTCTTCATCGTCATCGGAATAATCCATATCTTCGTCATCTTCTTCTTTGAATAAGTTTTCGTCAATATCATATTCTTCTTCATCTTCGTCATCGTCAGAATATTCATCTTCGTCTTCTTCTTCATTAATGTCCTCATCAACTTCTTCTTCATCATCTAAGTCTGCATTTACATTATCGATTTCAGCATCTAATTCATCGTCATCGGAATATTCTTCGTCATCTTCTTCATTAATGTCTTCATCAGCATCTTCATCGATGTCTTCATCAATGTCTTCATCAACTTCTTCATCAACTTCTTCGTCAACTTCTTCATCAACTTCTTCATCAACGTCCTCGTCAACATCTTCGTCGAATGATTCCTCATCTTCATCCTCATCACCCATTTCATCTTCATAATCTTCATCGTCATCTTCTTCTCTCAATTTAGTTGATAAGATAGATCGTAAGTGTGGTTCAAATGCTTCTTGTAATTGCATCTTTGCGTTTTCTAAAGCAACGGCTTTTATTGATTTTGCATCGGCGATTGCTTCCTTTAATATGTCACTCATATTCGTGTTCTCCTGATTCTTTATATATCTTGGAAGTACAATCATTCGGTTGGATTGTAATGGTATGTTTTTATGTCTTTAGACACCGTATAAGGTACAACGGTGTATTTTATTGTATATTAATAAATATATACTACTTAATTTTTTTGAATGAAATAATTCATTTTATTTTCATTTTTGTTAAATAACCACTATTATGTTACGTTATTTGGAAATTCACTTTTAGGAAATATCTTTTTAAAGTTCTTTTTAGCTGTTCATCCACTTATATTCCGATACCCAACGATCAAGGTCCTTTATCATAGCTCGAATTTGCTTCATTCCTTTTGAATTATCAGACGGATCAATATATCTAGATGTTAATGCTCTAATTTCTTTTTGTCCAAAAAGTTGATGGGGTCCTCTCCTTTTCCACGATGCGTCTAATTTCTTTGTAACGGCTCTTATATCTCGTAGTACAGCTTTTGGGTCAGCAGTTTGGTTCAATTTTTGAATTTCTTCTTTAATAAATTTTCTCAATTTTGACTCTGTAATTTTCACTGTTGATTCATTTCTACCTTTGGTTGACCGACCTTTATTATACTCAGGGTCAAGCTTTCCCATCCTAATTAAAATATCTCTTAACATTTCTCTATCAACTGAATCATATCCAATTTCAAAATTTGGTTTCTTTTTTAATAATACTGAATACGCCGCTTTTATATCGTTCACTTTTAGAATTCTTTTCTTTTTATCTGGATAAACTCCTTTTGGCCCATAAAAACCATTCATATATTTAACAAATTCTTTTAATTCTGATTCTATAAAATTCATTTTTGACTCTTTTTTTAGTCTACTTTTTTCTCGTCTACCACGATTTTTAGACTCTGCTTCAAATCCTGTTATTTTTCCTTTTTTATGTGATGCATCTTTACAGTCACCATTTCCATACGTGCCTTTATCTCTGTTATATTTATTTAATTCAGCTCTATATTTCTTTGATTTATCAGATGATTGAAATTTCTTATATTCATCTTTATAATCACGTTTAGCTTTTTCATCCAAACTAAATAATTTATCCTTATCTGACTTACTCACTTTTTGACGTTTTTTACCTATTTGACTTTGTTTTGTTATATTGAATATATTTTTCATAATTTATTTATCTTGGTGGTTTCGATTCCCAAGGTCCCCAAACTCCAGTTTCTACTATTTTCTTTCGTGCTTCTTCTTTTGTATATTTATAAATTTTAGCGTATCCTTTAACTGGAATTCCACCCAATCTATAATATAAATCTTTAGATATACTAAATTCGTTACCATTACTATAGTCTTCAACCTTATCGCCTACCTCTAACCAACAATGACCAAATGGTTTTCCATCTGTTTGTAATATGGCAACACCATGACATAATAAATACTTCTTATTTGAATCAGTATATAATATGTGATTACAGTTAGCTTGATAACAATCGCCTGCCATTTTATTTCTTTACCATACTCCAATATAAATTTGCAAGTTGATTTATTTTTAATTTATTTAATTTTACCTTCATTGGGTCTTTGACTTTATTCCACACCAACATAATTCCGTTAGCTGTTTGAGCATCTACTAATACTCCATTTATCTTTTGTGCTTGATGATTATCCACAATAGATTTCACTTTCATCAATACATCTGACATTTTCACTTCTTCATTCAATTTTTGAATTTCTTCTTTGATAAGTTTTCTTAATCTTGATTCTGTTAATTTCATATATATACCTCTTATCTAGTTTTATTCAATTTCAATTTAATACTATTGACATTTTTTCGTGATTGAGCTATATCAAATTTATTACCTCTATGCTCCGTACGTTGTAATCCTTTGTAATGCCAACCTAACTGCCATGCCCAATTTTTATCCACATTTGTATACCCATGACGCTTATTATTCCAACCATCCATGAAGGTATCAAAAACTTCAGTGTCTGGATTCTTAACCTTTAATGATTTGAGAATATCAGCTTTTGGTTTTGGTGGTTTATAATCCAGATCATATTTTTCATTCAACTTTTGAATTTCTTCTTTAATAATTTTTCTTAATCTTGATTCTGTTAATTTCATATTATTACCTCCAATTACAGTTTCATATCCTTTTCATATTTTTTAATATCATTAAGAGACAACCACTCTGGTTTTTTCTTCAATTTATCATGAATTGCATACATATATTTTATATGGTCTTTTCCACCCCAAAGGTTTCTGATACTTCGACCTCCAAACCCTAAATAATATTCACAATCTTGTTGCAGTCTACTCAACAATTTATATAAAAATGTCGGATCTAATGAAATCCCCGACATATCCAATTTTTCTACTAAATTCAATTTTTGAATTTCTTCTTTAATAATTTTTCTTAATCTTGATTCTGTTAATTTCATAATTTTATTCCTAACTTTTCCAATCTTCTTTTTATTATTGATCTAACATCAACATTTGGATTAGAGCCATACTTGACATCATCAAGTTCATCCCATAATCCATCATCAGAAAATGGTAATTTATTCATTGCATCATCAACTGTCATTTTCTTTTTTAATAATAATCTCAATTCTGATTTAGCATCTTCAACAGTATCGGGATTGTGTGAAAATATATCACCATTATAAGAATCATTCAACTTTTGAATTTCTTCTTTAATTAATTTTCTTAATCTTGATTCTGTTAATTTCATATTTTTATTTTCCTTAACTTCTTCTGTTTTTGGTATGCGAAACGTCACTATTTTTTTACCATTTATCGTTGGCATTCCATGCTCATCTTCTGATATAGTTTTTATTACTACTTTTTTATTTTTCCACTTTCCCATAAGAATTGTGTCACCAATTTTCACATCAATCTTTATCATTTTAAATTACCAATCCCAACCCAATTGTGATTGTGTTCGTGCGAAGTTTTCCATAGCCTCATCTGGTGTAAATGTTTTCATATCTTTTGGATTCCAAAATTTATTAAATTCTTTAATTGGCATTCCTTTTTTCGCCCATTTTGTCATACCCAATACCATCATTTGCCAATCTTTTACTATATTACCATCAACAACCCATGCATGTTTATATCGCTTACCTTTACTAATCCATTCATTTTGAACTGTACCATATACTATTTTGATCTTTTTACTACCAAGATTTTTATATGCAGTTTTAAATGCATAAGATACACATTCACCACATGCTATTGTTGATGCTTCATTTAATAATATATTCTTTAATTTTATCACCTAACCATTTCTGGAATTTCCAATTGAATCTCCATATGCAATTGATAATGGTAATAATTTTCTTATCGGTAAATCAATTGTCAATACATTCACTTTCATATCAGGGTTCATTAATAAAGCAGATAACCATCTGTGATGTCCATCTATTATATACAAATCCTCACTTGCAATAAAAAATGTCTGAGATACTAAAAATTTTGTTGATCCTTTAACACCAAATTTTTTCATTGGTTCTACTATTTTACTAAAATATATTTGCTTTTGAATTGGTTTTAATTTTTTTGCTGATACCTGTCTTATAGATACACTAATCACATCATCACTTTTTTCACCATCTTTTAATCCACGCTCTAAAAAATCACGAGCCTCTCCACCTTTTAATCCACTTGGAAATGGGTTCTTTCCACTAAAAGTTTTAGAAAATGGTTTAACAACATCAATATATCCCTTTTCCAATTTACGTTGAAATTCTTTTACATCATTATCATTAATAACGGGCATATCTTTACGTTTTGTTTTACCCAACGATGCTTTTTTTGCCGCAAAGTTAAAATTCTTATCAAAGTTGGTAATTTCACTAATATCCCAACCCTTTTTCTTTGCAAACGCACGAGCAGTATCAGGTTTTGTAGAAGCTATTTCCAATGTCCCAGCACTTTGTCCACCTTCAATTTTTTCATTCAGTCTTTGAATTTCTTCTCGAATGAGTTTTCTTAATTTCGATTCTACTAATTTCATTTTCTATATCTCCAATTAATAATCAGTAGCATTCTTTTCTTTGATTGCTCTATATTTTTCCTTTAGTTTTCCGTAATTTCGTAATTCTCTAAGTTTCTCAGATTTCTTTTTATAGTATGATTTTTTCTTAATATCAATCATCAGTCCACTCTCTTTTACCATTCGCTTAAAATCACTCAATGCCCTACTGATATTGCCATTGTATACATGTACAGACAATCCAGTGAACTCCATAGTTTGTTTCTTTCGTCTGTTGTTGTTATGATTGTGATTTCTTTTCTTATGTTTTTTCATTATTCCTCTTGTTTATGTCTTAAAATTGTATCTTTTGACCTTCTGATCGATAACCTTTTTTGATTGTTTTAATTACCCATTGGAACATATACTTAATATCTTCTGTCATATCTTCTCGTTTCCAACTAAATCGTTCCTTTTTGAGTTTTTTACTATTATATGGTTCTTTATAGCTAAAAAATATAAAATTACCTTTCAGTGTAATCAATTCAAAATCATATACTTCTTCCCAAGTACTATCTGTTTCAATTGCTGATATATTGTCTTTTTGTGATTTTTTGATATATTTATTTGCAAGGTCCATTTTTTTCTTTAATGATTTTTCAGTCCAACTTTCATTTAAATTTTGAATCTCTTCTTTAATGATTTGTCTTAATTTTGATTCTGTAAGTTTCATTTTTATATTGCTCCCCACACTTCTTTCCAATTTTCAATTTTTTGTTTTAATTGAGCCTTTAAATGAAGATCATCAACATTACGTCGTAACGTTAATAGTTCGGGTGGTGAATGTCCAAAATACTCATTAATATCATGTATTGCAATATAAAATTTATATAATTTCTTATTTTTCAATATATCATTTGCAATTATAGCTCGTGCTTTAGTATGATTATTATGTTTTGTATAATTTTTAATTTTTGATATCATTGATGCATCTACTGTAGTATTAGATTCAGTTAATACTTCATTTTGAATAAGTTTTACTAATTTCATAATTTTATGTCTCCACACTCCTGAACCAAAGTTTTTCATTTTGATTATATTTCTTAAATATACCATCTACTTTTTTTCGAAGCATTTTCAAATCCTTCGTAATTTCTTTTGCTTGTGAATGTCCTTCATCATCACCTGAAAAATTCTCTGAATTTACTGCTGAAATTGTATCACGTATTAATTCATTTATATGATATCGTGCATTTTCTAAAGTGCCTATATCACCACCTTCTTTCAATAGTTCTTCTTTAATGAGTTTTCTTAATTTTGATTCTGTTAGTTTCATTTTACATATACCCCACTGCGATCTGACCAACCACTAAATCAGCCCCATCTGCATATTTTTTATTTATAATTACAATCTTCTTACCTTTATATTTTATAGTATAATGTGCCTCTGGTCGTAATGAAAAATCAACATTATTTTTACCAAATTTTGATTTTAAATCATCACCCATGTTCATCAATGATTTAGATTTTGCTATATTACCTATAAACGATAAAGTTGAATCAGTTTCATTCAACTGATGAAGATATTCTCGAATAAGTTTTCTTAGTTTTGTTTCTGTTAATTTCATATTTTTATTTCCAATTCTTTATATATTTAATGTAGGTATCCTTTATTTCTTTTATATTTACCAACTTTATTCTTTCCAGCATATTGTTGATCTTTAGGTTTAAAGCGGTCCCGAGCTTCATAATCAATGATCCACGTGATAAAATACATTTTCCAACCCTCAATATCTTTACCCTTTAACGCTGAACTAGTAAATTCTTTAAATCCTACGTCTTTAGGTCCACCCTTAGGTCCAATAAGGAATTTTTGAAATTTTATAGCATCACCCTTTTTCCACGGTTTAGTTGAATATACTTTAAATCGCATATCATAGTCAAAAATACCAGATGCCATTTTTACAGTAAATTTATATACATCTGGAAATTTCAGTTGTATATCTGAATCTGATCGATTTTTAGATTTATGATCATAAAAATCAGCATCTGAATATTTTTTAGCACGAGGATAGCCAACTTCTTTTAACAACTCTTCTCGAATAAGTTTTCTTAATTTTGATTCTGTTAGTTTCATTTTATTTCTTTATCATCCTTTCATCATACCTTTAAGTTCTTTTTTAATCATCTTCGCTTTTTCACCACGCCAAGTTGATGCATTAGATAAAAAGTATGCCACAATCGATAATCCTGAATCCATGTAATAGTTATCCTTAATTGAATCCAATGTAGACATTGCTTCTAAATATGGTTTTGCCGCATAATTTACTTTTTTCCAATCTTGTGAAATCTCACGAGCAATTTGATGTAATGGTCTATTACCTTCTATGAGAATACTTTTTATTTCTTCTTTAATGATCTTTCTTAATTTTGTTTCTGTTAATTTCATCTTATTAATCTCCAGTTAATCAGTTTCGTTTTCACCAGCATCTTTGATTGCGTCAGCTTCATCAAAGAATTTCTTTTTATTGTCACCTTTTAATTGATTTGGTGATGTGATATTATACTTTTTCATTAATGCTTTGAAGTCATCTGCATAATCCTCATTGATTTTGCCGTCATCTTCATCATCTTTTTTTAATTCTTTGATATCATAATATTTTCCCAAAGTGAATCCTATATTCTCATATAAATCAACCATTCGTTCTTGCAATGAATGTGCATCTTTGGCAGTCTTTTTAAACTCTGTAACATGTTTATCCATCGTTTTCATATTTCGATTTATTGATACTTTGTCAAACCAATCTGCATCAGTTTCAGCCAATATATGACCTTTTGCACCATCCATAACTTCTACCAATTGAGATGCAACTTCCATAATGCTCTGTTCTCTATATATAGATTTACCTAATTCAGAATACATAGATACACTTTCCATGACTTTTTTCTTATCAATTTTTGGTTTATCGTCATCCAGTGAAAAGGATTCGTTTATTATTTTCTTTAATTTAATCATTTTGTTTCTCCGATCAATTTTCGAATTGCTTCTCTAATTGTATTTCTTAATTTTTCTTCTGATGTTTTGTGTTCCAGAAACTTCTTGGCTAGATATCGTTCTCTACCATATTTTGATTCAGTTCGTTTTCGTTTCACTGATTTTGGCATTGATTCATAATCTTCTGACATATTATTATTTACGAACCACGTCACACGTCTTACATCAGAATTATATATTTTTTTATATTTGTTTTCTTCCAATGTTTTCATCCACTTATGAACTTCTTTAATTCTTATTTTATTCATCTGATTGATCCCCCTCGTTGACCTTTAACATTTGATTTTTGTGCTCCTATTCGATCAAAATTTCCTTTTCTACCACCATGTTTTTTTCTTGATATAGTTTCAATTTCTTTTGAATTTGCAATATCTTGAATCATTTTCATCTCATCTCTAGTACCTTTTACTTTACCTGAAGATGAACTCGTAATAACATCAAAAAAATCATACGCTCCTTGTACAATATCACTCGCCATTAGTCTCTTTATTTTAAGTTCAGTTTTATTTAACATTGTTGCAAATTCAGTCACCCTATTTGCTGATAATCGCTGTGCCTCTGGTGTTGAATATGGTACAATCTCATTTAATTTTTGAATTTCTTCTCTTATAATTTTTCTTAATTTTGATTCATCCATATTCTTATTTTCTTTCCTAGTATCTCGTTTCAATGAATATCTAACATCACTCTTTTTTACCCATTTACCATATCTTGGGTCAGCTTTACCAGACCAATCAAAAATCATTATTCTATCAATAACACCATCTTTAGCACTACCTTCACTCTCATATGATGATATCGCATTTTTCATCTTCAATACATATCCAAGTATAACATCAGCACCTACAGTTCTACCTTGATTCTTTCCTCTATATACATCTCGTGCAATTGAATATTTTGGATTTATTCTTAAATATATCACTGTTACATTAAACCCATCTGCTTTAATCTGTTTTATTTTTTTCAATAATGGTCCTGGGTGTGCCGCTGTAGTATCAACAATTAGAAAGTTTCCAGCTTTCTTTATTTTAGTATCAAATGTAATAGCAGATTCAGCTTTAGCAAATGATCGTATATCAAAATAATTAGTATAATATGGTGGTTTAAATGTTTTATAAAAAAATTTAATTCCTTTATCCTTATTATCATTCCACCATTTAGCAGTTATTGGATGGTCAACTTCTTTACCTTGATTTGTTGTATAATTTGCGTTTTTACTGAATTCTAATACTTCATGATCACTACTAGTACCTAATAAATATTTATAATGATTAGTTGCAACTTCATATTGAAATTTACCAATAGTAACATCCGAATTTACTGTTTTATAACCACTAAATCCAGAGAAATATTTCTTTATATCAGTTTCAATAAAAGTTGATTTACCAGCGGCTGGTAGTCCCATTAACACAATGCATTGTTTCTTTAAATCACTTTTAAATTCACGTAATTTCATATTTCTATTTTTGATCTTCTACATATTTTGCTAATGCTGACCATAATGTGAATAATAGATCAAATTGTCTTTTATTTAATCTACTATAATCATCTTGTTTTATTTTCTTGAGCATATCAGTTAGTTTATTTTCAACATTTCGCTTTAATGATTTATATGAATATTTACCAACACCAGGTACTATTACATCACCATCTGAGAGCCCAGCTTCACTCAATAAGACACTTTGTATAAATTTCCGTATATACTCTTCATCTTTCTTAACTTTCTTCGGTAGGCTCTTTGTTTTAGTTGTTACGAAATCTTCTACATCTGCTTTTTTAGTATCATTGGCGGCATCCTTAACATCTTTAGTTACTGATGATGCTTTTCGTTTTCCACTCTGCACATCTTTTACAATTGCAAAGAATTTCTGTTGTTGTTTTGATTTAGCTGGCATATCTTTATATTAATCGTCAAATCTAATTGGATTTTTTATATCCAAGTGTGTTTGTATTTGTACTATAGCACTTTTAATTACGCTTATATCTTTCGCAATTGCATCCTTAACATTTTCCATTTCATCTTCCATTTCATCAATATTAGCTTTATTAGCATCCACTACTTTGGTTAATTCACCTATTGCTTTTCGATTCTCATCCACTCCGTATTTAACCGAGTATCCACTATTTAATATACTACCTAGTGAAATGACAAAAGCACCCACTATTAAAAACGTTCTTACTGATCTACTCATCTCTGTTTTCCCCATTGTTTTTACCCTTTATATTCTATTAAGTATTTATTTGGTATTTCAAAACCTGTTATAATTGCATCTAAGCTATTAAATCCAATACAATTACCATATAAATTAACTTTTTCATTGATATATGATCTCATCGCTAATTTCTCCAATGGTAATAAATCTAAATAAAACTGATCTTTTAATATATCTTTTGATACTGTTAATTGTTTTTCTTTAACAACGTCATCCTTCATATCATAAATTTCTTTAACATATTTTTTATATACTGACATTTATTTCCTTATTCACATCTCATTATGTTATTTAATACGGATTCAACTTTATGATATTTGTTCTTTTTAATATCATGTCGTGTACCTTCGTGTAGTGGATTCATAAACGCACCTTGTGTGCTTGGATTACTTACAAAGTCCCAACATAGAATTTCAAAATCATCTTGTACTGCAACAGCATCTTCATCACCTTCAGCTAGTTTTTCAACACTACCAAGACCTCTTGATGATATACCAAGTCTTATTCCTGATTTGAATAATTCTTTTAAAATGTTTCCAGCTGGTGTGCTTAATATTTCAATCTTACCAACCAAGTCATTGCCCTTCCATTTCAATTCCATTACATTATGAGATACATTTGATAGATTTACAGTCGTTGATTCTGGATGATCCAATTCACCTAGTGCTCTCTTTTCTGCAATATTCACTTTCATATATTTGTCAACTTCTCTCATTAAAATCTTTTTAGGATATACACGTTTATTTTGATTCAATGAATCAGCTCGTTGTAAAACTCCAGATACAATTAACTTACCATGTTTATCAATTGATTCATTAATTTGTTGTGTATCTATATGAAATGGCATACAATCTACTAATAAATTTTTATTATCATTCATTTTTATATTCTCCAATTACGATTTGTTTAATTTTGCAATTACATATCCAGAATTAACTAAAATCCGTGTAAATTGACCCTTTACAATATCACCTTCTAATATTGTCATAGGATCACCAGATGTGAAACTACCATCTGTTGCATAATCATCACCTAATACGGTAATCATTTTCACACTAGCATTTCCATTTACAGCTTGCACTTCATTATACGTATTAGTATATGTTATACTACCAGAAAGCACTTGGAAATCGGGTTGCCCTCTTTCCCATGTTGACATACCATCTGGTATCATTTTTTTACTGTCATTTGGGTCCACTTTATATCCCATTTTTATTTTCTCCTAAAATTATCCGTTGTCTTTATTTAGTTCGTTTCTAATAAATTTACGTAATTGTTTTTCAACTAAGTCGTATCCTTCAATTGCACCACCTTTTTTAGACATCTTTTTTAAATTCTTTTTTACTCTACTGCTTTTTTTATCTTTTGAAAATGCATTTGGTGTATTGTAACTACCACCTACACTACCAGTTGTATTTGCTTCTTCAACTTCCTCTTCTTCTTCAGTAGTCAATAATATATTTTTAATCATTTCTCGTATTTGTGCATCAGTCATATTATTTTGCCACCCTTTTCAATTCATCTGATAATTCATAATATCTCATTATCTGAATTACAGTTTTGTCATTTACGTGTTTTCGTTTCTTATCTAATAAGCAAAATTTATTAATCGATTTAATTGCTTCATTTAATTTAATTCGTACAATCTTATTATCAACTAATTTATATTGTGATCTCAACGTCTTTTTTAATGATGGTAGAATTTTAATGATATATTCTTTTAATGAATTTTCATTTGAGACTCCACTAATATATGCTTTTAATAGATTCTTTTGATTTTTTGAAAAATTAGCATACTTACTATTGAATTTATCTAATATAAGTTTATTAGTTAAATGTGCCAAATCTTTATCATTATTAAACTTCTCATTAAGAGATGACTGTAATGATGAATTATCTATTGATTTATCAGTTGTAAGAAATTCAATAACATTGAAGTATGATTCCGTTTGTTCAGCTGGTGACAACGCATCATAATGTTCAAACAATTTATATACTGATGCATATACTTTATAATCCTTTACTTTAGATGACATGATTTTACTCAAATCAAAAGTATCTTTAATTTCTCGAATTACATTATACTTCTCTCGCTTCAATGTACGCTGATCTAATGTGCATCTTCGTTTCAATATTTCAGTAACAAAATAATTTGCTCGTTTATCTGACATGGTTTTTGAATTTAAAATTGCATTATATAGCATAAATTCTTTACCAAGCTCACGATGGGTATTAAATCCCTTGCGAATTATGTTTAATGCTTTATTCTTGTCATCTCCATTCAATATTGCAGATGTTGTTTGACGTACCAAACATTCAAAGATTAATCCAGCATTTTTTATTTTATTATGATACCTGTTTTTAGCCATTATTTAGCTCCCAATATGTATTTAATCCTATATATAGAAAACAATCTATATATAATAAATATATTATACTTCATTAAATAATACATGTTTTTATTTATTTTTTTCATTTTTTTCGTTCAATAGTGCATCTTCACTTAATATTGACGTATCTTTATCTTTTGTAGTGAATTCCTTCTCCAACATAGATAATAATGATTTATTTCTTGATTTTTTATATCCAGCTGATAATCCTAGTGGACTACCCTTTTTGAATTCTCTCGATCCAAACTTATCGCTATTTTTCATAGCATTTTTATTGTCATTGCTACCAAGTTCTTCCCCAGTATCTGTATTGTCATATTCTGGTCCTTTTTCACTACCACCCCATTCCTCTTCTTCTTCTTTCGTGTCAACTTTTTCACCACTATATGCAGGATCATTTCCACCTTGTTCAATTTGTTCCTGTCTAAACTTCTCTTTCAAATCATCGATTATTTGATCAGTTAAATTTGTTCGTTCATCATCACTGAATCCAAATATCTTATCATACACCCAATCCTTAGATAATAAATTACTTTCAAGAGCTGATGTTGCAATGTCCAACTTTCTCTCCAATATTTCTAATTTTTCTTGTTCATGGATTGTTGATGGATTTGTTAATAATAATTCAAAATTCAATAAATCACCATCGTCATATCCTTGTGTGTATAGATGAATGATTGCAACTTTTGTCAATTCAGCTGTTACGATCTTTTGAATTCTTTCAATCGTTCTACTGAATCGAACATCTTCAGCGGCTAATGTGCTTTTTGATGATAATGATTCTTCATATCCTAAGAATGCTTTTGGTATTTTTAATGATGCCATCATTTTATTTCTTAAATATTCAATATCATCAATCGCACCATCATTTGATAATCCAGCTAATGTATCAACATCAGTTCCACTATCTGAACCACGTACTGGTAGATAATAATCATCCATTACAGAGTCAACATTAAACTTTAAATTATAATCACCAGTAGCTTGATCAATTACTGGAATTTTCTTTGTCTTTGCAATAAATTTCTTCATGAATGCATCAATTTTATTTGGTTCTAAATTACCAACATCCACTTTAAATATTCTTCGTTCTGGTGCTCTCATTATTCGTTGAATTAACATAGCATCTTCCATCAATGTCAATTGTTTCCATATTTTTCTACCACCTTCAATCATGCTTTTTCCATATGGTAAATAATTAGAATCTGACATCAATCTAAAATGAGCTACTTCATAATTTTGTAGTTCTTCAGCAGACTTTTTAGTTAATACACTTGTCGTATCATCCATGTATGTAAAAATAACTAAATTTGGATTTTCAGGATCACTATCTTCTACTCGTTCAATTTCATATGGTGACATTGGCTCAACTCCAACAACTCCATTTTTATCAACAATATTTAATCTCAAAAAGAAATCACCATATTTTGTTAAATTTCTAATCCAAGACCATAGATTAAAAGTGATATTTAATCTATCATAAAATAAATTAGTAAGAATCTTTTTCATTTTTGTATCATCAGTTTTGATTGTCAACATTTCACCATTCACATCACCAACAGTACTCTCATCACTATAAACATCCAATGCTGATGCTATGATCGGATCAGTGTCCATAGAATTATGAACAAAACACATTGTTGTTGCGAAATTATGATACGTATCTACTGTCATATCATATACATCTTCAACTTCATATGGTTCGATTGATACTATTTTATGATTTAATGTTGCTTGTATATAATTTCTAAACTCATACCAATTGGATATGTCGATAGATTCTAATCGATCATACAATACACCGTTATCACAATTCAATTCTGATAATAATTCATATTTTTTAAAATTATCATTCTTTAGCAATTCGTAACTTTTTTCTAATATTGAGTCAATAGTTACATCATGTCTATATCGTGCGTTTTTGACACCTTGTTGAGCGTCAGGATTCAATCTATGCCACTCTTTGTGCTTCTCACTTCGCATCAACTTACTTTCTGTAGTATGTGATTTTCCATAGAATGGATTATTTTCACCACTTCGTTTACCATCCCAAGAATATGTTGGTAGTTTAGATTTAGCAAGTTTAATCGCCGCTATTTGCTTATCTCTATTTTCTGGAGCCCATTTTATATTTTTATTTATTAATACACAATGATAATGTTTATGGTCATGTTCCGTCATTATTTTCAAATTATCTGGTAAATTATTCTCCTTCTGAAAATCAACGTGATGTACAATGTGACCTTCATTCACATCACCGTGAAATTGTTCAGCTACAATTTTATGTTCAGCTTGCCATCCTTTTGAAAAATTATATAAAAATCTATAAGATTTATGACCATAAAATCTTTTTTGATATAGTGGCATTACTGAATCATTTTCTGTCAATTCATGTACTTGTTTATACTCACCATCTCTCATCAAAAATGGATGATTTTCTGTAGCTAATATAAATTCACCATTATCGAATGTCACTTTATATGTCAATTCAGTTTTAGTTTTTCTAACTGAATGTGCTTTTCCTAACTTTATTGTATCAGTTTTATGATCATACGAATACACATAAAATGTAGTACTTTTGTCTGGATATGTTTCAGCCAATTCCTTCATAGTCATCTTTTTACCATCTGGTAATGGTATTATAGTATCACCTGATATACATTCATATTCCCTATAAATCATCGGTCTAATTGATGATCTAATAGATGCTGAACCCATCTTATTACGTTTATTACCACCATACACTCGTGAATTAGAATAAATTCGATTATATTTATCCATGAAATTGGTAGTCAACGCTCGTTGTGAATAATCAATATCTTTTACAATTAATTTTCCACGCTTATTACGTCTGATAATTGTATCATTTGTAAATAAATTTCGTAATCTACTAAATATGTTATTTTTTTCTGCCATTTTATCCTCTAATTATTTCATTAATTAATTAACCAAGAAAAGTCTTCGTCATCTGATGAGTTATCTGTTGTCACGGACATCCTTTTCAAATAATCTTGATATTCTTTAGACTGTTCTCTATTTTGCATAAGTTCTTCTTCGGTAGATACATCATTACCATTAAAATCAACAATTGCACTAAGCATTGATTCTTGAACTTCAGTATTTTTTTTCTTTAATCTTAGTGCGGTATCTCTGATCCATAAGTTTATTGCGTATGCCATTGTTAGATCATCGTTATATCCAGTCTGCGCTTCTGGTTTACCATTTCGATATATGAATACTTCTAACTCATCTATCAATCTTGATGATCTTAATATTGCTTGTTTTGTTCTTGTGTATTCTTCCATTTTAGCTACAATCAATGGTCGTGTTTTCATTGATGTAGTAAATCCTGGTACTTTTTGATCTTCGAGTTTGTAGTATTTATTGTTTGTTTTTCGGTTTATAGATTCTACATATTTTAAATCTTTTGTTTGGTAGAATAGATTCTTATATCCTCTATCGATAATTGTTTGAATCACAGCCCAACCTACATTATTATTTTCAACAATTAATAATGCATCATTATATTTTGTTGCTATCTCAATCGCAAAATTACCAAACACTGTAGTATCTAATTGTCCTTTATATTCAGCAACCTGTTCTACGTTATCTACATCAAATACTTGAAGTGTAGAATAATCAGCACCATCACCTCTAGCAACATCAGCACTTACTACATAATTCTTACCAGCTTCACTATATTTCCATATCCATAAGTTTTTATCAACAAATTCTTTTGCTATCGGATCGATTATCGTTTCTTTTCTATATTGTTCTAAAATTGTCAAATCGACTACTGAATTACCAGATGATAAAAAATCAGTATCACAATTATGGCTAACAATACCATCTACATTAAAAATGCTTTTATCACCAACATCATTAATATCATATAAATCAATATAACTATCACTAAACGTAATATCAGTCACAAATACCTCAGCATTATTAACAGAATCAATGTTATCACCAACCACTAATTCATATGCATATATAGCCTCACCATTTTTAATAAATCTATGATTTAATGAACACTTAATAATTTTATCATTTGATAATGATATAACAAAATGTGATTCTTTCTGTAATTTAGTGATGCCGCTGAATTGTTCAAATCCATCTGGTGTTAATATTTTATATTTATTATTTACTTTCATATTTAATCCTAATAAACTCACAATTGAGTTTGTTTTCAATTTCCGATTGTCGTTGTTGATCTCTATCTTTTAATTCACCACCATATTGAAAGTGATGACGTTCATCGATCTCAATCACCACATTCTTCACCTCATCATATCCATCAACCCAATATCCTAAATCTTTAATATAATATTCTCCTCCATTTTCTGCGTGTTTAAAATTATATCCATGATCTTTTCCATATTGTTCAATTATTGGAATTGAATCTATATTATACCTAGGTGCACATTGCCCTTTCATTTTTGAAATATATTTTATAGCACTTAATCTACGCTTTCTTTTTGTTTCAGCTGATTGCTTTCTATTAGCTGGATTTGATTTATTAACTGGACAATATCTACAATATTTATTAAACGTATATGTATTACCACATTCACATTTAGCAAAATTAATATCATAATTACCATCTATAATAAATACTAATCTCTGCGGTAGTTTTACACAATTGATATAATCATTTAATATATTAGTATATTCAAATATTGATTTATATAATACAATATCATCTTTGAATAATGTTCTTTGTTTTGTTCTACCTACATAGTTTTTCCATAATTCATTTTCAATTAATATATCTCGCACTGTATCTTTACTATATAATTGTTTAACATTTTGTAATAATGTCTTTTGTTTTTTATAGCCACCTCGCACGTAGTTGGCATGTTCAACATCAACTGTCGATCTAGATGGGTTGAAATTAAGTTGCACCACTTCATCTTTTCCAAATCGTTCTCTATATTCTTGAGTAGATATATTATGAACAGCACGCAAATGTTGAAATAATTGTTTTGCAGTATAATCACATAATTTACATTTCAAGTTATCCACCATTTAACTCCATATATAAATCATATAACGAAATAGTTTTTATTTCACCAGTATCATTATCTTTAACCGTAACCACACTCTCACCCCACACACATTCTTGTGCCGCCATTTTCGGTCCTAAATCTAAATCTTGTTGATCTCTCCACGCTTGATCTCTATCTGGGTGTACTGTCCATTTAAGTTTAATTGGGTTGAATTGACTCTCACCACTGTTTGCTTTTTGCCATGTTTTGTGAAACCAATTACCTACACCGTTTGGAGTTGATAAGCAAATACAATCACCACCAGTTGCCAATGTTTGATGAGCCGCAGTCCATATTGAATCTGCATACATAGTAAAAGCTGATTCATCTAAAATTAATAATGATAATGCATCTGATCTACCAGCTTCTGGTGTTGCCGCTACTGCTTTAATCAATGATCCATTTGTAAGTCCCATTGATAATTTATTATATTCAGATGTTGGCACTTTCAACCAAGATGGAAGATTATCATACATCACTTCAACTTTTGTTATCAGATTCTTAGCCGCATCTTTATCTTTAGCTACACACATAATCAATTTATCTGAGTGAAATAACATTAACCATAGTGAATATCCAGCTGTCAATGTTGATAATCCCAATTGTCGTGATTTTAGAATAATATTATATCTATGCTCTATATAATCAGTCAATGTTGTTCGTTGAAAATCATATAAACTAAATTTAATTTTACCCTTCAATGGATGTTGAATTATTGCATATTTATTTAAAAAATAATCACAATCCTGCCCACATTTTATGAATTCTCGTTTTATGATATGTTTATAATTATTTTGTTTAGCCATTTTATCAGTTTATACCGTTAATCGATATGTTCCTTTTTTTGGCATAAAGCCTCGTTTTATCATTACCGTAATAACAATAAAATCAAGCATATCACCTTTTCGTTCTAACTTACCAACCACATTTAGATTATTTGATTTATTTGTCACTAGTACAGCATCACCAATATCTATTTTATCGAATATTAACGCTTGTACTATTTTCCTCATCGCTGATGTCACTGTATCTCTAATATCAATATCAGTAATATTTGTATCTGAATGTCTTGTTTGTCTATCTGTTGCATGTCCAGTTTTATCAACTTGCATGACAATTTTAAAATTACCAAGTAATTTGGCTATTATATTTTCAGTTAATATTTTCTTTAGTTCATTCATTTGTTTATTTTATATTATCTACAATTATACTTGCCAAATAAATAGTACCAACACCATATCCAAACCATAGATATCTATGATTATACCATCTAGTTTGCCACGCCAATTCATCTATATATAATTGCATATGCTCTTCTAATACTTTTATTTCTGACTCTTTAAGTTGAAATTTTATGCTATCATTTTCACTATATCGTTTATATAATTTTATTTGTAAATCTAATTCACTAATCACACTATCTTTATTTGCACACTTAATAAAAACAGACTCCATGTTTTTCACTTCTTCAGCCGTAAAAGTATATAATGTATCATCTTGTGCTAGTTCTGGTGTTGATATTTCTTGTGGATTTAATGATGAAATCATGAATACTATCAATAACATAAGTGTACCAATTCGTTTTTTGATTGATTTATATGCATCATTAGCTGTTTTCGTTTCTATTTTCTTATTTTTAAGTCTGTCTACTTCTAATTCACTTTTCTTTATATCATCTTTTATTGTAGCATTTTCTTTATCTATTTTGTCAGATTTGTTTCTTAGTGCTTGACGATCAGCTTTTACTCGTTTTATTTCTTTATCGAGCTTCTTATCATGTTTTTTATTTTTAAATAATACAACGGGAATTGCAACTACTGCTAATAGTCCCAATATGAATGTAAATATTGATTTTATTCCACTAAATAATTTATTCATCATTCTTGTTCATTTTATTCGTGAAATGTTCACCAACGTTTCCAATAAAGTACAATCCAATTACCCATTTAATGAAATCTGCCCATTCAATAAATGTTGAACTTCCTGTAATAACAAATATCGTTGCTGTTAAATAACACACAATTGCTACCATTAATTTTCTACTCTTTAAATTCATCCTAAATCCTTTCGTACTTTCATTGAACCACCAACATTTGTTATGGCATTTGCAAGTTTATCATCGAATGCCAATCTTGATGTTTCATTGTTTTCTTTGTAATATTGTTTAATATCAGCTTGTATAGCTTCATATCGTATAGTCTCTTGCTCCATAACCCAATCATCCCATTTTCCTAATGATTTTAATCGAGCTTCAAAATCTATTTGACAATAATAACATCGTTGCATTCTCTTATACGTTGCTTTGTCAATACCTTTAAATATATATTGCCCACATTCAGTGCAAGAATCAGCAATTCCTTTAGGCTCTAATTTTGTTATCTTTGAATAATATCCTTTTTTCTGTTCCCATTCAACTCCATGTATATCTGTCCATCTTTCACCAACTTCACGTTTCTTTCTAGGTTCACCCATATTCACACTTACAACAGTTTTTCGATGATAACTACCATCGATCATATCTCTAACTCTTTGTATATTTTTTCCCACTTATTGACCCTTTATTTTATTTTCGTTTAAATCGCTCCACAAATTTTCTAATTCTTTTTGTTCACGTTCCGTTTTATATACCATATTTAAAATATGATTTTTTGAATCTTTTCCAAGATAATCAATTAATTTATATCCAACTTGTTGACTCACTGTTCTGATATGTTTCATATATGCATCCCATAACTCTTTACCAACTAAATCAGTTTGGTTATTTGGTGTTTGTCCAGTTCCTACACCAGCTGGTGCAAACGATACAGAATCAACTGGACCTGTTGGATATATTCTAAATGTTTTATTCATTTTATCATCTTTTACTAAATAATCAAGAACTGTCATTCCTAATTTCTCAGCCGCATTTGCTGAACTACTCTTATATGAATTCATATTTCGATAATACACACTCGGACCATCATCTGTTGAAATTCCAGTAGATAAATTTGATTCTTTCAATTGGAAAATTTCACAAATATTAGCAGTTTCATCCATAATAAAATTCTCAATATCAGTATTAGATATCAATTCATGTGGATTGTCCATTATTTGTGTTATTAATGTTTCTGCTAATTTATTCATGTTGTTCAAATCTCAAAAAATATAAAAAATTCAATATATATATAAATATTAAAAGTTTACTATTTTTAAGTAAATAAATGCAATTAATTCAATATTATTCATTAAAATGTATATCCTTTACCATATATTGATAATGATATATCAAATGACTCAGTTCCACTAGCATGATCAAATCCATTTACCATAATAAAAATTAAATCACCAGCCGCCAATGAAACATCAGTATCGATGTCTACATCATAATATAGATTTGCTGTTGAACATAATACAGAAGTATCACTAGCAAATGATGCTGATAATGCTCCACCATTTGGTCTTGCAGAATGCATAATTTTAAATTTTGCCCGTCTATTATCATTACCTACACTTTTAACAACACCTTTAACGATTACATTCTCAAAATCAATTGGACATACAATACCATTAGATGCAAAACTTCCAGTTGGATCGCCAGCTGTACCTATTGTCCACGGCACATGACTCCACCCATATGTTGTGCTACCATAATAATAATCTGTTCCATTTTTAGCATCAATTTGTGTTGATAATGATGCAATTAATGTTGGAGGTGTTGTATTTTTCCATTTAGAAGCGGCTCCATCATATGTTATTATTTCATCATTTGCTATTGAAGCTATTGTCGTATCAAAAAGATCAGCTATATCAGTATTCTTATGAATATCAGTTAATACTACACTATAATCCATTCTCTTAACTGTACCACCATCATTTATAAGAAATTCATCTGTTGATGCTAATCCTGATGTCAAAGCAGAAGATTGTGCAGATATTATATTTAGTCCATCATGTTCTCCAGCATCATGACCAGATGATACATCACTCCAAACAACTGAATGTGGATTTGATACGTTTACAACATGTGATGCATAACTAGCACTTACTGCATTTACATCTACACCATCAACTGTTCCTGTTACATTAATACTACCTGTTACATTTATACCATCTGTAGTAACTTCCATTATTCCATTAGCAGGATATGCAGTTCCACCTACCAAGAAATTAATTACACCATTAGTATTTTTTAATGATAATTGATTAGCTTGACCACTATGCGCTGATCCATATCCTATCATATATTTATTAGTATCTTCATTAGTAGCAAGTCTCACTACACTATAACTATTAGCATCAGATGAACTAATATTCATTGTGGAAGCCGCAGTTTTACTAATTGTTATATCACCAACTACTTCTAATGCTGTAATTGGTGTTGCTGTTCCAATTCCTAATTTAGCTGTATTTGCTAACGCTGATGTTAGATATGCAGATTGTATTGAATCATCTAATACAAAAACAGTTGACTCTGAACTTTCTTCAATATCACCTAATTTAACCAATCCATTACCTGATGCATAATCTCCAGTTGTTTGGAATATTTTACTTGATCCCTCATCTAATATTATATGATTTGAAGAAGTTAGATGTCCAGATATATCAATTGATGATGCTGATATTGCACCATCTATATATGCATTGTTTGATAAATATAAGTCATCCCATCTATTAGATGACTTACCTAAACCACGTACAGCATCATTTCCTGGATAGAAATCAGCAGAATCCCAATATATAGCATTATTATTTGCTATTATATCAATTCTATTATTATTAAATCCTATTCTATCCGCATAATCACCATACCTACCAATTACATTTGTATATACTATTGATGATGATACTGCATTTGATACTTCAATACTTGATCCTGATATATTTCCATTTACGTGTAATAATGCCTGTGGTGTTGTTGTTCCAATTCCAACTCTACCATGATATGTAATTCTCATCTTTTCAGATAGAAGTCCAACGGATTGTTGAAACGTATAAAATGACATACCAGCCAATGCACCATTAGTATATTCTGTTACTGATGCTATTCTACCACCGATTCCCCCTGTAACAGATATATCGTTTGCCCCAAATTCTAACTGTGAGTGTATTTCACCTAATGCAGTTACAGTAGTATTTCCACCTTCTATTAATATTGTACCAGTTACACCGTCTGCACCTTTTACATGTAATAATGCTTCTGGTGATGTTGTATTAATTCCTACACTACCTCCTTCTGGATTTAAAGCAATATCTCGTACTGCTGTTCCAGGTTTCACAGCTTGTATCCATCCATAATCATTTGCAACTACACCGAAATTTAATTTCATATCAGTGTTGACACCCGTACCATCTGTTATCATAAATATTCCAGTAGATGCGTTACTAGCCGCACTAGTACCAGTTACTACTAAATTTCCTTGAGGTGTTGATGTTCCAATCCCTACATATCCAGATGAATTGATAGCAACTTGCTCAGATGAATTTGTTCTAATATACATCGTGTTTGTCGAATGATCATATCTAATTGCACCTTGATTTGTTGTATTATCCGTATCAGTAAACATTATACCACCAACACCACTATTTGTAGATAGTTGTATATATTCAGCACTAGTACCATCACCAACAGTTAAACTATAATTTGGTGATGTTGTACCAATTCCTACGTTTTGTGATGTATCAATTCTTATTGCTTCCGCACCTACTGAATATATACTTGTAGAACTCCCACCTGAAACTCCACCAATTTTAAGATTTCCAGAACCATCTTCTCTAAGCATAAGAGCACCACCAACATAAACATCTGATACCCCCACGTCATTAAATCTTGCACTACCAACAACATCTAAAGCATACGATGGTGATGTCGTACCAATTCCTACGTTTCCAATATCATCTATTGTAAATCTATATGATCCTGATGTAACATCATATATATTAAATGTACTATTACTATTTGCTATCAATCTCCAATCATTTGTATTTGTTGCTGTTGCTAATTGTATAGCTGAAAATGCTGATGTTGAACTACTGATGTTTAATTGAGGATATCCGTCACTAACTATATGTAGTGGATGTTTTGGACTTGCTGTTCCAATTCCAAATTTGGCTGTATTTGCTAGAGCTGTTGTTAAATGTGCAGATTGAATTGAATCATCTAATACAAAAACAGTTGACTCTGAACTTTCTTCAATATCGCCGATTTTAATTAAACCATCACCACCAGCATAATCACCAGTTGTTTGGAATATTTTATTTCCACCATCATCAAACATTAAATGATTTGAAGATGTTAAATGTCCAGAGAATGATCCTGATCCCACTACTCCAAGTTGAGCTGTTGGTGTTGATGTTCCAATTCCAAATCCAGCAGTTCTTAAATAAACCATATCAGTTGAACTAAGACCAAAGTTTAACGCACTACCTGCTCTCACATTACAAACTGTTCCAGCTGTTGGAGCTAATGCTGGATGTGCTCCAACATAAAATTCATTATCAGTATGAAATCCAACACCATATACTGGTGAACCATCTGCTCGTCTAAATGAAATATATTTTTGATTTCCTGTTAAAAATAAATTACCTGATCCTGATATATCACCTTCTACTGTTAATGCTGTTTTTGGTGTTACCGTACCAATTCCCACATAACCTGAAGAATTTACTACAACTCGTACTGTTGTTCCTAAAGCCGACCCATCTACAATTTGAAAAGTATCGGTTGAACTCTGATATCCTATTGAATAATCACTGCTTGTACCAAATCTAAACACCTTATCATCACGCATAAACTGCTCACCTTCAAAAACATTTAATCCATCTGAATTACCAATATATACTCTACCACCCGATGAATTATTTTTTAGATGAACATAGCTATCACTTCTAACATATAAATCTGCATAATCGGCTGCTCTATCGTCATACCCATATATTCTTAATGCTAAATCATCTGTTGGCTGACTTATATAAATATCACCTGATGCTGATATATTTCCCTCAACGGTTAATGGATGTTTTGGTACTGTCGTTCCAATTCCTACATTTCCAGTAGAATCTTGTAATGTCATAACTATAGTTTCAGTACCACCTCTATCTGTAGAGAATTGAATATTTTCAGCTTGATAATTTGTTAATCTTAATATTGAATCTGAATCATCACTAAATAAAGCAAATATATTTGTGCCACCTTCTTTAGCTAAATAGCCGACATCAGCACCATTACCATCTATCGCAATTGTACATCCTGCTGATGAACTTACGTGTACATTCCAAGCTGGAACGACTGTTCCAATTCCAATTTTACCATCTGAAAGAATTGTCATTCTTGTAGTATTCGCAGTACCAAAATGCATAGATGTTGATTCACGATTATAAAGATAAGCGGCACCATTATATCCAACAGTTAATCCATCACCAATTCCTGAATTTCCAGTAGCTTTTGTATAATATTGTGTATATGATACATTATCTGTACTTTCAACAGCTTGTATTACATTACTTGTAGGTGATCCTGTAATATGAAATAACGATACTGGAGCATCTGTACCAATTCCAACCAAACCATCTTGAGTCATATATAAAATATTATCAACTTCATCTGATTGAAATCTTAAATCTTCTCTACTAGCATTAAATGTCATTTTGAAATGTTGAGCTGATTCAGCATCATCATCAAAGAATTTAATTGATGCATCTGTTTCACCATCTACACCAATTGTTATTGCATCTTCAGCTCCATTACTTGACATTCCAGATATAAATATTGTACCTGATACTTCTAATGCTGATGTTGGTGTTGTTGTGTTTATTCCAACTTGTCCAGTTTTTGATATTGAGATACCTTCATTTGTAAGATTTTCAATTGAAGTTGCAGGGCCAATTCTTAATGTATCATCAGCACCATCATCAACACCAATTACGTGTATAGTGCCACCTTCTACATCAAATGTTATTTGTGGATCACCACCATTTACATTTATTGCTATAATACCAGTTGCACCAACATCTCTTGCAAAGGTTGCAACATTAACACCACCGCCTCCACCTGTAACAGCAAATGCAACCTCATTAGCATCTTGATTAATTAATACTCCACCAGAAACTTCTAATTCTACTGATGGTGATGTTGTTTGTATTCCTACATTTTCACTTGTGTCAATTACGATTGCTGGATCAGTTGCTAATAATGATCCTGCTGATATTTTAAATTTATCTGAATCACTATTATCAATTCCCATGTTCCAATCTACACTCGTTTGAAACCATATTCCAGCATCACCATCTCCATCATTTTGAATTTTAAGATGCATATTAGTACTTGAATCACTTCTCCACATATCAACTAATCTACCTGGTGAGCTTGTTCCAATTCCAACTTTTGACTGTGTAACATATAATGTATCATTTGCATCTAATGTACCAAA